AAACTGCCTACGGGTGAGTGGGCCGTGGCTACGCCCGGCTCGATGGATTCGCCACAGGCACGCGAAGCTACGAAGATGTTATCGCAGTACGATCTATCTACAATTCCAGACAATGTAACGCCAGTAGTAGAGATAATCTATCCAGAGAACCGCATTGTTGTTGATTATGCTGATCGGCGGGAACTCATTTTATTGACCGTCTTTAATCGAGACGGCTCAGAATGGTCTACATTAGAAGTAGATGGTCTTGCTATCTTTTGTGGCTTCGGTCGTCCCAAGATTTACGGCCACATCGATCTAGAAAATCTTACGTTCGCAGAGAACGCAGAGGGTTATGTAATACGCTTTACGTCAGGTCTTCGCGTTAAGGCGAAGTCGCCGGTCTATGTAATGGCCCACCGATTCCTCACCAACGTCTCCATTCCTCGCGTCGTGGAGGGCTGCCGGGACGGTTCGATAGCGGCGGTGGCTGCTCAGTGCCCGCCGACTTGGCAAGCGACCCTGGACGATTTGGTGGCGTTGGTCAACAATAAGTTCGTAGCTCTTAACAAGCTTATTCACCAGTATTGGGCGGCAGTAAGCACCCAATCGTCTGGCATTTCGCCTTCGCATGACCCAAAAGAGTGGAAGAAGCAGTGTGCTCTTTGGATTCAAGTTAATGTGCCGAAGGCATATCAGGCTGGCGTCTTCCAGCTTGTCTCTAACAAAGAGCCAACCGAATGGCTCTGGAAAATGACAGAGGAAGAGCTAGTAGCGGAGGCAAAGCAGAATGTTACTACATAAGTATGTAAGAGCATGGAATAGGTTAGATTTATCAGATAAATGGTTTATTGGCATTGGCCTGACACTATTTTCACCAATAGTTCTATGCATTCTAATTGTATTGCATATAGTTCTTGCAATAGGATTCACAATAAGTTTTCTTGCTAATCCGAGGGATATATGAAATTAACCTCACACGACAAAGCAATTTTAGTGGGCCTTCATATGAGCGGTGGCTCGTGTGACGGCCCGAATGATTTACATACCCTGGACTTAGCTTTAACCAGCGAATGGATTGAAACCACTCTGAGGGAAATGCGAAAGAGAGTGTCTAGTAAAGAATGGAACGCATTCCGCAAAAAGATCGAGCCGGTATTCTTTACTGATAGCGAAAGTATGGAGCCGCGTTATCCAGAAGAGTATGTGGACAAGCTATCGCCATTGGCGATTGCCATCTGGCTAGCAACTGACGCCACCAATTTTACTGTAACTGTTTGGACTCCAGAACAAAAGCATCATTTCTGCGAATCCTTCAATAAGAAGTGGTCTATTAAACTAGATCCAGTGAGTTTAGAGCCGTCGTCCGAGGACGACGAGATCAATCTGTGGCTCCTAACGCAACGCTATTTGCGGGAGTTTGCCCCCAATAAAACGCCGATATTCACGGCACGCTATCCCCGCAAACATAAGCTTATTTATCTTTCGGGCGGCCAACAATTCTCCCCCGATGGCGGAGCAAGCTGGCGTAGTATCGTCAGCCCGTCGCTATATCGTCACGGGTATGATATCTTTAACCCCGTATTTGAAGGGTTTGCCGTGCATGATCGATACGGCACCAATATGGATCAGCTATCGCTCGAAGATTATATCGGGGCAGGCGGGATCTTTATTGAGAAAGACCTAGAAGCAATAAAGAATAGCGACGCCATCTTAACGCTCATTAATAAGTCGGCGATGTTAGGTGCTGGCACCAAAAGCGAAGCCACAATTGCCGTCGATTATAACATCCCCAACTTCTTCGTTTTAGAGGAAGGCTTTGAAGCCCGCAAGCTTCCTATTTGGTTGGCTGGATGTATTCGTGATAAGAAGTTCCTTTTCGAGCATAATGACTTCAGTAGAGCGATTGCAGATATTAAGCGGAGCATTTAATGAAGTCTGGCGAATTAGTAAAAATCTTACAAGAGCTAGATCCTACTGGAAAGGTAGAAGTTACTGGAACTGGCGGCGATATCTATTTTCTTGATTATGAAGACGGATTTCCTTTTATATTGGTTCATAATGAAGCATTAAAAGGTAAATGCTATAGCATTATCGGTGGCAAGTTTGATAGCCCGCCACTCGGACATATTTACATGCATCAAATGAATATGGACGATGTTCTATTAGATAATATTGACGCACCAATTACGGGTTATGGCGGTTATCATGATGATGCAATAGCAAAGGCTCGTAAAGAAGCAAAGCAGATACATAATTATGTTAAACGTCACTCGTACCTGTCGAAGATCCCAGTAATTAAAAGCGTATATTTTTATTTACATAAGTTAATAACATGGCCTTTAGCCCACCTCCTTAAGAGGATGTCAGATGCCCTACATCTCATCTAAAGATCGCCAACGTTTTGACTTCTATATCGACGCTCTTAACGCCAACATAATCTCACCCGGCGAATTTAATTACTGTATTAGCCGTCTCGCCTGGGATATGGTTAAGAGGCTTGGTGGCAACTATGCTGCTCATAATACTGTTATTGGGGCTCTTGAGTGTGCGAAGCTGGAATTAGTGAGACGCCTCTTAAGTCCTTATGAAAACGATTGTATAGCAAAAAATGGAGATATAGTATGAGTTGTGCGGGATTTTATCCTCTAAAAAGGAATATCAAAAACCTAGGGATTTATACTCTATGGGTGCGAGTGGCGGACACTCCGTATATTCCTGGCGTGTTTGGCCCCAAACAAGATTGGGCACTCTACAAGATATATCATAATGTTGGTCACGCCAAGAATGCCATCTTGCTTCGTAAGAAGGAAAAGGCGTACAAGGCTGGCGAGACAGTAGTTTGTATTACGAACGAAGCAACAACCGGGGCGGTATATGTAGGTAAAGTTAAGGACTTTGAGTCGTGAGCAAGCCGCTATTTATTGCTATCTCTGGAAAGAAGGGATCGGGTAAGGATCAGTTTGCACAATTTTTAGCAACCGAATTAGTTTTATCGAATTATGAAGTAGCAATTACGCACTTTGCAGATCCTCTAAAAGAAATCTGTATCAAACTATTCGGGCTTAATCCAAAGTTCGTATATGGAAGTAATGCCGATAAAGAGCAACCGACGAGCGTTCTGTGGGATGGCTTTCCGCTAGAAGTTAGAAAAAAATATTGTCTTGAAGAAGTGCGTGATAACTTTACTAGCAGAGATCCTCATTTTGGCGACTTAAAGCCAGTACCACGTACCGGCCCCATGACTCACCGCGAACTTCTCCAAGTGATGGGCACCGACATCTTCCGCGAGAGAGTCTATAATAATGTGTGGGCAGAATATCCATTTAAACAAGAGTGGGCAACAGAGTATGCTCCTGTGGACGTAGTATTTATTGCCGATTGTCGATTCCCCAATGAAGTTGAAGAAACCCTGAAAAATATGGGGCTTGTAATTCGTATTAGTAGGGATACTGGACACAACGATAATCATCCTTCGGAAACCGCTCTAGATAAATATGACTTTACTCAAGTTGGTTGCACCATAGTAAATAATAATGGTACGCTTAATGAGCTTGCCGAAGAAGCTAAAAAGATAGCAAAATTAATTTGGGAAAATCTATAATGCAAAACAATATCAGTCTTACGGGCGACCAGTCTCGCCTACTTATTCAGCTAATGACTAATGAGAATGTAGTCTATAAAGGTAGCTCGTTACCGGACGTATACATTATCTTTGGGCAACTTCTTGCCATAAGTAACGTACAGCCTCCGGCTCAGACGCCACCTAGTTCCAGTTGATTTTACTGGCACTCCTAGAATTTGGATTTAATTCCAATTTTTAATTGGTACGATTTTTGTATAAGAAAAGGGTTGACGAACTAAGTTCTTGAGTTATACTACTTGCAGATCAGTTTCAAAGGATACCCCATATGCTCACCGTTGACGCAGCAATTAAACAAATATTATTCGCTATCAGCGATGGCAATGTTACGGGTTTAAGAGCTATTCCTATTGCCGAACAGACTAGGGATATAATAGATGGTGCGTTTATTAAACATTACAATGGTTTTGGTGGATACAGGTCTATAGAAGCCATAGTATCAGACGCTATTAAACTTTGTAGTCGTCCAGTGATTATCATAGAAGGTGTAAAATGAAGACATTGATTTTTGACTTTGAAACCGGAGGGCTAGATTTCAAGAGACATTCGCCCTTATCAATTGGTGCAGTTGTAACTAATGTTGATACCGGAGAAATTCTAGAACAGTTTTCCAGTCTAATTAAACTACCAGAATATAATGTCGAACAAGAGGCACTTGACAAGAACGGCCTAACTGTGGCCGAGTGCCAAGCTAATGGCCTTGAACCAGAGAAGATTGGTGATAAGCTGTTGGATCTTTGGGTCAATCACGGATGCTTCTTAATTGGCGGGCAAAACATTCATTTCGATATTGCGTTCGCATCGCATTGGCTATACAAGATTGAGCCACATCGCTTTTCAACTCTATTTACTTATAGATATTTAGACACATATCCACTAATCCAACTGACACTTGGAAATCAAAAGTCTCCGTCCGGGTCTTCTCTCAAGCAAGCTATTCAGTTCTTTGGGATTGATATGTCAGATGTTAAGGGCGGCTTTCACGAAGCACTATTCGATGTTATTGCAACTGCCCGCCTGCTTCATAAGTTTCGCAAGCTACTTGAAATCAAGGTATAACACATGAACTATCGCTTCGATAATAGAAGTAAAGACAAGTTCAAAAAAGATATTAAGGAAGCCTCAAAAACCGAAGAGGAGATTTTAAATCTCTGGCTAGACCTACTGGCAAAAGACTCTGGCACTAGACCAGTTTACTCTAATTTGGCCGTTGGTCGTGACGGCAAGTTCCTTAAGGACAAGGATGTAGATTCTACGGCCGACTTCGTTGTTGAAGGGCACGGCAAGGTAGAAGTTAAGTTCTGCAATCCATTCCTGAAAACCAGATTCCACCTAAAGGTCGGGCAATTAAAGTCTTATATCAAGCAGGGTTGCAAGATCCTTATTGTCAATGGGTGGGAAACTGATGCCCCCGTCTTCACGATTATCAGTGCCGATATGATACAGAAGATAATTGACTTCTGCGAGGTTGTTAGGTGGGCGGGCTTCGGAGACAAGCCAGCCTACAGAATCCCCACTGAAATGTTCATATGGAGGCCACTTAAGTCATGATTCTAGCAATCATCATAGTAGGTTGTTTTTGGTTAGCCTGTATTCATCAGAATTTAAGAGATTCGCCAGACCCACAACAGTCAACTACCTACAATGAAATGAAAGAGAAATGAATAAGTTTGGCATCGTTCTTCCAACTATAGGCCGCGATAGTCTACTGGAAGCAATCAACTCCGTTATTGCACAGACCTATAGTAACTGGAATCTTATTGTTTCGTGGGATTGGGACGACGCTCATAGAGTTTTATTCATGGGCGGATTTTTACCCGACGATTGTAGAATTATTAATCTTTCCCAGGGAAATGAAAAACGCTCCAATGATAGTGGTGCTTCTGCCCGCAACTATGCAATGAAATATGTGCCAACCGACTGCGATTGGATATGCTACCTAGATGACGACGATATTTGGCACGGCGATAGACTGTGGAAATTTAATCAGTTTATTGAAGACCGCAAGACTTGGCCAGACTTCAAACTCTTCTACAGTTATGCCGATCTATACAAATTAAAGCATAAAAGCCCCCGTAGCTCAAAGAAAGTCCTAAAAAGGATAGGCATTGTTGACAATATAACTTGTGGGGGTATGTGCCATACAATGGATGTTTTCAACAAGACTAAGGGTTGGAACCCTAATAACGTGGAGGATCATGACCTAGAACTGTATAATGAAATGCGTCGGTATTGCGGTGACGACGTATTATCATCATCAACTTTCGATTTTATCTGGAGAGACTAGGGGTGAGTGTACTATAAAGAATGCGTATTTTACCTTCTCACCCTGGAGGAACTGCCATGCTAAAGAACATTCAATGGGATGTAATCAAAGGGGAGTTTGACAAAGCCAAATCAACCATATCGGACAACACGCCGATTTGTTTAACAATCACGCCGAAGTTTGGCGAACCTTTAACAAGGAAAATACTGTTTGGGCAGTTCTTAGAAGCTATGTGGCGAATTTACGATAGTCATACGGAGATCATGAAAGTTAATGCACAATCTAAGGGCGGATTATCATTCTTTGAGTACGACGTTCCAACTACTCAAGAAGGCGAAAGCAAGCCGACTATAGGGAATGGTAATATCATCTTAGAATTCAAGAATTTCACAACCACTCAACGAGAAGTACATATCACCCTTTTACTAACTCAAATTCTGGAAGATCATTCATGTACACAGAACAATTCGACACCACCAAATGGGAACCCCTCATAAACAAGATGGCCTCTACTTTTGCGAATATTGCAAAACTTCATAGGGCTACGTGCGGTTTAAACGATCTAAAGCAGGAAGCTTGGTTGGCTTTGCTAAAAGCCAATAAAGGTTTTGACCCGAACAAGGGCGTCAAGTTTATTACGTACGCCTATACTTACGTGTATCACGAACTACTCAAGTATATCAAGGGCCAGACTAAGCTGCGAGGCAAGGTCCGCAACGATACATCGTCTCCCACTATTGAGTCTTATCTAGAACTTGGTGACGGTAATCAGTCGCCACAAGTCGTGGGCGAAATTCCAAGCATGTCTGGCGTTGGATCAGTAGAGTGCCGCGACTTCTTAGACAATCTTATGTCTGATCTCACGGAGCATGAGAAGACTCTAGTAAATGAGAGATTCTTCAATGATGCTAAAGTCAAGGATATTGCCGAACTAACCCAGGTGTCATCTGCAACAATAAGCCAGCATCTAGATAAAACGATTGAGAAGATGCGTCGAACAATGAGAAGAAAGAAAAATGAAAACCGTCACAGTTAGAGAATGTCGCACTTGCCAAGCCAAGATAATTATTGATGAAAACGCAGTCACTTTAAATCCTAATGACGAAATCGATATTGTTGTTCTGACCGTAGCAAGATGTAATCAATGTAAGGTCCGTCAGATTAGGACGCAGGCTGGTCCGAAGGTGCCATTCACTGGAAATTAAGTATGCAAGAATATATCCCGGTTCGTGCTCTCCAAACTAACACAACATATAGTCAAATATTCCTACTGTCAGGCGTCTCAAATAAAGTCTCAAAAAAGAACGGTCATAATTTCGTTCTATTAGAAATCAAAGATGTTACCGCCACAATGCGTGGGTGTCTTTGGGACTTTCAAGTTACTGAGACAGAACCAACGCTTAAGGCTGGCAACTTTGTTAATTTAACTATTGCTGTTGAGTCATATAATAACGAAAAGACGTTTATTGTTAAGAACGTTGCTGCCTGCTCAACACCCGTGGAAAATCTCACGGACTATGTTCCTGGGCCAAACGACCACGTATTAAAAGTGCTCAAAGAGGATATAGAAAAGATTATATCCGACATAGATGATCCCCATTACCGGGACATCGTGAATAATGCATGTCAGCATATTAGGCTCCTAGACTTACTGGCGGAAAACGCCTATGAAGCCGAAGGACTGCTCGCCCACCGTGGCGGCCTCTTAATGCATACATCCCTGGCTCTCAAAACTGCCCTAGGAATGGTTCAAACAGGCCGGGAGCCATCCGTGGACCTCCGAATAGACCGATCGCTTGTAATCGCATCCTGTCTATTCAGGAACATCGGTTTCGCCTCTGGACTTAAAATCGATGGAACTAACTTTGTTCCACAGGATTCTATTAAACTCCTGGGAATCAGACATTTAAGTACGATGTGGGTCAATCATATTTTAATTAGCACAGCCGAGGACTTAAAGATTCAAATCCCGGAACCAAAGGAATTGGCCCTACAAAACGCCTGCTTTGCAAGCACAATGAACGAATGCCTCACGATCGAGGCAAGAATAGTTTTATTAGCAAATCAATTTTCGGATGAAATCCATAATGGCCGGAACCTTTACTGGAAGCATAGAACAGTTTAAATGTCAAATGGCCTCGTGTGTGGCCTGCGATCTCGCCAAATATCGTAAACAAACCGTATTCGGCGACGGTGTTCTTAATCCTACCGCCATGATTATTGGGGAGGCCCCAGGCGAAGACGAGGATGCCCAGGGCATTCCATTCGTGGGAAAGGCTGGTCAGCAGCTAACAAAAATGCTGACTTATGCCGGGCTAGATAGAACAAAGAACGCCTATATCGCAAATACTGTCTTATGTCGTCCACCCAATAATAGAACCCCTTTAATGGAAGAAATGGACGCTTGCCGCGAACGTCTCTTTAATCAAATTGATATGGTGGCCCCCAAGTTTATCGTATTGCTTGGGCGATCTGCATGGTCAACTATCTTTCAGCAAGAGCTAAAGAAGCCACTCAAATTGCATCTTGGATCAGTAGTCGAAGTTACGATCCACAATAAACAATATAAAGTTGTTACTGCTTATCATCCGTCATATCACATACGCAATAGATTTAGAGCGTATAGAGAAGCTTTACCCACTTGGAACACAATACAAAAGATGGTTAAAGAACTTGAATAAGCTAAGCTATATGCGGCACGCTGGCCAAGTTAATAGAATGGCCATCGAATACGGCTTCGAGGTCGCAGAGCCGGGAATGACCAAGCGAGAGCTAGGACATCGCCTAGGCGAGTTCATTAGGAGCTACGACTGTGAACCGGCCTTTCTTGGCTATCTTAATTTCCCAGGAGAGGCTTGTATTTGTTTAACAGAAGAGATAGTGCATGGCGTACCAGATGATCGTGTGATGCAGGATGGAGACATTCTAACAATAGATATTGGTACAAAGTATAATGGTTGGAATGTGGACGCGGCCTATACTGATATTATCGGTAAAGCAAAGCCAGAAACAATAAAGTTTGTGAGAGAGTGCGAATCAATTTTTAACGAAATGATAAAGCACGTTCATCCACAATTTTCTCTTTATCAACTGGCAGAATTGGGCGACAGATTAGTTGCCCCTCATAATATTCATTTATTAAATGATTTCTGCGGTCACGGTATCGGCCAGCAAATCCATATGGACCCGAACATATTTCATTCATTAAAGGGCCTGGATGATCGCACAATTAATACGCTCAAGACTGCGTTGCTTCCGGTCGGATCGACGGTTTGCGTTGAACCAATATTTATTAGCCAACCGAACGTCGGTCACGTTTTAATGGAAGACGGATGGACTTGGCGAAGCAAATACGATTTTATTAGTGCTCACTTCGAAAACACTTTGTTAATAACAGAAAATGGAACGGAGATCATATCATGACAGAACAGGCTCAGGAAGCTCCTCCGGCGATGCCGCTAATTATCACAAGCTTCGATCTTAGATTCCCGGTGCTAGAGCAGAAGTCACTGCCATGTAGTATTCCTTTGGCTCCAGACGATGCCCTAATCGTAACGAAGATGAAAGAGGAACTTGTTAAGTTGGGAGAGGATGCCGTTGGTTTAGCCGCAGTCCAAATCGGAATTGCCCGCACTCTCTTTTTAATGAAGCGTAGTGACGGCTCAATCATTGAGTGTGTTAATCCCCGCATTGTATCATTCTCGCGTGAAATGACGCGGAAGGCAGAAGGCTGCCTATCCCTACCCAAGATGGTGGGATTTATCTCTCGTCCCAAGACAATCGTACTAGAATATTACGATGCCTTCGGCGGCTTCCATTCAACTGAATTCCGTGGGATGGAAGCTAAGATCGTTGCCCACGAAATGGATCATTTGGCTGGCCGTATGATTAACTATCATATCCAGGCTCAAATCGATAAGAATGAACGTATGCGTGATGAACGTCTAGAGGCACGGGAACGCGACAAGCAGAAGCGTCGTCGGATGGCCAAGATTCACAAGCGAATGAATCGGAGAAAGTAATGCGTACGGCAAAAGAGATAATGGAAAAGGCTTTTAAAGAAGGTCTTGAGATAGTTACCGAAAATAGCATTGCTGATGTTCGTAATGACTCTGGTGCCAGTCACATTGCTGCCAGTAATCTAGCCATAGCTATTTTTAGTTACGAAGTAGAAATGGAAGCAATGAGGAATTCTCAGCAAAGTGCTGACGAAGACTTTAGTACAGAGGGCGAAGACAATGGCTAAGAGATATGTTGAAGAATGCGATCTATGTAAAAAGGAATCTGAACTAGATAATAGTTTAACCATCAAGCCTAATAAGTCTAAGAAGGCTGGTCGTAGTTACGACATATGCAATGCATGTAAAGAACTACTAGAAAAGGTCTTCATATCCAGTGATGGGCTGGCTCAGCTAAAGGGTGTAGCTCCGGTTTCAAAACGTGGCACTCCTGAAATTCAAAATGAAACCAAGGTTGCCCCCGATGAGTTGGAACTTCCTGACGGCTCTATCCGCAAAATTCCTAGCAGAACCTATCCAGAATCGACAGAAGGTGGCACCCCCGGTGCCTTTGATAATGGTCTTCCAAAAGCTAAGGATAAAGAGGGTAAAGACTGTTTGCATATGAACAAGTCTCGTCCTAGAATTAACTCTAAAACCAGTGAAGTAGAACAGCATTGCAAAGATTGCGACACTCCACTTCCTTATAAATCTGCTAGAACTAAAGCAGAAGAATTAAATACACAGCCACCATCAAATGATTAACTGTTATTTTTCAGATAGAGCTTACTATATTGTCGGAAAAGAACTAGAGATTTATTCCAGCCTTGTTGTTGCCCAGGAAGATCAAATCCACCAGACTTATTGGGCGTTTTTGATGCTATTGCCAGAACTGGCAACGACCAAAGACAATGTGACATTCTTTAATGATACGCGACTTATTGACGATATGAATGGTGTGGCAGCCCCGCTCGACCAGTGGACAAAAGAAGCAAAGCGAATGGCGGGCCAAATGTTATCAAGCCTTTATGGCATAGTATTATTTAGAAAGCTGGACAAAATTAAATTAGATAAAGTGCTTGCGAATGCAAGCGAAGCAATGATAGACCCGAAAAAGAAAAATGATCTCGCAACAAAGGTGGTCGAAGACTTTGCAATAAAACACTCTAGCAGAGTTCAGCGACTCCGCGATTCATTTTTTGGAGACAGCAATGGTAAATGACCCACATGCAGACGTTATGAATCTACTCCGTGCCCGACTTGAACCTTTTAAGGTGCCGAACGAAGTTGTTCGTCAACTACGCGACGACATTATGGATACGCTAACGCCCAAGAATACCAAGAAAAATGGTGCGGCAGTTATGACGCCAGAGGCTTCCCGTGCGGGCGATTTGCTTCGTCAGGGTAAACTAGACGATCCGAAAACGGCCAGACCTAAGATTGTTTAGTATCCGGTAACTTCTGGATAACTAAGTCTCTCACAAGGCTCATGTCCTTGGCAAGTAATTTCTGATTTTCAGAAACCTCTTTGGCTGAGTACACAACCTCTTTACACATTTCGGTTTGTGCCTTGCCCTGCTCCTGAATAATTATTAGAGCAGCACTTATTTTGTCAAGGTCTTCTTCGCGTCGCTTAGCGTGTTCGACAGCCATTTTATTACTAAATTGCATTTGCTTTCCGAGCATTGCAATCATTGCTGCAAACGCTAATCCAATAATTCCATATTCGCCAAATGTAAATTCAGTTAGTAGAGCTAGAAGTAAAACCATGTTGTTCGTCCTTAGTCGAGAACGGGAAACGTGCGTCTTGGACCAATGTATTGAACTATAGCCCTGCTGCCTGATGCAGTGGCAAGAACGGTTTGACCAGCGACGGCACCCGTACCGGCCTGAGCCGCCTCAAACCCCAAGAATTGTCCAGCAGTAGCATTAACTAAGAATGTACTATTAACAGTAAAGAATGGTAACGTCGTAACGTTCGTAACGGTTCCATATGCAATGCTGCCGGGAATAGCCAGTTTAGTCGAACCATTTAACGCTCCACCGGCATTATTTTGCTCACCTTCTCCACCTTTATCTCTTAAGACCGCCCTAATAGCAATAGTTCTTGATGTAGTGCTTAACACTTTCTGCAATGAAATACTGTAGTTCACCAAGTACATACCAGTATTCATGAATGTAATACCAGAGCCAATAATATTGGGCACGAACATGGCGTCTTGTGATGCCATACCAGACATGCCGATTCTGGCCCAGTTATCTAATAGATATGGTAATTGTGTGTCGGCTTTCATAGTAATCATGGCAATGCCAGATCCGGTTGAAAGATTAATAATACCAGATCCAGTATTGACAGTTAATGTTCCTGGGCCAAGTGCTCTTGCATCTGCTTCGGCATCATCTGCTGGCGAGCTAAATGAGTTAGGTTGCATTACTTGTGCGTGATGGCACATGGCAATATCGCCAGTAAGATTCAAGTTCACGCCACCAACAATCGGAACCTTTAACGCACCAGAGATATTTATTGGGGATCTTTGTCCTTGGATAAAGATCAGCTTACGATCATTGGCCGTAATAGTCATTTGATCGTTGCCACGGAAAGTTGCTTTTGACCCTAGCATTATATCAGGATTGGCATAATAAGCGTCTTGTAAGCTATAAATACCAGAAACAGCAACAGGGAAAAATCCGTTTTGTCCAGATCCAGCATTTGGAGAAAGATTGGCCATCTTGACTTGCCAACCTTCATATGCCCCACCAACATACTTTAATACGCCGCTGCCGCCCAATACCTGAATTTCGACATTGCGATAACCGCTAACGCCAATAGTACCACTTGATTGGATAAAAGTATCTCCAACGGAAATACCGCTCCAAATTCCACCGTGTTGTCTGTAACCAGCTTGACTAGCAAAGCTGTCAAGATATCCATTTAATCTATTCATCTATCACCTATTAGAATGCTGCAAATACCACCACGAGTCCAGCCTGTGCCTGATTCCATCTAATTGTTACTGTATTAGCATCAGTTATTTCAATATCGTCTGGCTCAATAGCTAGTCTAGCTGACGTAGCATCGAATGTCTGTACGATGACATTCAAACTATTAAGATTGTGCGTTACCGTCCAAGGACTTGAAGATACGAATGTTTGAGCAAACGATTTTGGAACGTTATTACCAAGGCCAATACTTAAAACTTGCCCAACAAGATCGGCGATAATACCAGATACACCGGCGACCTGAATAACTCCTTGTGCTTCCGTGCCATTAGTATCAGTAAGGGCGTTTACAACACGACCATTGAAGCCCTGAGTGGGGAATCTAAACAGTCCTGATAATCCAAGGGTATCTACGGAGAAAACTAGTGGGCTCGCCCCGCCAGTATCCTGAATTGTCATGAAGCCGCTGGCAACGGTCGCAAGATCGACTGCACCAGTTAAGTCTACACCGCCAATTACACCAATCGACGTTACTGCTCCGGCAGAAATGTTATTGAATGTCTTACCACCATCGACTGATACCTGAAACGCACTGGCCGCACGGCTATAACGAAGTACGCCGCTTTCGCCCGCCAGAGTATCATGAAACACTCCAGAGTTCATGTGAATGTGGGCGAACGGAGCAATCGAGGCTATGTCGTATGCCCCTACTGCATTACCATTAACGCCAAGATTGGCTATACCGGATGCTGACGGTATAAGATCGCCATTAATTTTAGTCATGTATCGTCCCCATAAATTAGCCCATAATCACAACTCTGCCCGACTGTGCCGCATTAAATAATAAACTAATGGTATCTAAGGTATCTAGTATTATGTCGTCTGGCATAAGCTGTCTTGGCGGTCCATTAGTGTCATAGACCTGAATTAGAACGTCCCTGGTACTGAAACCGTGCGTAAATTGACCGCTTGTAACATTTAAGAACGATGCGGCAAACTTAGTTACACCACTGGTAGCTATAGTCCCGCCACAGGAAACTACAGTCAATCTACCGGATTGTGGTTGATTAAACCTAATAGTGACATTATTGATATCGGTAGAGGTTATTAAGTCGGCCTCTATAAATTCATCGTTCTCATCTTGAATCTGTACAACAATAGCTTTTGTTCCAAGTGCGTGAGTGAATGTCTGTTCTAGCACACCAGTAAATGATGTGGTGTAACAGGCGTTCATGCCGCCGCCGCCAGTTGTTCCAGAAATGGCCGCCCCATCTAGCAATATGAAATTGCTTCGCGGCTGAGTAACTTCTATTCCATTAATACCACTGATTTGAATTTCTGGACCCTGTTGGTCATTAATTCTTGTGATGCCACTGCCAGTAAATGTCTGTATTAAACCCGATAGAGCGGACACATCTACAGTCAATCGATCCGTCCCGGTGATTATAGAGGCACCGTTGACGCCATCCACGACGATATGAGGGCCATCTTCTCCATTGATATCAAAGATCCCTGAAAGGGGAACATAATCAATAAGAATGAAATTGCTGCGAGGCTGCGATACGCCAATACCGTTAATACCGCTGACTTGGATCGCGGGGCCCGTTTGCGAGTTAATTTCGCGGATTCCGCTGCCCGTTGCTGTAGCAATTAATCCAGAAAGGGCCGCCGCATTAAAAACTATTTGATTTCCTGCGGCAGTAACAACAATTCCGTTAACACCGACCTCGACAATTGCTGGTCCTTGCTGGCCATTAATAGATGTAATGCCGCTGCCGGAGCCTCCGCTGCTTCCGCCAGTTCCACCACCTACTGATACTAGACCACCTAAACCAATACTCATGAGTTATGCCAATTCTAATATTCGTGCATCAGAACTACTATCCGATACGCTATATATAATAACATTGTCGTTACCGGTGATATCTAATCCTATCTTCTCATTTACTGCGAGTGGGTATCCTGTCAGAGTAGTAACGTTGATATCACCAATATACATTATTCCTGGGCCATTATTGTGCAGAGCAAGTGCCCGACGATTCTCTAGCGGAGAAGTGGGTAAAGGAACGGCTGTGCCACCAACTAGAATAGATTGCGATTTAACACCCAAGAAGACTGAAAAATCTTCGGGGTTGAGAATAATCGCACCTGTTCCTGTACGGCCAAACGCTTTCCCTTGATGAAAAGCTTGAGGATAACGTCCGTCAGGAAATGCACCAGACATGGCCGGAACGAACGGGCCAATATTTGGAATTGTACCAGAGCCTATTACGGCAACGTATTCTTTTGCCATAGCCGCCCTCCTTTAGTTGGAATGCGACTTAGTAAAGCAGAATTCTTACGTCCGCAGCACTCGTTAGAGCGATGGCCCATATGTCGGCACCATTCATAATCGGAATCTTGACTCTTTGTGGGGGAATGTTGGTCGCTGGAGCCAATAGCTTAAATCCAGATTCACCAGCTAGGCCAGCAGTGACATTGGCCGTTCCACCAATAAATAGATCGCCGGGGCCAAGATTCTCGATTTCAGCCATTCGACCACGCTTTAAAATAGCGTCATGGCTTGATTGACTTAAAATATTCACAGCGGCCCCTGTGCCAACAGTAATGCCTGAGCAACGGATGACTGGCACGGACACAAGGTCTTCTGGATTGGCAACAACGACTTGCGTTCCCGTACGAACGCCGCGTCCATCGGACGCACCGGCACTTAACGTACCAGCAAATGTACCACCAAGCGTTGTATGTAGAATGGCCGCAGTATATGGGACTGTTCCAGACCCCATTAGGGCGGAAGTTTCTCTCGGCATGACTTTCTCCTACTAAAGACGGTGCGGCCGGAGAAAATCAAGGAATTTTAATTCACCAGACGCTACCTAGACTAGATACCGCCTGTCTAAATACACTAATGGTCCTGGGGAGAAAGGTTGACCCAAATGGGGCTTGACCAAGCCGTTTGACCGTCATCCTGTAGGACTTTAACATAATAAGAGTGATATTGGCCGTCTCTAATCGGGTTGGGGTCTACCCAATTCTGATTGACTAATGGTTGCCCAGGATAATTAAAATCCACCACCACGCTTGTACCATCTAGAATAATGGATACTTCCGTGATATTAGGAATATGATCCAGAGCTAGACCGGCGGCAGCAACTTCTATATTAAAGATAGGAAAGTCTTGGCCATCATAAAGGTCGCCCATACCTACAGATGATCCATTTGCTGTGAAATTCAGATATATGCGTGAGCCAGTTGTTCCATACGTATGACGATTCTCGAAGCCATTCCAGATACGATCTCTAGTGCTCAAACCAGCTTCAAGGCTATGAACGAAAGCTAGGCCCGCCCTCGTATAAGGGCCAGCACCGTCATCGTTAGCGTTTTGACTTCTGTAGTAGCCGTGTCTATCGCTACCACAAATAATACCATAGCGATATCCCATGCTTAGTGCGGCCCGTACAGAAGCGTTCTCTGATGCCGGTCTTTCGCCGTTAACTGCGTCATGAGCAATAGGATAATCAAATGGGCCAGGATTTGTATGATTGACTTCGGATGAACCGTGCGTGCTATAAATCTCAACTAATCGCTGCACAGAGTCATCGAGATCGGGGCCCCATTCAAACGGAGCATTAGGGAAATTCGACTTGTCCCATAGGGGATGATGAATAATAGCAATCCTTGGAATAGAAGGTGTAGGAGGATTATGAAGATTATTCAAGAAATCTGTTACTGTTGGGGCAACCACTGGCGGAGGAAGTTCTGCCGATGCAGAAGTGCCTGCGGCCAATGCCGGATCTGTAGTAAATGTCTTAAAAATCACATGGCGATGTGCCCCCGGTAATCCATATTCATAGCCGGGAAAAACAACGAAATTCGGATGGGCCGCTTGTACGTCTTGAGCGATTTTATTGGCGTGCTGCCAACCAAAGAAAAATAGCTCTGAATGCTCGACCACCGTACCGAAATCGTCACCCAAGCTATAGAGTTCACGCCAACACATCCAGTCGGGAATGGCGGCATGGCCACCTTCGCAAGAATGTCTCTGTAAATCTCCTACGTAAATCCTGTCTGGAGAGCCAGTAGGAACCACTTTTATTTGGTTGCTATATGATAGCGTTGTTGCAGAACTGGCAACTTGACTACTACCATCGGCATCAATAGCAATATTAGTAAACCCTAAAGAGTGACATATCCCAATGTATCGTTTAACTCCACGGTCAATTCTTTTAAATGTTCTATCGGTTTGTGAGCCGAAAAGCGTAGTATTTGCGGCTGACCAATTAATAGTACCAGTAAAATCTTCTACTGGAGACATGCCTGCGTCTGGACCAACATCACGACCTTGGACGGCCTGTACAATAAATTCAAACGGTTGTTCCACTTCTACTACAAGCGGAGCGTTTACAACGAAAGCCGTAGCAGTTTGTGCTGTAAATAGAACGATGGGGAAATCCTGCTGCGTCACAACCAGAGTGCTATTTGGATTACGTTTTTCAAAACAAATGAGGCGAGGTCTGCCAGGATTCCAAGGTAGTAATGCTCCTGGGCCGCCTTGAGAAGTGTCTCCGAAAGTAATGGTAACTGTGCTATTTCCAGGCATTACCGCATTAAACGTTACTCTCAACATTCTTTCGGCGGGGTGCGAATTATGTATTAACGATAGTGTTACGTTGACTGGTGCAGAAACAGTAACGTAATTGGCTGCGTTTGGAGTAGAAATCTGAAATTGATCTACCGGACTTACTCTAGCTCCATCATTAGGAATAATAATGTAGTCGAGATTGCTCGTGTAATGAGGATCGTTTGTTACACCATCATCTTTGAGGTCGTAACCAAATCCCACTTCAATGAAACCATTTGCTAAGAACCCGTTGGGTCCAGAATTATATGTAATGGTATAAGAAGTATATCCAACGTTCGTCATATCCCAGTTGGGCCACGTACCGGCAGCCGTTTTGTCTGCCGGAATATGAACTAATTTAGGCGTAATATCAATTGACTGTGGGCACGCTAGAACTAGGGCGAGTAATAAACTGAGCATAATTATTCCTTGTTAATAAATAGTTCCCATGTTCTAGGAAACTTCTCGGCCACGATCTTTGCTACTTCGTTTGCAAACTGTCTGATCTCCCATTGGGCAGCCTCGGGCATTCGTAACGTCAAAAACTTTAACCAATTCAATAGATTTGCAGATGCTACCATTCTAGAATATCTGGAAATGGGAGTATTGATTCGTGCGACTTCCTTGGCAATACCGTGATCTAGAGCCCACTGATAGGTGGCGTAAATCTGATCTTGCTCGGCCTTAACACGACTAAGGAATTCTGCCACTATTTCCGGTGGCAACTCCTGATCTCCTGTTCCTTGTTTATTAGCTTTAGACTGTGCCTTGACTCTGGAAGGTTCCGGCAAATAATGAATATCTGGAATTTGTGTATAACGGCCAGACATTTCGTTATAGCTCTGTGTTCTGTGGCGATGCCACTCGCGGAAGACCATTATAGGAGCCTGGACTTCAACAGTTAAACCGCACTGTTCGAAAGGGCTAGTGTGCTTATTCTTCCATAAATACTTTAATAGCTTTTCGTCTCCTGGCTTTTCTGGCGTGCCCCAACCCAAGAAACCTTTGCCACTCGACATACGAGCGGCTTCAATAATACGTTCGTCACCACCCCAAACGTCTTTAAGAATTACATAGCCGTTATCTAATACTTGCGTCATACTTCACATAGTCCTGTTTTTGTACTATAGTTTTTATGATGGCAGAAATCGTATGGGGTAATCCAAAAGCCCCATTCTTTTGATTTAGGATAATTTCTTACGATTGTCCACGCCGTTTTACCTTTTGGCAATACTATTCTGTGAATCCAATAATCTTTATTCGATAAAAGTGATAAGGGCTTCCACCACTTGATCCTCTGAAGTTCCCTATAACGCTTCCAACCTTCTTGAAAAGTCTCTAGTTGTCTACTATCAGCGATCTCAAAGTAACCGCCCCATAAAATAAAACTCTTAAATGCCCACGGATGGCTGTGCAGGGCTCTATCATAATCTGATCTTACAATATGATGTAACAAGAGTCTACCAAACTTCCTGCTCTTAAAAAGAAAGTATCTGATGAGATAAGGACTACCATCGGCATCGATAATAACTTCTCTAGTAAGACGAAGATAAATAATATATGCAAGTAAAACGCCTAATGCAATTTCAAATATCATCTTTGGCATACTCCGTTGTCTTGATGCCTGCCTCACATAGTAAGTCGTATGTTAATGCCCAACTCTCGCCCCAACGTTGTATTAATTCGTCAGATGGCGTGAACCAAACGATTCTTTTAATACCCGCCTGAATAAGAAAGTTGGCACACATATTGCACGGAGGTATCGTGAGATATATCGTGCAGCCATCAAGGTTTGAGGGCGAATTTAGAACGGCATTAATTTCCGCGTGGATCATCCGATCTAATTTTGATTTACGATCCTTGAGCAAAGGATTGGCGTCTTTAATACCACGAGCAAATCCATTAAAGCCTACGCCCTTGACGCGATTTAAGCCATCTACAATAATGGCACCTACCTGGGTGCTCGGATCTTTACTCCAAGACGCAATCAATAGGGCTAAATCTAGAAATCGCTTATCCCACTGTTCATTTGCCATAAAGATTCATGCGTGCCTTTGGATTGAATCTCGTGGGTTTATAGCCGTACCAACATCCTGTACGTTGGCCTATACTATCTCTTGTCAACCACTCGATTTGACCGTAGAATTTATTGCTTAGAATATCTAAGCACACTGGACAGAATATTAATTCGACCTCATTAGACTTGGGCGAATCCAAATAAACAATGATTACTGGCGAATCTTTTTTGCATTTATTGCAGTATAGGCAGGGAAAGACTCGTTGCGGAATCGGCTCATTAAATGCTAAGTTTGGCATTTGGCTTCTGCACGACAAGCAGGCTTGATGTTAGTTGTTCAAGCAATGGTGCAAGCTCAGCATAAACTTCATCATAATTAAACGTGTTAGCAAGAACCATCTGCATAGTATATGTGCCCAATGCCTGAACACTATCTACACCATCAATCTGCATTATTTTATGGAAGACCGTTTGTGCTGATCCAAACGGAGTCTTATCAAGACGCTTATTCAATGTAATAATCGCCAGTTGACGATCTTCTTTACCATCTTTCCCGGTGGGATGAATAATTTTAAACGGAACGGTCGGATTCGACATGCCTATCTCCAAATTAATGCGGCGTAAATTCACAGGCTCCATCTTTGCACGCTGACATAGATTCTGCCGCAGTTGAACGATTCTTATCCATCAAATTCTTTAGTTCTTCCTGGGAAGAATACTTAATTGGCTTAAGAGGCTCAAGTCCGCGACTATTAGTGCGATAAATCGTAAAGCCTTTAACATACTGTGCGTAATCAAGAATAACCTGTCCCAACTGATCTACAGGATAGTCTTCTGGTAAGTTAGTTGTCTTACTGATAGCGGAATCAATATACTTCTGAATAGTGGCTTGCACGATGATGTGCTGTTCTACGCTTACATCATATGCTGATACGAAATGCTTCAATGATTTCTTGTTGTGATAAAAATTCTCGAATAGGCCATCGATTACAATTTCCTTTTTCCAGACGGTCTTATCCCGGAAGGATCTTTCGTAGATTGGGGCGAATATTGGTTCAACGCCAGAAGACACGCCCAAGACCATTGAGTTCGTTCCGCAGGGAGCTATCGTTAACATTACTGCATTGCGGATGCCATTCTTCTTTATTGAAGCCTGGATACGAGGAGGAAGCTGTTTAAAGAATTCCTCTTTGCCATATTTATGAGCGTCAAAAGCCGGGAAGCTTCCCTTTTCTTTAGCAAGTTCAATAGACGCTAAATAGGCTTCATTTCTAAATGTTGCAAATAATCTATCTAAGAATTCTACGCACTTCTTATCGCCATACTTTAAACCAAGTTTTAATAGTAGATAATGTAAGCCAGTTACTCCCAAACCAATGCGGCGGCTCTTTTCGCCAACCATCTTGCACTCTGGAATAGGATAGTGATTGGCTGAAAGTACATCGTCCAAGAATCGGATACCAACTTGAATAGTATGGGCGAACTTCTTCCAGTTAACATCATTCTTTTCCTCATCATACATATTAGAAAGATTAACGTGCCCAAGACAACAATTGCCATAAGCCGGTAATGGAATTTCGCCGCAAGGATTGGGCGAATCTAGTGTCTCGAAATAACTAACGTTGGTATACGAATTGGACATGGAAATGTTATAGATTCCCGGATCGCCACAAGTCCAAGAATTCTTAATCATCAAGTCCCAAATTTCCTTGGCCATCAACTTAACGCACTTAACGTCTGAGAACTCGTCATTCTGATGTTTGCGGAAGTGATACTTGGCACGACCAATCGCATCCTCTGGCGATAGGGCTGGAACTCTAATAACATCATCGCTTAGTTCGGACTTACGCTTCATCTGATAAAGATGGTACTGACGATTGTTAAACTTAAACTTCCACTCTTTGTTTTCCCGGACGGCCTCTAAAAATTCGTTAGTAACACCAATAGAAATATTAAAGTTATTTAGTTCGTGCAGATCGAGCTTAACATGCAGGAATTCTAGAAGGTCGGGATGATCTACATTAAGAATACTAATGAGGGCGGTTCTTCGATTCTTGCCAGCCCTAACGTGCTCGCCAATCTCATTAATCATTTGCATGTTAGAGACTGAGCCAGGAGCACTCCACTTAATATTCTGGATATCATCGCCCTTGGGACGAATTGATGAGAAGTTAAAACCTATACCGCCACCGCCGCAGGAAATAAGATACATATCCTTGATCGTTTGGCCAATCGATTCGATCGTATCGTCCGGGTGAAGACGGTAGCAATTTAACATATTATATTTGGGGCGACCGGCACCAAACAAAATACGACCACCGGGCATAAAATTGCCAGTATTAATGGCATCAAAGAAGTTCTTTTGATGTTGTACCCGGCAATCGTTTTGCTCTACCTGGGAAATAGATTCGGAAACTCTTTTGGCACATTCTTCCCAGGACAATTCGTTCGACATGGCGTATCTAGAAGCGAAGATATCTTTTGCTAAACCGCCAAGAACAAGCCCCTCTTTTTCGTCAGACATTGTTTACCCTTCGTGGATCGAATAACTTAGTTAGTTGTTCCGGTACTGATTTACCAACGATCATGTCTTTAATTGCTGCTGCACATAACATGATACAGTTGAGATTAGATGTACCAAAGCCAATATTGATAAATTCCTTGGGGCGATTATGAATTTCGCCACATATTGGTAGGCCATCAACACCTGTGCAAGTGATTTTACTCCATAAAAACTCTACGTCTACCTTATTAAGTTCGGGATAGACTAGTCGCATTAACTTCTTCATATTGTCGCACGCCCGCATATTAATTTCGCCATCGTAAAAGCGATCAGCCAAATTTAGTGGCAGGCTTTGCAACATCACGCGATCATCGGTAACTTTTAATTTGATTCCATTGAACACTATACCAGCACGCGGCAATTTGTCAAGAAGTTTTTTATCAACCTTCTCAGTAACTATAACGTGCTGCTTACGAGCTAATAGAAATTTGTTTACGCCGGGAACAACCTTGCCGGTGTATATCCCCGTACAATACACTATATTTTTTGTTGAAATCATGCCACGATTTCTAACTTGGATATTAATGCCTTCTTGTGACTGTGTAATATTTTCAACAATGCAGTTCGTAAGGATTCTACGCTCGTTCTTTTCGCAAACCTTGGCCACGCCATGTAGAAATTTCTGCGTTGAAAATACCGAATCATTAGGAATGAACAAAGAATCCATAAAGAAGGAAGTACCAAGGAGTTGCATCGTTGCAATGCCATCAACTCTCGCTGGCCATAAAACATTTGGGGCAATGGCTGATAGCGTCTTGTTCAGATTAATTAAAAAATCTGACTCCTTTGCATCTGATGAAACGTAGAAGCCCCCGGTCTTATCATAATCGCACTGAATTTGTTCGTGCGTAATTAGTTTATGCAATTCGTCTTGATTGCTTTTAAGCAAATGAATATAGTTTTTGTACGCTTCTGGATTGTCTACTAACTTCTTTGCCAAAAACCAGTCCAGCATATGGACACTGCCAATATCACGACCAGAGGCGTGAAAGCCTAGAGCCCCCTCCTCTAAAAGATAGACACTGAGTTTCGTGTACTTCGTGAGATAGTAGAGAGTTAAAAGGCCAGCCAGTCCGCCGCCGACAATAATAACGTCGGCTTCTTTGGGGATATGTGTTGTTAGGTATGGGGTTGGAAAATCGTCAAGCTGAAAGTTGGAGTGGTATGGCATTAAAGAAGTTCCTCAATGCTCTTGTCTCCTAGGGAATGGCCCGCGTCAAGGGCATCCAACACCTTCTTGGCATCCGCCTTAGTGGGCGTATAATATAACTTTGTGAGGCGACGCACACATACTTCGCAAATATCATAGAAATGTTCGATTGTTTGGCCGGAGGGCAATTCCTTTTTAATTTTCCGGTCCAAAACCTTGTGCCCCTCTTCTCGCATCATTCTCTTTTTATTGCATTCGGGGCAAACTAACTCGACATAAGTAATCATGTGATTGTCCTTGGATCAATTATTGTGATTGGTTTATTTATGGACTTGGCGTATTCTAGACAGTTATTTGTGCCGCCTTTACTTCCATTCCATACGGCCAAAATCTCGGTGCAGTGATCCACCATCCATTTATTACGAACTTGCATTTTCCAGGGCTCATATCCCGGTCCCGAAACATAAATAATACTATCGGCCTTTGCGAATATACGGTCGAATCTTTCTTGAGACGCTTTTGGCCATTTCACTTGCATATCTTCAAACGGAATGGCCGCAGTAAATGGAATGCCCAAATCAATACATGCTTCGGCAAACCATTGATCGACGCCCAATGCCATGCCAGATATGGCGACAGCCGACTTATTCTCTGGTAATAGGAGAAATGCTCGGATATGCTTTTTAACTGCTACAGCAATAGGATTGGATTCGTCGTATCCACCTAGCTTATCCGGCCTGTGACCCGTCGCCGCTATTATCTTGGACATCTGTAGTCTCCGGTTTAACACGCTTACGTGGTGGCGTGGCAAAGTTCTTCATGAATGAGAAGTCGATCAAGATAAGGATTTGGTACAACTCTGCTGGACTAATAAAGGCGTTAATACGCTTATCTGCTCCGTTTTGTCTTGTAAACAACTCAAGACGCCAATTCCCATACTGCTTTGCTTCATCGGTTTGAGGAGCCTGCAAAGAGAAGGAGCCTAGCTTCTGTTTGTCGCCTTCGCCCGTCTGGTGAATAAACTTAATGTCCTTGCGATGAATGCCGCGAATACAAGCCCCAATTGCCCCTAATTCATTGGAGTTAAGCATGAATCGAATCTTATTCTCCCAATCAAATGGGGAGGCGGTACTGCCCGGTGCTGGCTTGGGCCCGATCTGATGTGCGGCTTCTATAAAAATAACCACATTCTCTCGACGGTCAAAGCCTAAATTAAACTGTACGGCCCATCCCTTTGTCATATCATTATTGGGACGGTAAATTTGTACTCCTCGCATATTAATTAGCTACCTTTCTTTTTGCCCATGACGGGTTGTTTATCTAATTCTGCACGCTTCTCGTTAAGATTTCTGAGAATATTAACTGCCTCTAAAGAGGTTAGTTCCTCTAAGGAAAAGACTGATTTCGCACGGGCATTTGGAAGGACTTCAACAAGTACAACTGACAGCGGCACCTTTAGCTGATCGATCATGCTGTTAATTGCCGCGATCTGCTGCGTCTCAATTTTGCCGCCAGTATCAGGCTCACCAGTTGATCCGCCCTCCTGACCATCCACTTCTTCGAAGGAATACATATCAGTAATATTGAGGGCCTTACGTAGAGCACGAGCTTCTGCTCTTGATTCGGCCACGGCGGTAGGAAACTTGGAAAACTTCTTGTCGATGTTGCCTTCATTAACGTCGGCCGCTCCGGCGAAATGTGTGCCGTCATTGAACTTAACATGATAAATGCATTGGATGATTGCGTGACCGCCCGGGCGATCAATATGCTGTAGCGTTGGATAGCTCTCAACAAGACCGGCTAGATGGGCACAACGCTGTAGGCCACGAAGCCTTACTGTTTGCCCGAGGTCTTCACGCATAGCCAATTCTTCTGGTCGGAATTCGGCCTTCCAATCTGTACCAGTTCTAGACTTCTCAAGCTTCTTTAGTAGATTATCAACCGCATTTTCGGATGATGTTGCTGTCATTTCTGACGGAGGAAGATTGCTATTGCTCATTAAAATTACCTCGGTAGTAGATCGAAATCGATCTTAAGTTTGAGTCTGGTTACTTCACTCATTATGTCACTGCGAGTAACGTTATATCGATCGCAGATAAAACGCACACCCCTATGGACAAGATCCCTCTTAAACTGTTCTGGAGAAAGTTCGGGAGGAATCTGCCATGCAGTTTTATTTAGCTTCTTAAGCGTATCCGCAGCTTTAACTGCGGCGGTCTTTTCTTGCTGCTTTTCAAACTTTTCCTGACGCTTCTTATCCTGATTCTTTACCTTGGTGATGCTGAGAACCTTACGCTTCTTCTCTGACCGTTCTTGCTGCTTCTTAAGATTCTGAGCGTCTAAGCGTGCCTGGGCAGCCTTACGCTCTTCGTTGAGCGTTACTTGACGTTCGGCCCGTGCCACGGCCTCTTCCTTCTCTTCAAGAACAACCACATCCTTTAAAAGATCCTTGGCATCGCGTGGCGTCATAATCCCAAGCGTACCCTTTAGTCGGATCACATCTGCCTTATCTAAGCCGAGATAAATCTGGAATTCGCCAAAGTTTCTATCTTCGGCACATAACCTAATGAATTTACGGACATCTACTTGTGATAATTGAGGCATAATAATTTCCTTATTGCATGAACAATTCTTCGGCCGATGCTCTATCAGCAGGATTCGGAGAAGTATTATATAGATCGTAAAGGCACATTGAATTTACCAGATCAACGAAACCGGTTTTTGCTTTCCAATCTAAAAGCTTAGCCGCTCGCTTTGGATTGGCAATTAAAACATTCACATCTTTGGGACGAAACAGTTTTGGATCGCTTCTAATAATGTCGGCACTATTAAGTCCAAAATAACTACAAGCGTGCTCAACAAATTCACGAACGCTGTGCGTTTCGCCGGTTCCAACCACGAAATCCATTGGACTATCAATTTGAAGCATTTTCCACATTGCTTCTACATAGTCGCCAGCAAATCCCCAATCTCGCTTTGCGTCCATATTGCCAAGAGTTAATACGGACTGTAGGCCGTGCTTAATTCTGGCAAGGCCCATCGTAATTTTTCTAGTAACGAATTCTTCGCCCCGCATTGGACTTTCATGATTAAATAGAATGCCGCAGGCGGTAAACATTCCATAGGAGCGTCTATAAACCTTGGTTATATTGTAGCCAAATACTTTAGCGGCAGCATATGGAGATTCGGGAGACATCGCCGACTCTTCATCTAGGCGTCCCTGAGTTTCGGCCGTATTACCAAATTGCTCAGAAGACCCTGCAAAATAGAATCTACAAGAAGGATGAACTCGGCGAATTGCTTCAAGACAATTTAAAGTGCCCAGGCCGGTGGTCTGTGCCGTCATCACGGGATAATCCCATGATCGCTGTACGTGAGACTGGGCAGCTAAATGATAGAACTCGCTAGGCTTAAAGTCGCCCACGATTTGTTCTATACTACCCTGGTCAGTAACGTCGCCATCTGCCAAAATAAAGTTGGGAGTTCCTTTTAATGGGACTAGCCTACGATCTGTAGGCAATGATGTGCGTCTTCTAACCCCAATAACCTGATATCCTTTTTCAAGCAATAGCTTGCTAAGATAGAAGCCGTCTTGACCAGATACCCCCGTAATAACAGCCTTAAGCATATCCATGTTCCTTTGCATATTTAATTACTAATTTCAGAGATTCTTCAAGTGGTATTTGTGCCTCAAAGTCAAATAGTTCTTTGGCCCTAGAAACATCTAAACAACGACGAGGCTGGCCATTCGGCTGCGTTTTATCCCAAATAATATTGCCATTATAATTCATTAATGTTGCAATCGTATTGACAAGCTCTTTAATTGTTACTTCTTTATTGTTGCCTAGATTAACTGGCAAGTCTCCATTATATTTTTCGTGTGCTAAATATATCCCACGAGCAGCATCACGAGCATCCAAGAATTCACGACTAGCTGTTCCATCACCCCAAACGGTAACGTTAGGAAGGCTTTGACGTACCGCCATACCAAATTTTCGGACCAGAGCAGGTATAACATGTGATCTATCCTCTTCAAAATGATCGAATTCGCCAACGAGATTGGTTGGAATTAAAGTGATAATGTTCATGCCATATTGGCGTCTATAAGCCAATCCCATTTCCATGATTGTCTTTTTCGCAATACCATATGGTGCGTTTGTTTCTTCTGGATAGCCGTTCCAAATATCATCTTCTTTAAATGGGGCAGGAGTAAATTTGGGATACTGGCATACGGTCCCTAACAAAATAACTTTAGGTACATTAAAACGATGGGACATTTCCAGAATGTTCGCCCCCATCATGAGATTCTTATAGATAAAATCTGCCGGGCTTTTCTGATTGGCTCCAATGCCGCCGCATAAGGCTGCCAGATGAACAACCGAATCTAGATGTTGCCCATACTTAAAGAAGAAGTGTCCAGACTCTTGAAAAGAGGTAAAATCAACTTCCCGGTGCGATGGTGTGAGCAAACGATCATCTTTGTTGGGCCAATTACTAATTAGGTTCTTGCCGAGAAACCCGTAGCCGCCAGTAATTAGAATTCGTCTACTCATGAATGATTGCTCAAATAGTTTTCTAGGTCTTCTGGAGTACCGAGTCCGTGCATTTTATCCACGAAAAATGGGGCGATCCATTTGCCCTGTTTAATAAGATAATTAAATGAAGGTGCAATATAGAATTCGCCGTTAACGCGATCATTTGCGGCGATCATTTCTTCGGAAGAATGTACAAAATCTGCTGCACGGGACCAATAATAAATGCCACATGTAGCCCAATTAGAGATTGGGTTCTTTTCTGCAACCTGGGTAATATGAAAATTATCCATTTTCACGAAGCTCCATTTTGGATGGGAAGCTTCAAATGTAAATATCATGCCTGCCATAGCATATGGCGGCACTAGATCACTATCTCGTTGTGCAATGCTTTTTACGAGATTAAAATTGCCCAAGCTATATTCAACGAATTGATCTGAATTTGCAATTAAAAGTGGGCCATCATTGAGCAGGCGTTTGCGTGCGAGCAAAGCACTACAAGCAGCACCTTCCGTCACACCATCAGTAAAAAAGCAAAAAGACCTACCATTGGTAAGTCTACTCAGCATCTTGCTTAATCCGTACTGATCTTCGTGCTCTTTTTGAACAATAAAGATATACTCTTCTGCCACGGGCAAGTTATTAAGAACAACCTCTATCATAGGCTTGCCATTCACATCTATTAATGGCTTTGGGAACGTGTAACCTTTATCTTTAAATCGCTGTCCGCGACCGGACATAGGAACGAGTAGTTTCATCTTATCAATCCATAGCTTTGGGGAATAAACTTGACAGGTATATTATGCGATTTTAAATGATCCCTGAGAATTGTTTCTGGATGAAAATTCGTACCAGCATCAAAGAGCGTCTGGATATTATCTAGACATGTTGCATAAGCGTGCATAATCTTCCAGTTATTAGTAATCGCAAATTGGTCATTAAGTCCGCCATAACAATCATTCTCTGGAATAAGGATATTGTCTGATTCTAGGCCATCTAGATCGGGCGTCTTCCAAAATTTTGCATCGGTTCTGCATCGTATAATTAAATCGTAATTTGTATTAGTCTTTTCCATCCATTCCATCATACATTGATGTGCCATACCAATGGAATAGAACATGCTGAGAACATGAATATATGCTTTTGCCTGCATCTTGCTATTGGCGTGTGTGCAGGACTTGGCATAATAGTCAAAATTTAATGCAACCTGTGGTTGTACAATAAATCGCTTTGGCTTAAGTAAAGCCATGTATTTAGCGGCATAATCCCCATCGAAAGCCTTCCACTGCGGTATCGTCTCCATCCCATAAAGAACCTTCGTGACATTATCCGTAAAAGGAAGAAACGAAGTGTTCCAGAAATGAAAAAAGATATCGGTCTGCAATGGGTCTATAATAAAATGCTTAAGCGAATCAAAGCACTCATCAAGACAACGCGGCTGACCAGACAGAACTAAAGCTGCTTTCAATGATTTTATCCTTAATAGAGTCTATATTAACTTCTTTACAGGATCTTGCAACTAGAAGGTGGGCACCAGTTTTCTTAGCGGCACTAACACCCTTCTCAGAATCTTCAACTATTAAAGTGTTTTCTGGCTTAACTCCTAACATGGCCATTGCTTTAAAATAACCTTCTGGACTTGGCTTTGGCTCATCTACATCCTGATTAGTGATAACTAATTTCATATATTTAAGTTGGCCAGTATTCTTTAGCATTAATTCGGCCGTCTCACGAATTGAGTTTGTTACACAGCCAATTTTGATTCCTGACATCTTTGCCCATCTATGAAGTCTGGTTTTGTGATGATCTGTTTTTAGTAGTTCATTAATTTGGGCAATCGTCATTTCTTGTTTAAGACGTTCAATAAACGGCACCATTACTGGAGTTATTTTACGACGAGCAATCAACATTTCTAATTTCTTTTTTGTTGGTAGTCCATTAAAATCTTTTAGATGCTCTTCGTCTGTTAATGGTTTGCCGGTAACAGTCGTAAGAGCGGCATTAAAGGCTCGCTTATGAATATCGACGGCATCAACTAGGACACCATCTAAATCATATAGGATTGCTCTAATCATTTCTGTGCCCTAAAGAATATCCAATTGGGATGTTTGTCACCCGGCCCAACTGGTCGAATATCGTGGTGAAAGTTTTTAAATCCAATAACAGTAAGGTCTATTAATAATTGATCTGGTGAAGTAACCATTGTATCGGCACAACCATTTGTTCCCTCGGCATCAAAATAGTCTTGATTATATTCTGCCTTCTGTCGTGCATCTGCCTTGGGACCATAACCCATCTGTAGGGTAATCCATCCACCCGGCTTAAGAACTCGGAAAAATTCCTGAAAATAACCAAATCTAATAGAATGGACGCAAATATGCTGTAGCGTAATTGTGCTCATCACGAGGTCGTAGTAATTGCTTTCGATGGCACTTAAATCCGTACCGTTACAAAGAATGAGACGAATATCATCCTTCCATAGCTTGTTATGTTCGAGCCAAACCTTGGCATTATTAAGATTGTTTTGGGCGATATCTACACCATCCATCCGCTTAAATTGCGGCCCAAACCTCGCTAGATTGCGACCCGGGCCACAGCCAAAGTCTAGAGCAATCATGTTGGCTTTATCAAAACCATTTAATAGGAAGTTTTCATAGTCTGCGTGATTATTGTGGGCGTGAAAAGAGCCCACCACACTATCAATATTCTGTAATGACCAGTGCGAGGCGTCACTCTCGTATTGTCTACGTTGCATGTCCGCATATTTATCTTTGTTCATAGTGGTGAGAACATTTCCCAAGGAGCCTGTTCCTTGATTTTGAGAAACCTAACTTCTGAAAATGGATTAAACAAAAACGCATTACTACCATACGTCGCGTACACTTTTCTGCACCATTCGACATCTTCACCCTGTCCCCAAACTCTTTCTTCGTTGAGAGGGTGATGCATCATAACGTATTTGGTTGCACAGAAATATGCCCCGGACATATACTGCCAACGCCCCATATTAAAGTTATCGTATTGCAATAAATGGCCATCAATATTTTCGGGCGGCTTTTGGTCGTCAATAGGCGGATTCATCCAGGCGTCGTTATATATTACACACCAATCTCTAAATCGTTTTCCATTACCGTTCAATATTTTGTTAGTGCATGTTGGATGAGTAAAATCGGGCCATCCAATTTGATCCATCCCTATTCGCCAAGTTTGTTCTAGCGATACATAATCGTGCATAAAACAGATGGCTGCGGAATCCGCCAACTGAGCTATGAGATTCTTTTTCTTTGTGATCCATTTATCTTTGATTGTTTCGTCAAACGGAATCCAGATAACGTTCCCTTGCGGTTTTTTGGTTCCTCCAACTACGATAATGTGTTCGCCCGGCGACGAATTTCGATAAGCCGAATTAATGCATTGCTCTAGCCGAGGCATGTCGCTGCCATCAGTAATAATTCCGAACGTCCAAGTTTTAAACATTATCCTAAGAAACTCATCATACAGATAGATAATTGTCCCATGCCATTGTGAAAATTGTCTATCACTCTTCTGTATTGTTTATCAAGAATGTAAAGGTCGCCTATCTTCATATTTATAAAATTGTAGTCACCCAATCCATACTGACTTTCGACAGCAATAGAGTTTGTATAGAACATGGGGGTTAATGGAGTATAAATCACATACTTAGATTCTTGTATGCCAGAATAAAATGGTAAATGATCTCTTCTATGGATTCTAAACCCAGGTATTTCATAGGGATATGAACCGGCAGAATTGAAGAGTGCGGAAACATATTTGGTATATCTGTCGTGAAATTCTGCGAACCCTTTATCACAAGCCAAAACATTAGCAAAATTCAAACATTCTTCGTCTGATGGAATTGGCGGAATACCGCCATCCTTCGGGGCATATAGAAACTTATCCATCCCATTACAATCATCATAATCGTAGAATGGAAATTTAGAGATAGGATACTGTAGAAGATTAACGCCCATTATTTAATTATCCTAACGATAGTGTCGGAGTGAGCGGCTCCAGGCGTAGCGACACTTCTTACTTGTAGTTGAACGCCCAACGAAGCAATAAACTGTGTAAATTTGCACCAGCTATATGTATTCCACCAATATGTGCAACCATTCTCGTCTGGTTGGGATTCTGACATTTGATCCTGTGGGCCGCCATGTGGTGCCAGAAAGAAGACAACAACAACTTCCTTCTTCGCTACGCGAAGTGCTTCTTTAATAGCTATTTCATAACCTTCCTCTAAATGCTCTAGAATGTGTCTTAAAATAACAACGTCCTGACTTTCTTCTGGAAGCGGGATCTCCTGAACAAATCCTTTAACAAACGTAATCTCGTTGCCGTAACGACGCTTAGCTTCCTCAAGAAGCTTTTCTGTTCGATCAAGGCCGGTATAATTGCACTGGACATGATGATTCTTGAATACCTCATAGTTAACACAAGAGCCACATGCCGCATCTAGAACTGTTGTGCCTGGGCCGTGCTGAGAAATGATAGAAGCTAGATAAAGTCTTCCTAGGTTATTAACGCCAGTGTTGTGATTACGTAGAAAATTCTGTACGTGCTCTGGCTGCATAAAATCATGATTATCTTTACGATCTCGCCATTTGGTCATTGCTGTCTCCAGACTGTCGTATTCTTTCTATAATACATATAGATTTGTCCATTCAGCCAAGGCGTATACGCGATAACCGTTACTTCTGGCGTTTCTGATAAAAACTTATGGACATCTGTTTTGACAGGTGCCTTAATATCTACGTCATAACCAGGGTATGGCGTTTGTTCGTTGCCACCATAAATCTCGTAGTCATCAACAATAATAATTGCGTCGTTGGCTAGATATTGCTTGACTTTTCGTAAAGCTTCTAGCGTATGTCCAGAGTCATGATTGCCATCAACGAAAGCAAGGTGTATATCATTTATACTACCAGTGAACTCTTCTAATTTAAAACGGTGCAGAGTAATTTGATTTTGTATCTCGTACGCCTTAACATTTGCTTCCCAATGTTGATAAACTGGCTTAGTACCAACAATCATCTGATCTGATAATGGATCAATGACATCTGCCTTAGTGTTTAGGTTAGTTCGAAGAGCATAAATTAAACTACGACCACAAAATGTGCCGACTTCGAGATATCTCTTTTGGCCGGAAGCCAAAAATGTACCGAGCACGGAGCCCAATTCTGTCGGACACCAACCAGCAACTTCATCTGGAAGAACGAATTTTAATCCATCGGGAGCCTGTTTAATTGCTTTTAGAATTTCACTTACGAGATAATGCACTTGAGTATCTCCCTAAAACGATGGTGCCATTGGTGCTCCCGCTGCATCCGCTCATAACCCGCTTTTGCAATAGTCTCCCGCTCGCTGTCTGCATGTAGGTAATTCTTACAGGCGGCGGCAAGCGATTCAATATCGTCGCAAATGACAATTTCCTTCCCGGGCTCAAAATAATTGTTGAGGTCATCTGCGGGCGTACTAATCTGGAAAGCTCCACACTGTGGGATCTCAAAATGTCTTCCCTTGATTTGAGGGAGAGTCCCGATGTGCCAGGGATTGGAAAGGTTGAGGCAGACCTTAGACTGCTGGAAGACCTTGAGCATTGTACCGAAGTCTGTGAGGTAGCCATGCCAGTTATCATAGCCATCCCAATAATTGCCGAACAAATCAACTTTGATGCCGCGATCAGTAAGTGCTTTAATGATCTGCGGTCGGATACCGTGTTTTTGTCCAATAAATGTAACGTCATATTTCTTTGCTCCATCGTCGGCTCTATAATAGGGCGAGCCACCCCACTGAGAATGAATAACCTTCATTCCATTAGCTTCGTACCAAGGCACAGCCTGGGAATGCGTAGTAATAAAATAATCAAACAAACCCTTCCTGGGAAGAATCCAATTATTGAATCGCCAGGAACTATCGCAATCCCATTCGACGGTCTTAATACCATAGTCGCGGCACAAATTTAAAAGATGGGCCGGAATATCGTGGCTCTCGTTAAAAGCAACGTAGAATAGTATGTCAAAATTTCGTTGAGTAATCTGATCTTCTAACCATTTGTTGGATGCTTCGCGGCCCGTAGCAATTCTTTGGGCGTCAATATAGAAACGATTGAGCAATAAAAGCCCACGATCTTGACAGTCCTGTAGGCCAGCTTCTATGTTATTATGTTCATAGGAGTAGCCTTTTCCGGGCTCCCCATAATCATAAAGAAGGCCAGCATACATTAATCTAGTCATATTGCCTCAATACCGTAATTAGCACCACGCTTACAGATTGTCCAGCGATCATGCATAATTACGCTGCCTTCAATTTTAAAGTGAGTAATGGCATGAAACATATCCGTCAGGAACATGTTATATTTTCTTCCAGTATTATCTTCTACCAAAAAATGTACTGCCGACCGACCACGGCCATAATCATAAATTTTCAGTGTTGATGTTAGAACAAAATTATCTACCCAAATAATACTGTTGTTGTTCGAGACATAGCCATCGACGTAACTAAATAAGTGGCCGTCTTGGCTTAGAGGTACTTTACCCGGATACATAAAATTATCTATTGTCGCCATTACCTTTAAGGACGCCTCGGGCTGCACGATCAGCTAGTTTCTGGATATTCTCCTGGGCTACTGTGCCTAGATCAAGACCTAGCTCGCTGCAAAGTTGAGAAATGTACCAAAGACAGTCGCCAAGTTCTCCTTTAATGGCAACAACCGTTTCGGGCGAAATAACGCCATTAGAATCTCGTAGAATCTTCTTCACCTTACCTTGCACTTCGCCAGTCTCTCCTAGGCCGAGGGCCGTGTATAGAACGCCCGTTAAAGTACCACGCCCCGGATAAATAGCCGTGGTCGCAGTCTTTTCCTGATATTCCTTAAATTCCATTTAGTTCTACTCCTAATGCTTTTGCAATATCTTTGAGCAACTTAACTTTCTCTGGCTTCTCACAGTGAGGTTCGCCGTTCGCTTTATCGTAGGCAATCGCCTTTACTAGCAATTCCTTTAGTATCTCTACCTCTTTTTTAAGAGCCTCAAATTCTGCCCTTGAAATAAGGGAGAAATCAATCTTTGCTTGTCCATTGGGATCGACCGCTGGAACTATAAATGGTTGATTCTTCCACATATCCCCAAAATGATCGCCGATCATAGAAACTACGCACATCTTATCTCTCCACACTTGTACCTAGGCGATAGCAATAAAGCCGCTCCGGGATATTGAAGAATTTATAACCGGCCTGGAATGCTCTTTGCCAGAGTTCCCAATCCTCGCGGCCTAAAAATCGTCTGTCTGTATTATACCCTCCGAGGGCCTCTAATACCGATCTTTTTGCAGCCATCGAACCGTGGCACAAGCAGTTTTCAGTAAATATCTTCTCGGCAATCTTTTCGTGGGTATTGGCGTAGCCAACTGGAAAACAGTTCGGGACAAGTGCATAATCAGAACGAATATCCCAGGATTGAGTAAAGCAAAAGTCCACTCCAGAATCTTCCATAAATTTCTTCTGGAGTTCTAGTTTACTACTTATCCAAGTATCGTCTGCATCACAGTAAGTTACGATATCGCTGGTGCAAAACTTAAGACCAAAGTTCTTGGCCACTGCCAGTCCCTGTTTCATTGGCTTACTAATTGGGATATAATGTGTTGACCCTAATTCAACATAGTCCCAATAATGGATCGTATCATCAAAGATGCTTTCTAGATTCTTCTGTGTATCTTCCCAACAGGCATCATATACTATAACAAGATTGTTGGGTCTAACAGAAGAGCGTAGTACAGAACGAACCGCTTCCTGAAGAAGTGAGTCGTTCTTAGGCGTAGTGCTATGTACGCAAATTAATGTATCGGCAGTCATTTATGCGTAAGATTCCAATGAATAGTGTCCATTATGATTTTAAATACGCGGGCCTCATAAGAGTGATGATTAAGTGCCCAATATTGTCCGTTCTTAGCAACTCGTTTACGTTCGTCTTCGTTCTTTAAATAATAAAGGCAATTAGAAATTAATTCGGTTTCGTTACCGAAAGTGGCACAAGTCACGGCCTCTTCGAATTCGTGGTAGATAGAAGGCACCATAGCCTGTAACAAAAGTGCTCCGGCGGCAGGAGCCTCAAAAGTTCTCATTGAGAGAAGATTGGTTCCACCGCCAGCAATGTCGTTAATAACTATTTTGCTTGCCGCAAGCGTATTAATATAGTCTTCTTTAAATACTCCAGAAATAAGTTGGGCATTAACGCCGTTCTTAATAAGGGTCTTTATCAGTTCCTGGCGTTCTGGTCTATCAGATCCCACAAGACATACATCAATAGTCTTGGGTGTATCGAGTGGTCTATAAAAGAATTCCTTGTCGCAGCCGTAAGGCAAATATGTTGATGGGCGACCAAATTGGCTGAGAAAATCTAGGTTAGCACAATAGCAATGGTCGAACTCCATATATTGTACTAGTTCTTTATAGCCTTGAGGATTCATGGCTACATCGAATAACCAAGCTGCTCGACGCTTCGCATTAATATGTTTTAGCTCAAGATATTGTCTATCGCCGTCATTACATTCCATAAAAAGATGGAGATCGTATTCATTTGAGAATACGTCGTTGTGGGCGAATAGCCACGCATCACTCTCGTAAATCTTGGCATATTCATCTACTTCGTTACCAGAATGGCGTAATGCCCTGGCGACTAAAGCCCCCGTTTCCCATCCGCGAATACGTGGGGCACCGCGATAACTTACTAGGATCTTCATTCTGGAGCCTCAAACCAATCGCCACGTTTTGGATCTTGCAAAGTAATGTTCGATTGTTTCCATCCACCGTCATGAAACTCTGGCATATCTGGAAATTTACCAGTAACAGACACAAAGTTATGGCAAGAAAAACAAATGTTTGCGTGCGTTATACGTCCGGGACCATCCGACCAATTCCCTTCGAATGTCTTTTTGTGCTTGCACTTATCCCGAATCTTCTTTAACTCTGCCTCTGCATTCTTAATAACTTCAAACAGTTCTTTAACTCTTTTTAACATAAAACGAATTTCCTTGTGTACGTTCGTGCAATTTATAATCTACCGCTTTCATAAAATGATCCAGTTCTTGCTTATCCATACTATGCTCAATGCACACCAAATCTATCGACCAAGTTTTCCAATCTAATGACCGGAGCACGGCCATGTCGTGCCCCTCGCAATCTATAGACATGAATTCGAAATGGCGGGGTACGCCATAAAGCATAAAGAGGTCGGTCAAAGTGACCGCCTCCACTTCTATTGATGGCCCGATAGGATAGACTAGTGACGAGCATTGATTATTGAGATAAAACCTCTTGCGGCCAGGAACGTCTGATATAGCATAATTAGATAATTTGATATTTCGGGTTAATCCGTAATGGGCACCAGACTTATATAGTTTTAAAAGATCCATAAAATATTGTGGATGTGGCTCGACTAGCAATCCATTCCATGTCCCTAGCAATTGTTTAGAGTTGGAATTATCTACTCCGTCAGCCGCCCCAATATCTACGAGATAAGGCCATTCGTCCATTTGAGTATATGGAGGTGCATTAAAGAACTTAGAAAGGATGTCGCCTTCATTATATTGATAGCCATCGGCCATAACTTAATCTCTCCAATATCTTCCGAGTAGGTCTATCTGTTCCTGTGGAATTTTATCGTTTTCGTCATGCGTAGAGCCGCAGAATTCAAAACCATCCCTTGGAATAGGATAATTAAGGCCGCCATAAAATGGGTCGAAGACCATTGCTGTGTGGGCGACTAGGGGCCAAATCTTGTCGGTTAAAAATCGTTGGTCGCACTGCCATTCGTTGCGTGGATCTTCGCGGATAAAATCATTAGTCATCTGGCTCATGTTGGGCAAAAGACCGGCTTTAACGCCCCATAGGCCGCCCAGGATAGGCACGCCCGCGTGCCAGGGGTGATCCTTTAAAACTAGGAACTGTTTATCGCTGGCCAGCCATTTGTCCACTGCCAGTTTTTCTCTCAGAGAAAGGCGGGAGTCACAATCGCGGGAAAGCATTACGTCTACTGGAATATCTGGACCGTGTGTATGTCTACAGCCATCAATAGCCCGAAATCTACTAAGCATTAAATGGTGCCTGCTCTTGCCGACTCCAAATACTCTAACATGATCCATTGTCTCTAGTTCATTAAAATGAGGCACACAAAGATCAAGCTCATTGTCGTCTACATAAAACCAGCATTCCCACCCAGGATAAATTTCCTTAGCAAGTTTGGCATTCTTTATTGCACCAACGGTGTATTGGGGCTTGTCGCCCCAAAGGCAAAAGCTAATGACTTTCATGTGGTTCCTCTATCGGTCCAGCCCATCGACACATATCAGACTCAACGCTGATGGGCCACCGTCTATCGCCAGTATCAACAACAATATATTGATTAATTTCAACGATATGATAAACGCTTGGCGACAAATATTTCTTACCATCAAATAGGCGATAAAAATACCATCCTGGCTTGGTGGGCTTTTCTTTAGTCCAAATTAAAGACATTATAGTAATTCCAAATAAATTTCTTTTAGTTTTTCTACCACACGATCAGCCCTGAAATAGAAGTCTGCTCTATGAGCAGCTTTGTCTCCAAATTGATCTCTTAATCCAGCGTCTTCCACAAGAGCTTTAAGAACTTGATAATAAGATTCGCTATCATTCTCAGGAACAACGAAACCAGAATCCCCAATAATCTCAGACTGCCCATTGTAGATTGCACTCCTATGAGAAACAACCGGCAAACCGTGTATCATTGCTTCCTGAATATTGCAAGGGCAACACTCGCCATCACTGCGGGCGTGTGCATAAATATCTAGACTCTGATAAAATCTAGAAAGTGACTGATCGTCAATGATCGCCGGAAGGAATGTAATATTCTTTATTCCTAATTGTTTTGCGGTATCAATCCAATTGTGACAGGCATTAATCACAAGATAGTGAACATTCGGATTCTCGCGTTCTAATTTTGCGAACGCCTTAAGAGATATAGGATCGAAGTTGTCTGGTCTACCTATTCTCCCTAAAAGAATTGTGCCGTGCCAGAATCCCAATTCTTCTTTTAACGATACGGGCGGCAATTCGCTATGCGGCACTGGCGATTCAATAGGATTGTATAGGGTTGGACCATGTGGATTCCCACACTTAATTGCCGTGTTCCGAATGAAATCCGAGATATAGATATGCTGGTCAATATCGTTTGATTTGTCTCCGAATCCAAAGATATTCGTTTCTACCCATGTTGCTTTTGGAGCGACATATCGCAAAGGCCATTCCTGATAGCCAGACCTATGAACGTGCATGATATCAGGATTAATCTTTTCAATGACTTCGTATAAATTATCATGTTCTGGAAGATATGGAGCCTGACGACCTTTCTTCCCCGGAACCCATTCGTATGGAATAACATGACTATCGCCTAGAATACTACGCATAATTTCTAGCCGAGAATTATCACCATCCGTTCTATAAACCAAGAACGGCTCAAATCTAGGATCTTTGGCCAGATACTTGCACATGAGTTGTGCGGTTCTATCTGTGCCGGAATATCCTATTGTTTTTGAATGGTGGACAACCTTAATCGGCCCTGTTGGCATGTCGTACCTCGTCCTTGAGTGAGTCAATCTGATCGCTGGCCTTTGCTAGCTTATCCTTATAAGCCTGCAATTCGATTCTCAAAAGTCTCTCTTCGTGCCACGTTAAAGTGCTCATTCTCACGCCTTCGTGGGACGTTTTATATGGTTGACTTCGTTCTTGTTCCTTTGGAGCAAGAATATCGGCAACAGATCGCATAGCATTCTTTGCTTCAAGTTGAATAGTTAATTCTTTGACCTTTGATACAAGGTTAATATATGCATCTAATAAACAAGCGTAATTTTGTTTAGCAGTTGGGTAAAGACGAATTGCTCTAATCCATGTTAAATTTTTAAGCCAATCTAGTGGACGCATGGGGTGTACCCTCCATATAACCTGAATGTGAAATCTTTGTAAAATCTGCTCTACGGTGTAGCTCGTCTATTGAAGCGGCCCCGCAATATGTCATGCCTGAGCGAAGACCGCCACATAAATCAGCAACCTTATCGGCTACTGGACCAGTGTAAGGTACTTCGATGGAGACGCCTTCGGCCGTCTTCCAATCATCCATCTTGCCCATAAAATCTTCTTGGGCTTCGCGTGAAGCCATGCCACGGAAACGCTTGCGTCGAATAATGTGATTAATTGGTTTACCATAAAGCAAGTCGGAATTAGCACTAGGATATTCGACAACTTCGCCGGGCGTCTCGCTACAACCGGCGAAGAATGAGCCGAGCATGACAAAGTGTGCCCCGGCAGCTAAAGCTTTAACTGCATCGCCAGGAGTCTTTACGCCACCATCGGCAATAATAATTCCATTAGCCTTAGAAGCCTCCATGATTGCAGTTAATTGTGGCACTCCACAACCAGTCTTCATGCGTGTAGAACACGCTCCGCCGGGACCGATGCCTACTTTAACGGCGTGAGCACCACAACTAATAAGATAGTCTGCTCCAGCATATGTGGCGACATTACCGGCAATCAATGTAATGCCTGGAAAATTATCTCTGAGTTTTTTGAGCATTTGCCCCATTTGCTTGGAATGACCATGTGCAATGTCAACACAAATAATACGGGCACCCGCTTCGTACAGGGCGGCGGCTCGTTCGATTTCTTCGTCTTTAATGCCTATAGAAACTCCAACGCCATGACTCTTATAGTCACACGATCCTTGCCATACACAGCCAGCATCTTTAAACATTTGAAGATTTTCTTCAATAGTACAAAATCTATGGAGAATACCGAAACCACCTGTTTCATGCATTGCAGCGGCCATCTTTGGCCCCGTAATGGTATCCATATTAGAAGAAATAAATGGATGAGCAAAAACAAATCCTGCAAAATCCATCGCAATAGAAACTTGTTTTCTACTCTTGTCATTGTACTTGGGAATTAAGTTTACGTCATCAAACGAAAGACTCTCAAAAATCATCATTAGCTCCTAGACCGAATCAAGTGGCCATACTTGTAAATTAGATCCTGATAAGTTTTGTGCAGCTTAGCTCCGCAAACTTCTGTGCTACAGTTCTTTTCGGCCCATTCCTTGCCTGCAATCCCTAACTTCTTTCGTAGTGGACCAATATTAATTAATTGCTCTAGTGCATCAGCATAAGCCGCAATCTCATGTCGTACTACATATCCAGTAACATCGTCCTGAACAAGTTCGGTTTGTGCCTGAAATACACCCATTCTAGGATGGCTAGGCACTGCAATATGTGTTACTACAGGCTTACCGTGCATCATCGCTTCCGCTATATTGCTTCCGAACGTTTCTCCATCCGCTCGTGCGTGTGCGAGAATATCAATAGAATTATAAAAAGCACTAAGAACAGTCGGAGATACCGTTGGAGCTATATTGATGTGCGGAACATCATATTTCTCCAGATCATCCATCATTCTTGGAGGGGCCGCTAGCGTTAAAAATAGAATCTTGTAGCCTTTACTAACTAGAACCATAGCGGCCTTAACATTGATATCATCGTAGATCCCGTCATCAGGACGGCCGACACGACCAAGAACAATCGTATCTTTGTCTGGTCTGATGTCTAGGAATGTATCTTGGGTTGCTGGTAGATCAACCGGATTATTAAGAAAGTCAAATCTACCACTACGACCGACAGTATCAAAAATTGCATCGCCGTGCTGTTTTCTACTGCAATCCATTAACCATTTACTCATAAAGAGAGATTTGTGAACTTCTGGATTGGGATCGACAAAGCCGAAAACATTAGTTTCTACGAAAATAGTTTGCTTGATGTCTTTGCCAGGGATGGGCCATTCGGGCGTACCCGCACGATAAACGTGCGTGATATCTGGTCTAAGTGATTGCAATACTTCAATAGCCTGTGAAGTAAATCTGTAGGGCACCATATGCTCGGGCCCACCGACTGCCGCCTCGAAATTTAAATATCTAGTTAATTCGTGACCAGCATCGTAAAGTACAAACGTTTCATATTCGTTATTATACTTCTGTACCAGTTCTCTAACTAGAAGTTCTGCCGTCTTTTGTGTACCACCTAATCCAAGGTCTTTGAGAAGATGAACAACTCTTACTTTGCGTCCCATGCACGCCCCTCATTTCTTGCTTGTACCCATGCGTCCTTGGGTGGTAATTTATTAAAGTCTGCAAATTCGGGATGGTGTTTATGTAGATGTCCGCCAGGATTAAAATTATTGGGGAAGAATTCGGCAATCGACGCAAGAGCCTCGTAAGTATTCTGTCCTTTATTGCGGTTCTCAATAGAGAGTTTACGTTGTGTATAATACGTTAGACATTCATCAATTACTTGTCCTCTAAAACCAAGAGACATAAAGTAAAGCCAGAGCCAGTAATCGAAGGCCGAAGTATGTTCGGCTGAGCGTGCCCACATTAATTCCCAATTTAGTTTTTGGGTAAAGAGTAGGTCGTTTCGCCAACAGACTTGTGGGCCGCCATCGCATTCATAAGAGAATCGTTCGTGGTTAAACGGTTGGCGTCTTCCGGCCCCGATAACCTGACCAGTTTCCTCTGAAACTACTACAATTCCTGCATACCAGAAGGCAGGCTCTTTACTAAAGCAATGGTACGTGTCTTTAAATTGATCGGTAATCTTTGTGAACGTTTCATTAAACTTAGGGTGATGAAAATCGTCCGCATTAGAATTACATACGAAATCTCCCTTGGCTTCTTGCCATGCTCTTAACCAAGAAGAGCCATAAGGTTCGCGGCCGGGCCAATCAATAAAGTTAACTCGTGTATCTTTAAGAGCCCACTTCTTAGCAACTTCTGCATCTATACCGGGAGAATTGGGGACGACAATAACTACTTCTAAATTTTGGTCAGACTGTTCCTCTAGAAGATTTCTGAGGTGTCTGTCTAGGTATTGTCCACTATCATATGACGAAATGAGATATGAGATCATTAAATAAGACCTTGAAATAAAAGAGACGCAGGCGTTCGTTTCCTGCGTCTATATTATGTCAAAGTCCCGAAAGATTACTTAGAAAATCTGCCCGTAAGCGATGTCCAGATATTTAGCTCTTTTATCATAATCGACTGATCCAATTTTATCGCATACGTTTAATAACGTCTGTACAATTGGATTGCCATAGCTATACAATAAGGAAAGACCTCCGGCCAAAACTTCAGAATCGGCCTTTCTTGGTCTGTCTCGAATAACGCCGACACCACCGCCAAAGTCAACGAGTTCGTAGAAGTGCCCTTTATCCTTTTCTAAGGAGTTGGCTTTATCTACATCCGCCTGAACAAACGTACTTGTACTGGATGCCGCATAAGATGTGCCAAGATTACTAACGGCTCTTTTAATAACTTCTGCCGCACGATCTGACATCCACGTATCCATCTGAGTTTTTAATGGATCGTTAATAATGCCCGTTCGACGCATATATCCCCAACCGCCGACCATGATACCGTTTGCCCACGGATAGAAACCTTTGATTTCGCCGCTTCCATCTTTAAAGTCAACCATCGTTCGTTCGTCGGCGTGATCGCCACCAAGCGGCTGCGGATTATCTAGAGCGTCCTTAAGGATCGCTGTCGCGTGTTTCTTAGGAGCCTGTCCTGCAAAGAAGATATCAATAACGGCTGCATCAGCGGTATCAAAACCTAACATAATTGCTCGGGCATCAAACCAGTAACGCCATCCTCTGGCTCGTTCCTGATTGCTTCCGTGCCAGCCCTTTTGAACACTACCAGCTTTTGGTCCGCCCCCAGGGAAAGTTGAATAGACCCACGCGGCAAGCATAAAGAAGTTTGCTAGGCACTGGCGATCACCGATGGCTGCCCCATAAAATAGACAGGCTGATTCGAGGTGGGCGGCATCAAAGATATCCCAACCATTAGCTGGATCTTCGATACCATTTAACATCATACCGTCGTATTTCCAGATATCTACGCCGTTATTCAAAACGCCGTAATATCCGTTATCATATTTAAATGTAAAGGGCCACCACGCAACTGGTCTATTTTCTTGATCTTTCGCTCTGGACTTAAGTGACGCAAGCCCATCTAGAAAGCCTCGTTGACATCTTTCGCCACCAACAGAAATAAAGAATCTATCTGCGTCGCCAGTTGTATGACTAGAACGTGCTTGGTGCCAATCGCTTCCTTGGAGGGCGGTGGCCGGTCCTGTTAATCTGGCAAGACTGTTTTCAAATCCTAGGGCGTACGTAATTGGTAATAGCCCTGTTCCATTGCTAACGGTGTGACCGCAATGAGGCTGGACCCAAACGCCGTCTTCGGCTTGCTTGGCAATTTTGTCTATATTATAGACAGACTTGAATCCATTGTCTGAATCTGCAAAGATGATCCAACCATGATCGGTATCAATTTCTACAGTAAATTTTGGTGCCAGCTTCGTGCAAAACATCTTCCTTCTCCATTAGTTTAAAATCCCGCTAAGATAATAAACTAATCTGATTATGGAAAAGTGACATTGCTGGAGCGGCCATGCCATTCATGCATAGCCAAATATTGCCATAAGGTTGATTGTTCAAAACCTGTGAATATAGACGATCTTCTGTCCAGGGCTTGAATTGCTTCTTGGCAAAAACTGCATCCTCAAAGTGGAACATAGGGTGTTCCCGTACGACAGCCGGATGCTGGTCTAGTGGGAACGATAGAATGTTGGCATCTGGCTCAAGACGACCGACCCATTCTTTTACCTTTGCGTCAAACTTGACATCGGCCCTGGCGTGATTAGCTAGCTCCTTCTTGTAGTATTCCTGTTTCTCGGTCATGATCTTATCCATATTGGATCGAGCATAGCCATAATGGAAGATAAAGAACTTATCGATCAGATAGCGACGATGCTGCATATGTGATGAGAAGTAGCTGCAATGTCCATCGGGCAGTGTAACAATTGGGTGACTGTTATATTTCATCCCATTGATTCGCTTAAAAATTCTCTGATGCTGCGGTTGCCATTCGGGGGCCGGAGCATATACGTGCTTAAAGTCCCTGTAAAAGTGGAGAAAGGTGGGAACAATCTCGCAAGCGTGCGGATGTAGCTCAATTGCCTGCCGTACCCGGCGGATATCTTCGGGGCGATAAATTTCATCGGCGTCGTTAATTATTAGCCAGTCGCCATCTACAGTAAGTTCGATAAATGTCTGCTTTAGTTCTTCTAGATTCTTCCAGGGCTTCTTTATCCTGACGGCCAGAATTTTCTTTTTAGGATCATGATTGACTTTAAAATCTTGGATGATCTCCCAGGTATTATCTATGGAGTGCCCATCTGGCGTAGAGTTGGGACGATTGGCAACCGCCCCCTCAATAACAATAATCTGGTCAACCTCGTCGTAGATGGATTTTAGAACGATTGGGGCGAATTCCGCCTCGTTATGCATCTGAATGCACTGTACTAGCTTTATAGGATTATTGATACGTTGCGTTATGCTTGACATCTGTGCCACATACATAATATTATTCATTGGGCTGATTCTCCTGCTTCGGCATTACTAATTTACCAAACTGTTTCCAAGAAGCATAGCCTTGTAATAGAAGTCCTAAAATAGCGGGCCCGTTCTTCCGCAAACAATACTTCTGTGTTAGTTCGACACCATTACGTTGCCTCTCTAAGATACCATTCCAAGCAGTTTTATTTTCGTCATTCAGTTGGTTGGCTTCTGCACCTTTACGGAGCATATGAAATGATCTCATCAAATCGGACATATGGGCGGTGGAAGGTTCAAACCATCGTGCTAGACCAGTATACAAGAATTGGTCGCCGTGCGGAACGTCGTAGACGTTTGATATACAGCCGCCATAAACTAGGGCCGTCTTGTCATTAGCGTATTCTGCCATTCCACCGAACGCATTAGTAATCAGCGTTTTGCCGAAGCCTAGTGCGTCAAACGCCGGTAGACAAAAGCCTTCTGCTCGTGAAGAATTTACGTAGGCGTGACATTTCGCATGTATGCCGCGAATTTGATCGTCGCTCATGATTTGCGTTATTGGAAGCACTGGCGGTAATTTTTCTAAAGGAATGCGACATGCGGTCTTTACTCGTTTGATAAAATCCTTCACCATATTTAAATCATTATGGCGATTGCCCATATTAATATATGTTTTAAGGATTAGCACAACATCGTCGGGCATATCTGCAAACGCCGCGTAGTATGCTCTTAGAAGAGCGTCAATACCTTTCTTGCCAGAAAGTTGACAAATATTATAGAAGACTGTTTTGTTGGCCAAATCGGGCAACATAGGATCTGCTACCGGCTTTAAGAATGTGTCATATCTACTAATGTCAGTGGGCGGTTGAATAATAAAAATTGGTTTTGTAACGCCACATCGCATAAGCATGTGGGCATTATATTGGCATGGCACAATCAAAAGATCAAATTCGTTTGCTTTTGCCGCCCAGGCTGGAGGAATTCTATCAAGTTCAAAGAAAGTATAAAGGGCATTTAGAATCCCAGGCTTCGGGACCGCCTCAATATTACATGTAGTCGCCTGAATTAAAAAGTCTACATCTTGCAACGACCCCTTTAAAGCGTCTAGCAGCCAAGCATCTGGTTTATATTCTGCTCCTGGGTCTGGCATATCGTAGCGTAGAGCACGAGCAACAACTTCTGCGTTTGCTTCTTTTGAGGCCAATACAATGGCTTGCAAAAAGTTTCGTGAGGCCGTGGCAAAGCCAGAAAAGTCTAATAGAGGACCAGTAAAGCAAATCTTCATTATACGAACTCCATCGCTGGCTTGTCGGAGGTTTTTACTGTCTCGCCCTTGGCAATTGCAATTTGTTCTCTAATCTTCTGACGCGAATTATCTTCGCCTTCTTGGTCAGACGAAAGCTTAACGAACTGATCTAGAAGTTGCTGACGAGTGACGCCACTCTTAAGGTGATGCATCCACATTTGAGCACCGACCGTATCAACTGCTGAATATTTCATGATGTTGAGATATAGCCATTCTACATATGCTTCGTCACTTAAATTGTCGGGCGGTGTTGGCGGCTTTACTTTCTCATGGACAACGATTGGACTATCCCAAGTATTCGTACGATCCTTGGGCTTGATACTATCAAGTAAGAACTCCCATTGCTTCGATAGCTTATTCCAGTCATATACTTCTTCAACGCACTGACGGGCTTCTAATTTCATCTTGGCGTGTCTTTCTTTATCCGTCAAAATGTCTCGCATCTTTGTAGCCATATCATCAATGTCGGGTAAAGCCCTCATGCAAGAAGTTTCTGGTTCGTAATAATAACGCTGGACCTTAATAACTTCGCCGCCCTTATGAACCCCATAAGTTTCGGGCGTAATTTTGTGCTTTGCGAAATGCATATATTCTTGCGGGAATCGTCCCTTTTCACGCATTGCCGTGTAATCCATTACAAGAGTCGGAACGCCACAAGCCTTAGCTTCTTGAATTGGCATTCCGTCACCCTCGCAAATCGAACACTGCACATACAGATCCATTAAGTTATAAACTTCTGAAAGGGCTTCGCGGTTAAAACCTTTGCCCGTGGTTGGGCAAGTGGCACTATTCTTGCCGCAGTGCGGACATGGCATCGGCACAACATTTTGCTGAATTGGTCGGCCGTGAATTGCCATTGCATAACCAATATGATTCTTTCTACACGCATCGTCATGGCACATGAATGTCTGTAGGATAGAGTTTTTAATGCCCTTGAAATGATTTTGCATCCAAGGATATCCCTGGAGTCTCATGATATGGCGAGGGTAATCGTAACTAAAGGCATTGTCTGGCCAGCAAGAATGCAAGAGAAGAACTGATTTATCTACTACCGATTCTCCCGCGTACTTCTTCTTCATACGTGAAAATGCGTCTAGTAGATCGGGATATAGCTTTCGAGACTGATTTCGCATCACTGTGCCAATCACAGGAATGTCCGACTTAATGCCATACTTGGCTCGAATAATCTCTCGATCCTCTGGCTTGAAGCCTTCAATATCTACACCCGGCCGCATTGGACGGGGAAATACTTTCATTTTCTGGCTCTGACGCATCAACGTGTTAATGCCATAATCTGAGTATGAAAGAATGATATCGGCCTGTTCGTAGTCAGCAATCCAATCTTCGTGCTGTGGTTCGGCGTCAACCGTAGGCATCCAAACCAATTTCATCCATTTTCTAAATGGAGAACGTAATTGCCACGTAAGCATCCAATTGTCACGAATATCGATAACGATATCTGGCTTGAAATCCGCTACGGCTGCGTCAAATTTCCATGCCCCGAACTGATTAATGTTCTGTCCTTTGTCGCGGGGATTGCTAGAGGGCTGACTGTAGATGTGATTTTCTTGATCGTTAGTGGGCATGACGCCATAGAATTTCCAACGACCAGCAACGAAGTTAATTGCTAATGGATCGTCGGGACGAATATAACTGCCCAACTCTGCAATCTCGTATTTTCCTGTAGCGACCAGACGAGGTAGTAATTCTCTATAGTATGTCGAGAATCCGGTAGATAGACAGGAGGCTTCACCGACGAATAGAATTCTAGTCTTAGATGGCATTAACAAGATCCTTCCTTAAACGAGATAGTATTCTATAGATAGCACTGACAGACATTTTGGTGGCTTCCGCGATCTTATCGACGGAAACATTGTATAAATAATGCTGTATGAAAATACTTCGTTCTTGGTCAGATGCTATTAAATCATTAATGTAAAATTCGGGACTTAAATCTATCCCGCGAGTATCTGCATAATCACGGTCCCCAAGAGACTCCGGCTGTCTCTGAGGGACCGCTTTTAACATGGCACGCCGAACCGATATCGCAATATACGGACTAGATTTATGTGCTAGTTTATCTGCTGTCAATGCACCTATTTGGCAGAGGTCGTCAAATAGACCGGAACAGTGATTACAGCGGCAAATATCTTTGGCTATGTTCTGAATCAGATTAGAAAGGTAGGTCATCTTCCTTCGGACCCTGAGTCGTAGCAGCGGCAGCAGCAGCGGGGGCCGCTTCCGTGGTTCCCGTTGACTGTGAACGTGGAGGATTGACTTCAAAGATAAGCGGGAAAAGTGAGCCCGAGAATCCCGGCGTATTGTCTCGCTTCTGGAAGAGTGAGAAGTTCCAATCGCCCGTGACGCTTACGCGAGCACCCTTGACGAGTTCTCCCATGCGACCGGCCCATAGCTTCATAAGACCACCAGTTAGGATAATGGTCGTGTAAAGTGGGTGAGATCCGGCAGAGCCGTCCTGCTGACGGTCATATAGATTAGAAACAACTTCTACACGAATAGCCTTCTCTGTAGTAGTTGGCTCCTTAAAAATACGACCTGTTAGGGTTTGTACAATCTTATCTGACATTTCTTGCTCCTTTGGTTTTGTAAACCAGTAAAGTTGGTATAGTAGCTAATCCACTATTATGCAGTAGCCAGCCATTTTTACCTAATTCGTTTAATTTCTTTTCTACAAACGTATTCAAACTCTGACGCTGTTGTGGATTTAACGGATTGCCCAGGAAGGCGTGTGCAACAGCAGCACTTAGATCCTCTGGTAATTCGAGTTCGACAATTTTATATTCGTATTGTGTCATCTTACACGCTCCAACCTATCCACTAGAACAGATCCCCGCTTATCTATTTTGCCTTTAATTCTAGCAATATTACCAATTAATATGGCATTCTTAATATAGTTCCAGGCTCGCGGGAACACAACAAAGTTATCTAATTTAGCTGTATTATCTGTAACTGTTAAGAACGCCATTTCTTCTTGCTTTGTCTTTGTTAATACCTTTTTAATATTCTCAATTCTCACAATAACTTCGATGGGCATATCCTCTCCACCAAAGTTTATGATATCGCTGCATTTATTCTTGGACACAAATAAACTTGTTTCGTCTCCGCTGAGAGCAATACCAAGATACGTCTTTTCCCAACCAATCTTAGATACGAAGCCGTCGAATGTGTCGCTCGCATCATACTCTTTTAGTAGTTCGCGTAATGTCGCTCGGCGTCTAACGTTGGGAATTTTAACTTGCCACTGTTCTTTCATGGCAACTGAACGCACATCATCCGCCAGGGCCTTCACAACATTGACCCACGCATATTCTGGATGGTCTGTAATAATCTTTCTTTCAGCGGGGGTTAGGGATTCATATAGATTGAAGTGAGCGTAGGCTTGACTTCTAGACATGCCAAACGAATCAAGAGCCCCGCTATAAATAAGAGATTCCATGACTCTGCGATTCACGCTTGTCTCGTAAGCCTGAAATATGAAATTGTGAATGTCGGATTTAGGCATAGCTGCATAAGCTCGACGGGCATTATCAATGCCTTTTTCGCCAGCCCCCTTTAAGAAGGATAGACCAAAGGCAATCTTATTATCACTAGTAATCTCGAAATCCGAATTGCCCTGCTCGATACGAGGCGGCGTTATCTCAATGTTAAAGAGCTTGCTGTCGTGAACGAATTGATTAATGTCTTCAAGAGTGTCTTGGGCCCCTTCGCTATTCTTAAGGTTGGCACAAACAAATTCAACCGTGTAGTTGGCCTTTAAATAAGCCGTGTAATAAGCCAGTAGGGCATAGCCGATTCCGTGCGACTTGTTAAAGCCGTATCCAGAGAATTTGTCGATATAAGACCAAATCTGTTCGGCGGCATCCTCTGGAATGCTATTCTTTACACAGCCATCTACGAACGTCTTCTGCCACTTACGCATTTCTTCGGGCTTCTTTTTACCCATCGCCTTTCTTACTAAGTCGGCGTCGATCAGAGACATACCGGCTAAGACTTTACAAATCTCAATTACCTGTTCCTGATAAAGTAGAGCACCGTAAGTCGGGTCCAAAATTGGTTTTAGGGAATGATGCACGTAATCTGGCATTCGTTCGCCAGCCTTTACGTCCCTATACATTTCATGCATCTTTGATTCCATCGGCCCAGGGCGAATGAGCGAAACTAAGTCCGAAATCTCTTCGATTGATTTTGGTGCAAGTTGCTTGCTCCAAGTTCTACCTAGTTGCTTTTCTAGCTGGAATACTCCAACCGTCTTGCCTTCGGCCAAGAGAGTAAACGTCTTTTCATCATCGAGGGGAATGGTATCAAGAGTTATATTTAGATTGTGACGTTTGTTTGCAATATCCAAAGTATCCTGAATAATATCAAGGGTGGATAAGCCTAGTACGTCCAACTTAAGTAGACCAAGATCATCTACGGCCTGCATGTCCCAGGCGAAAATTAATGACTTATCGTCCGAGGAGCGGCATAGCGGATATTCGCCCTCAGAGAAGTTCTTGTTGGAGATTACGACGGCGGCGGCGTGCGTGCCAAGGGACTTGTAGCAGCCCTCTAGAGCCCTTGCAACGGAAAACCAAGCCTTGTACTTGTCCTCATATGCTTTTAATTCTGGCACCATTGTAATCGCTTCATCGAGCGTAATCTGTGAGTGCTCGTCATTTTTAAGAGGCAAAAGCGATGTAATAATGTTGGCCTCATCGAACGGCATACCATAAATCTTAAAGACTTCTTTAAGTACGGCACGGGCAGCCAATTTATTGAAGGTTGCCAACTGTGTTACCTTTTCGTGACCGAATCTAGCTTTAATATAATCGATCACTGCGGCCCGCTGAGAACGAGGGAAGTCTGTATCAATATCTGGTAGACTCTTGCGACCAACGTTAAGGAATCGCTCCCAAATGAGCCCATATTTCATAGGATTAATATTCGTAACGCCTAGTGCATAACTTACAAGACTGCCGCCAGCCGAGCCACGTCCAGGACCAACAAGCATATTTTGAGTTTTCGCCCAATTCACTACGTCGGCAACAATTAAGAAATAATCGGCAAAGCCGAGCGTCTCAATGTCCTTAAGCTCTCTTTCGAGCCTTGCCTGATAATCTGGAGCCCAATCGTGTGTAGCTGTTTTAACTGTCTCTCGTAAAGTTTGCATGGCAGTCTTACCTTCTGGTAAGAAGCCGTAAGATGGTAGCCTTTTTTCGGCAAAGTTAATTGTGACATTGCATCTATTGGCAATATCATTGGTTAAGTCTTTCTCTTCTTCTGAGAACGTAAGGCCATCCATTTCCGTTCGCGTTTTGAGATAATATTCGTCCGTCTCAAAAGAACTGCCGCTCATTCTATTGTACTGAAACTCTGCCATCTTACGCAGGGCTTTATGGGCTTCGGCATCTTTAGATTCAACGTAATGAACATCATTCGTGGCGACGGTTTTAATACCGTATTTCATACCAACTTTACGAAGTGCCTCGTTAATCTTTAGATATTTTGATTCCTTGAGGTCTTGTACTTCAATATAGAAGTGATCTCTGTCAAAAATACTAAGAAGCTTTCTTGTGATTGCTTCTGCCTTGAATGTATTGCTTACTTCTCCATCGTCATTAAAGACGATATTTTTTGCCAGAATACCACTATGACAAGATGTCAGTAGAATAACGCCGTCTTTATGACTTTCTAGAATCTTAAAATCAATGCGTGGTGAATAATAAAAATGCTTCTCGTCGTTAGCAAGATTTACCATCTTAATGATATTATTCCAGCCAACGTTATTTTCTGCCAGCAAAACTACATGATATACATCTTTGGTCTTTAGCTGGATACTCTCGGCACAATCTTCAACGACGTTTAATTCAATACCAAGAATAGGCTTTATTCCTTGCTTCTGACAAGCCTTGTAAAAAGGAATTGCATTGAATAGGTTATTGTGGTCAGTAATAGCAATAGAAGCCATCCCGGCGTCTTTTGCCGCCTTGGCAATGGCTTCTGGTGAGCAAGATGCGTCCAAGAAAGACGCTCTAGAATGTAGATGTAAGTGTGTAAATGATTTCATAGGTCTTCTTTTGTTGGAGCTTTTTCGCCGCTCTTGTAGTTTTTCTCTGTGGCCTTCGTTATTATTTCTCCAACAGGCTTGGTATTTCGCTTTGTTTTTAACTTCTTAACTCGCTCTTTATTCCGCTGAGTAAATTCAGATTCACGGAAATTATAATTCTTATCGTAGCTCCCCGCGACCGGGCGTGGGCATCCTTGTCTATCCCATAGGTCGCCAACCCTTGTTCTAGTCTTGGCAACTAATAGCTTGGGAACTTCTAGATGATTCCCCTCTAAAGATGTAAGATTAGATCCGCAAGATCCGACCGGACACAATACTTTTTTCTCATTCAAAAGGGCTGTAAATTCTTCTGGCGTCTTGTCAACATTTGTATATTCGCCCTGTCTGCCTCCCCACGAGAGGTTGCAATTGCCGTTATTAAATGGAGTGATCGTAATAACGTGGCCGTGCTCGCAAAGAAAATGCTTAGAAGCACTCCAAGATGCAGACTTAAATGCGGACATGCGTTTACCACAAGTGCCACAGACTATTTTGCCCTTGTCGAAACGGCTTTCGTTCTTACTGCTCGAAAGAATCTTGTGATCGTTATCGCAAGCGAATATCTTAAGTTTTAATGCCATTCCATACGTCCTTCGTTGCTATGTTGTCAATAATGCCGTACTTCAATGCCTCGTTCGGCCCAAAGAACATGTCCCCGGGCTTTCTACAGATTTTCTTCCACTCTACCATACCAATCTTGGTATTCGCGGTCATTAATTCTAAATACTTTGTTCTTAGCTGTTTAGTATGACGTAACTCTTTTGCGGCAGCTTCTACCGTTGCATCCGGTGCCCCTTCAATCCAAATGTCATGCACCATAAAATGGCAATTGGGAAAACTATATCTGAAGCCGGGGCTGCCCGCCGCCACTAGAAGTGGGACAGCCGATTGACATTGACCAATCGCAAGAGTTCTAATAATGTTCGGAACCGTCTTCATTATGTCATAAATAGCGAAAGCGTCGTATAGTTCTCCGCCTGGAGAATTCACTATAAGATCGATTGGGTCGGCACTAATGTCTGCCATACGGATCAGTGCTCGCATCACAGTATCCGCATTATCAGCTTCCAATTCCCCCGAAAGGAATATTCGGCGTTTTTTAAGACTAATGCCGTGTTCAATTAGATTCAAGCTTAAAGTTTCCCTTCCATAGTTTGTTACAAACAACTGGATCGCACATGGCTTTACACTTCCATTGAGTGCTCGGGTCTTTGCTGCCACATACTCTGGTTACTTCGTCCGTATTCTTAATTTTCTTCACAGTAAGAATAAGAGACTTTTCTGTGGCACTGTCCTGAATCGCAGTAAAGGCAACAGTCGATGGTGCCTTCGAGAAATAATCAAAAGTCAAGAATACATTCGTGAACTTATGCCCCTTTTTATTTATGTCTTCTATAAATTCTTTGCGGGCAGCGTAGGAACATATTCTTGCTTGTACATCCGTGCTTAGCTCATCAAAGTCTTTGGTGTGTTTGCCAAACTTATAATCGATGACCTCTAAGACACCATTACCTCGGTTTATAACGAGGTCTAATATGCAAATGAGTGGAGTTTCCGTCTCGGGAATCATAAACTCTATCTTATATTCTGTACCAACCAACATTTCTGCATTAGAATATAGAGGGTCATATCGACGGAATACGTCCTCTAAGATTCTTATACTATTATCGAAGAGATCCTTTGGACAACCTTTTAAGGCATCTAACTTCTGCAAACTGATAGAGCACTGGCCATCTTTGGCGTATTTGCATCCATCACATTCTGGTTGGACATTGGCATAATCATCTGGTTTAGCCCAAGCTAATGGAGACTCCATAGTGATCTTGGCACCAAACTTGTCTTCGGTAATTAATACTCCGCCATACCCCTTGTATAGACGATCCATCCAATCTTTGTCTGTGCCATTAGCAAACTTCTCTAAAATGTCATGAAGTAGACTGCCGTGCGTCGCTCCCCAATTAGATTTTAATTTTGCTTTCTCGTGATAAGTAAGCCAATACTTGAAAAGACAGGTATTGAACGTTTCTATTCGAGAGGCACTAGCATTTTTAATAAGCATTAAAGATTTTCTTTAGATCCTCTATAGAAGTTTTGCCAGGATCATTTTGCATTACTGGCTTATGAATATGGAAAAATTCCGACAATGATCTCTCGATTTTAGATGTTGCGTTAGTTCCCGCTTTATCTATATCAAGAGCCATGACTAGATTATTAATCCCTAAAGAAACTAGTAGTGATCTATGGGAGGCTCCGAAGTTACATCCTAATAAAGCTACCCAATTATAGAAACCGGCCTCGTCTAATCTTAAGCCGTCTAATGGCCCCTCAACAAGTATGAGGGTCTTTTGAAGACCGATATGATCTTTTGCCTTATCAAGATTAAATAGAAGCGAGCCAGTTTTTAATTCGTCCAGTTTCGGCCATCTATCATAATAGCGTCCATGCACCCATTTTGCTTTAATCTGATACTTGCCCCAATCTGCTTCTGGATAAATGGTGCGACCAGAAAATCCCACAAGGCTGCCGCGAATATCTCTAATCGGAAAGATTTGACGATTATGCATGAATGTGCCCAATCGATTCCAAAATCCAATCTCGAACTTTTTGAGAGTTTCTAGTTTATATCCGCGACCAAGTAGATAGTCGTAATTCGGTTGAAGATATCGAATAAGAGATTCGTTCAATGGCTCATGGATTCTTAAAGATGGGCCACTATTCTTATATTTCGTTTTTGGCTGTTCATCAATATTGATTTTGTGATTGCTTAAAAAGGTTGCAACCCAATCAAGCGAATCGTTAAAGCCACAGCCGACAACGCTGCGAATAAGACCAAAAACGTCTGCCCCCAATTCTTGTTCGCAATGATGTGTCCAGCAAACCCAATGTCCTACGCTATCTCGCCAAGAAAATGCAGTTGGATTATCGCCATCCCCCGGATGTTGTTTGCATGGGCACGACGCCTGAATAAGATCGCCGCTCCGACGATACGTTATTCCTAAAATATCAAGGATGCGATTAATGTTGGCGTTGGCATGATCTTTAAGCTTGGTACGATCGAGTTTAATCATCGTAGTCATCTTTTGACTTCTTATTATTATTCTTCTTTTCCTGCTTCCATTCTTCTAGTCGTTTCTTCTGCTCTTCTCGGTAATCGATTTGACTTAAACCAAGTTCTGTAAATTCTCCAATTTCTGGATTGAACGCGATATTAATATGGCCTCTTTCAAGTCCTGCACCGTATCGTGTTACTAGTGGCATTAAGAAGTAGTTGCCATTGCCATCCATTGACTTTTGATCTGTGTCTTTGCGATGCAGCAATGTCACCGAACTAACGTTATCGATAATTCGCTTGGCTCCGGCCACCATCTTAATATCGTATCCAATTGTGTTATTGGTTTGGCCAAGAGCAATCATGGGCACGTTCCATTTGTTCACGAAATCGTGCATAGCGGCCATATTAAGCCCGTGAAGCTGCCACTCTTGCAATTTGCCACCCTTTAATTCATCGAATGTTGCTAGCTTGATATAGTCGTATACAATTAAACATTGTGGGAATTTAGCCATTTTGTCTGGCTTTGCTGTCGTCATGACCCATCTACGAATCTTTGGAATAACCTCTTCCACGCCCATGCCGCTAGCCTCTAAATAAGAAAAGGGAAGTTCGCGTGCTTTGGACCAAAGAATCGGGTCGTTCATTCGCTGGCGATAAACTTTGAGGGCCGTAATTAGTTCGGGTTTTAGATTCATGCCAGCCCATTTATCGTCGTCCAATTTCCAGAAGCCCGTCTCAAGTATTTCGTATGGTACTCCTGCCATCATACCGACCAACCTAACAATCTGGTCTTTCTTTTTTAGTTCTGTGTCAATAAGAAGAACGGGTGCTCTAAATTTGTGGGCAACGTGCAACGCATTACGCATTCCAAACTGACTTTTGCCTGATTTGGCTGTACCAACTACGAATGTGATCGAGCCATTTCTAATCTGACCAATCTTATTTTGCCACACTGGGAATGCCAAGTCCCATCCAAGATGGCCAGGATTATTGGCTAGGTCCGCAATAACACCCTCGGCATCTTTACCTAGATTGATAATTTGGGCGTCATCATGATTTAGTTGCTGGCTAACGTTGATTAACTTTTGTTCAACCGTGTCCACCATTGTCATCGCAGGATCTAGAGTCGTATTAATGTATCCGCGAACCTCATCATTAACTGTGAGATAGGCTCTTTTAATCGTTTCCTTTTTAACAACCTGAAAGTGGTTGGCAGTTTCTTCGACTGACGGTGCTTCGGCGAAAATCTCATCAAGAAGCTTTCCGTCTTTGGTCATGGACATGAAGTTCTCACAGCCGAGATTTTTAGCTTCGGCGATAATCTTCATCTTGCTAATACGATCAATTGACTTATCTAGATAAAGCTTTTGCATGGCCTGGAAAACAAACTTGTGGGCCACACTCATGAAATCGTTTTCAGTTACATAATTCTGAAAAGCAAAGAATGTATCTGGATGTCTGATAAAAGACGCCAGCAGTAGTTTTTCTGCGGCAATATTAGCCATTCACAATCTCCAAAATAGCCGCCTTTAGCTCATCAAACGTAAGGTCTGGCTTTCGTATCTCAATTAATTTAATGGCGTTCAGCTTGCACCACTCCTTCTTATCTTGATCTCTTTTCGTCTGTTTAACAAAGTCTTTTTTATCTGCATGAAAGAACTTGTTAAAAGAATCGTGCTGTGAGCCTTGAAACTCGAAGGCTGCTTTAAAACTAGGAATAAAGAAATCAAGAGAAAGCTTGGTCCCTGGAATTGGGAATTCCTCAAGAATCGGCACGCCCTTGTAAAGTAATTTTAATTGCTGGCCGAGATTAAATTGGCCATCTGACTTGCACTGGTCTTTAGTGCGGGTAGGATATTTGCTCTGCGAGACTTCGCAATGAACTTCCTGACCATTAAGACTCTGAAATTTCATCTGTTTCTATTACATTCTTTGTTGATGTGCTTTGAATGAGGAATGCTCTTAGCTTCTTTTCCAGATGGGCACAGAGAATTGGGTCTATCGTAAAAAGACGACGGGCAGCATTAAACTTGCTGCACATAATGTGCTCTCCGGTTTCCTTGCCATCCTTGTCAAGCGTCGGGAGTTGTACTTGTGCTCCGCCCTTTCCTCCCATTTGTAACAGGCCGAACTTGGCCATCATATTAATGATTTCTAGTTCTCGGTAGATGCCATTAAAATATAGAATAGGTACTACGCCGTCCTGTCCTTGCGGGGCACACTTATTCTTAATGACCTTGTATCGCATATTGAAACCAAGAACGTTTCCATCAGTAGTTACGATCATTTCGGCTTTACCCGGCTTCAATACTTCAATTCGCTGACTAGCGTAATACTTCATGGCATTGCCGCCGCTAGTCTCGTTGGGATTACCATAAGGACTCATCTTGCTGCGAAGCTGATTAATACAGACGAATGCCACATGATTATCTTCAATGGCTGTGATAAGCGTTCTGATTGCCTGCGACATTAATTTAGCGTGATTACCCATATGACTATCGCCGATCTCGCCCGTGAGCACGGCTGCGGGCACGCACGCATCGATAGAATCCAATACGAGCACAGAGTTTGGATTAGTCACGCACCATTTGCGACATAGTTCTAGTGCGGTTTCTCCATTTGGAGCCCACATAATCGAAAGTGGAGAATCCGGCTTATTAATAAACGGCTTGATGCTTCGAATGGTTTCGAGCAGGCTTCTATTAAGACTTCGCTCCATATTTACATATAGAGCTTTCTTGCCTTTCTTAAGGCCCTGCCCAATAATTTCAAGGGCGAGACTGGACTTTCCCGCACCTTCGCCACCATAGATTTCTACGATTCTTCCATCGGGAATTGGCACAACCAAGTCAAAGTCTAGACTGAACGATCCTGTGGCATTTAGTTCTGGATTCTCAATGTCTGATGCATTAATAATTTTTGCACCATCTACGCTTTCAACTTCCTTCGTGAATAGAGTTTGCTCCTTGGCCATTTTCCAATTCCTTTAATAATTCAATAAGTGTTTTTCGTTTAGGTTCTGTGATAGTACGGTCACTATATGGTGCCGCTTCTAGCCCCGTCATTTCAATCGGTTTGAATTTTTCTCTGTACCGATTAACTAATTCGTCAAGATTAAATTTAAGGAATAGTTTTTTAGCAACTACGGCGGCTTTAGCAAATTCTTGCTGAGAAAGCTCTTTGGGGCTGCACTTAAATATATAGAACGCTAGTTGATCGACCGATAGACCGTGGACTTTGTGCAACTTGCGAATTATTGCTAGCGTCTTAGACCAGAAGTCTCTATATTGACCTCGCCACGGATATTCACCAACATTCCCATAATTATTTAAGAAAATAAGTTCCGTGACAATATTAAATTCGTCGTGCTGAATCGTTGGAGTTGTGATCGACTGATATTTTGACATTTAAAATTCCCGCTAGGTCTTTTTGTCTATTATACGGTCTTTGCTCTTCTTCTATCGATCCGTTTTCTTTAATCCAACTAATGGACAGAGTATCTCCCCTGATAAATCCAATGCCGTGGGAAGTCTCTTGCATAATGTCTGGATGCAAGAAAGCTGTCTGACGTTTACTATGCCAATAGCCATCCAACTGCTGAAGACCATTCTCATCCTTAAAAGGAGGGAGTTGGACCATGACGCCATTTGCCTGGGACCGCAAACGAGTAATTTGTAGACCAGATTCTCGTACGTACTCTTGCAGCCTAATCCATGACGACGGTATATTAGGTAATCGATCTTCGAAGACTGTAGATCCGTCACTTAAGCTTGCGATCCATCTATTCGGTCCAACGCCTGGACTGTCTGCTCTGAAAGCGAGATTCGTCATAATACCTCCTTGAACGCTAGGTAATATGCCGGTTTTTCTGAGAAAAGTTACGGAAAAATCTTAGAAGTATTCTAATCTTACGGCGAAGCCGAAGTCTCGATTAGTTCCCGTAGCGGTCGGAGAAGCAGAAACGGCAACTATAAAGTCATGAACCGTTGCGGTCGCAGCCTGTGCATTAAGTGCAAGGGCATTGCTTCCGCTGGTAATATTAGTCCATGAAGAGTTGCCAGCACCACCAACCGTATTCTTTAGCTCGAAAGCCTGTACGGTTACGTTAGCAGGAATAGCATCGATGTTCGGAACGCCTGAGTTAGAGTTAAATGAAACCGCCCGGAACGTGGCGTTCTGAGTTTGTACTTGCTGAGCACTTGGCTCTGTAAACCGGCACATCAGAGTACCGGAACTTGCTGGCATATCGATTAAGTTGGGGAACGTAACGCCAGAAACAATTGCTACCGTAGAAGATGAGAATTTATTATTAATAAAGACGCCTAAATCGGCCCCGTTATGATTAGTTCTGTGGGTGCGGTCTTGGTATTCGCCAACGATTACTGAGGCGTTAGGAGCCCCTCCAGCACCGAAGAAGCCTACACGTAGAGGTGCAGACGTATCCCCAGGCTGCATATTAAATACTTCTAGACCGTTGGGGAACGCTCTATTGCTAGGCTGTCCACCCATCGCTCCAGAACATCCTGCGAATCTAATTCCGCTTACCATGAAAAATCTCCCATCAAATAAAAATAGCCAAGGCTTTTTAAACCTTAGCTATCGGTAAGTCCGAACGCCTGTGGCCCTTCGGGGCAAGTCCCACGAGATACCGTCTGGCATCCGGGTATAATTAAATTACACTAAGTAAAGTTGCCATATACGAACTCATAACCGGCTCTTGCCGTGACCGCCGCACCCAATGCACTGACAACAAACCCTTCCTGTGGTACAATAGATGATCCAGATAATTCACCTCTAAACATAACTACTACATTAGATCCATTAATAGCCATCATCCATGTACCGTCTGTAAAATAAGGAGATCCAGTAATTTGTTTCGGCGGATAGATTTTAGTTACTACGCTTGAATGACTGGCTGGCCACGCTGCAACGCTAACATCCACAGTATAAGCAATGCCAGTATCAGTAACAATGTCATTGCCAGGATCAGGATCTATTAATAGTTCATAGACCGTATCTCCAACGGCTCCGAAAACGCCGCCAGTAAATATATTGCCCTGAATCCAAGTTAATGTGTGTGCCCCATAAAACTTAGAGTCTGCCAGGATAAATCCGCTATCAAATAAGAAGATATTTCTAGCAGGACCAGATCCGCTTTGGGTATAGGCGTAGTAGTAAGTACCATCCCACGAGGCATGAGCTAAAACTCCAGGGACAGAGATAGTTGCAGTAAATACTGTCCAGTCTTGAACCGGTTGATCTACTGAAACAAGGTCTAGAGTAGATTTATCATATGAGAAGAATCCCATCTTTCTGTCGGCATCTGCTGTCGCAAGCATGGTGGACATTTTAACATAGTTTGTGCCGTTATCCATCAGACCAACCATGTTCTGCGTGCTCCAGGCGTGGTTGCCGCCGAGATCGTCAAATGCATTAGCTTGATCTGCAATTCTAAACCAAACGAATGACGGTGGGGCCAAAGGATTTAGTAGTCTTAGGCCGGAAGGATTAAGGATTTCGTCTTGGTCAATCCAGAAACTATTATCAAACACATAAAATCCGCTACCAAGATGAGTGCCGTTATAGGATAATTGTGGACTAAAACTTAAAGTGCCCGATGGTACAACTAATTTAGGATGAGCAGATAAACTATTGATTGCTCCAATACCATATCCACCAATGGCTAACGGAATGGGATCTACGATCGCCCGAGCACGCGGATCTACCGTGCCATTTAAGTGATTTCTAAATACACGGCCAGGAAGTGAAAGTACCGGATAGGCGTTATGAGAAATATCACCTTCTAGTGTTTGACGAGTTGCCGTTCCTGCGGCCAGGGCAAAATCTGTATCAGAGAAGAACATGTCTCCATCTAATATCATTTGTCCAGCGGTCCAATCTGCCGACGTTCTAGTTGTCCCGCCAGTCGTGAAGCTAAGTGCTTGTTCTCTGGAGTTTAAATTAACGAACAGTCCTGCGGTAGACATAAAGCCTGGGAAAATAGGTCCGAGTCTAACCGAGGCAATGTTATAAGTTACAGATAGAGTTTTGCCCCATCTTGAATACGGCTGGTAAGACACTTCTCTTAAGTCAATATCGGTAAGAACGCCACTAGCCCCAACGTCGTCAAAATCCATACTAAGAATTGGACCAGAATTAATTGTTTCTAAGGATCTTGTAAAATCTCCTTGAGTGCCGCTAATGCTTCCGACCCAAAGAAGCCAGTCCTTTTTAAAGGCTAAAATATTCCCGGCTAAATCGACGTTGCTAAACGAGAACATAAGCGAGAAGCTCTGCCGCATGTCTTCAATATAGTTCATGAAGAATGATCCAGCGGGCAAACCATTCACACGACCGTCAAGATTGGCACCATCAGGTCGAGGCGTAAATAATTCTGTGGCAGCATTAATATTAAAATACTTCTGGAACACGAACGGATCGTCATCAGATCCAAAGAATCTAAATAATTCTGCTGTATGGACGGTCATTGTTTGTTCGTATAGAATACCAGAAAAACCGACAGATCGACTATCGGGCACTCTAAAGGGATAGATTCCCTCATACTGATATGGGATGGTTCCAGAAGCTACAACCATGAATTAGTACCGAACGAAGGCTGGCTTGACTATTTCAACGAAACTAACGCTGACACCGCTACCGCTTACGGCATCTGGAACCGTGGTAGTCGCCAAGAATCCTCGGTCGCCAGAAGTGGCAAATTGTCTGTAAGGCAAAGGAATAACGCCACTGGTTTGGGCCCCATTTTCGGCTGCAATACCATTAGAATTAAGGATTTGACATACTGCCGTAGCAGCAATCGTACCCTCGTTAGTAACAGAAACGATTTCTACTGGTACTACGCCTGCACCAAGCGAAGTTCCATTAATATACAGGCCGCCAACGTTTGGCCCAACAGTAACAGATGCGTCGCCTCTTGCGGAAAGCGTAGTTCTATCGCCAATATTAACTGAGCCATTAAGAACTGGAACAGCCAAGATTGCTCTGTCGGCGTCATTATTTTCAAAGATTGTAACATCATATGTTCCGGGAACGTCTACGCTCACCTGTTCAACAGTAACGATCGTGCTATTGCCGAATGGGCGGCCTCCAGTAAAGTATCTGAGAATAGTAGTTCCGCCGGGCAATTCGAATGCATCAGTATGATAAATCGCAGAATCATCGACGTTTAAGAAGCCGTCAATGCAGATAGCTCCACGTTTTTGATCTAAGTCAGACGAGAATGAGTTGGCATATGGCTTCTTATAACCGTGAGCATCAACACCTCGATATCTTTCTTGGAGTGGTAATCCTACGCTTGCAAGCGTGAAGATGTCATTGACTTCGGAAATTCTAACTCGAACCGCTCTTTCTTCTCGTGTGGCAAAGAAAGGAATATCTCTGGCTCCGGCATCAATCAAAGGACTTGGCGGCGGAGGAGGAACCTGATTGCCTAACTTTAAGAATGTAAAGTCGATAGGATTAATAATACCATTTAGAATGGCACGGACTCTTTCTCCAAGAGGAGCTTCCTTGCCAAATTTTGGATAATAAGACTGTACCTTATAGCGAGTCTGGAAACCGTCAATAGAGAAACCAAGATTTAATTCATTGACTCCGTGGACGATTGATCCGTATAAACCATTAGCATCTACTTGCTGATTCGCAAATGAGTCAAATGAAAGCAATGGTAATCCAACTTGAGTAAAATCAGCAAATCTAGAAGTGTCACTGCGAACAACCTTGCCAATTACTCTTGCCATTGCACGGTCAGTCATAATATCAAGCGAATTTTTAGTTCCCTGTGGAGAGAATGCCCAGGGCACGAACTGATCGTCTAACTGCACTTCTTCATGTGTACGAGGATTCAAAATACCTGAAACCCAAGTGGTTGGATAGATTTGTCCATATCGAGTTCTCGCCTCTACGGGCACGACAACACCGCTCAACTCTGAATATACATTTAGAACAATTGAAGGATCTACTATATCCTGTAAGCCTGAGCCACCCAACTTGTCTCGTGTAGAAATTAAAGTTTCTAGACTTCTAATTATTCCGTCATTTATCAGTCCCGTACGTGGTCCAGCATTAATTGGCAACTGACATAACAAAGTGCCTTCTGGATAAGATTCGAATGAGAAGAGATCATTGCTTCGTGGGTCAATAACTCTCTGACCAACCATAGAAATTTGCACAGGGATGTAGTGTCGTCCATCGCCAGATGGATTAAATGGTGGAGCATCCTCAGTCCAGTTCGCAAAGGAAGCCGGAACGTCGTCACCTAACGGACCATAAACGGTGTCAGCCGGTAGGACGCAATGGGCAGCAACTCGGAAGTCGTCTGTGATAAATGGACTGACTGGCCCTAGCTGTCTGTTAATTTCATAATTTTCTACGAAGAGGCCGCTTGTCGAGCCAGACGGAGATAGCGTTGTTCCATTAATTTGGTTTTCGATATTTGCCCATGCGGCATCGATTGGACGGAACATCCCGGAGGCATTATTAAACATAACTCCAGAAGCAATGTAAGTGCGTCCATAATGTCTAGAGGCGTGGTTTCTTACCCTGTTAAAGAAATCAAGAGTCCAGTTGTGTTCCTGATCTCGTCTGTTAGAAATGATACGAATACCAGACTGCCCCGCACTCGTGGCCTCGCCCGCGAGAGGCATTAACGGATTGAGGCGGCTTTGGAATGTTCCGTCCTGGGCCGCGATAGATCCCGCGTCCGCTGGTAATTCAAACCCAGGAGGATAATCACCACTACTATCACTCTGGAATTTCTTAAAGTATGACCATTGTTCAATACCCGCCATCGAAAGCTGGAGTTCGCGTTCGTGAGGAATATAGGTGCGATAGAAACCATCAGCATCATAGAAACCAATCGTTAATTGATCCCACGCCTTCTTGAATACAATGTGATTATCAAGAGCAGAAGTATCTAGACCGTCGATTGGACTTAATAGTTGCGAGTTAATTACGCCTTGCTGATGTCCGCCCATTAGTCGGAATCTTGTTGGATCAGAAACTACGTCCTGTCCGAATCCTAATTGGACGGTTTCATTAAGACCGCTTGCACTGCCGAATGTGGACACGTAATCAAGAATTCTGTTTTCAGTAACATCAAAGATATTCTTTTTATTCACGAGATTTAATTGGGCAGAACTCATGTTCCAATACCAATCAAATCCAGAGTCCGCTAGGATACGGCTCATCATTTCGTCAATAGTTGTTAAGTTAAATTGCCAACGCAGATTGTCTAGGTCGGGTCCAAGATTCGCCTGAAGTTTAGCTTTTGTAGGCAGTTCTGAAACTGGCAATGAAGACTTGCCCTCGTTATATGTATAATCGATTGCAGAAAGAATCTGAGTATAAGTCGCCCCAATATCAAGAATTCTCTGATACTCTAGTGTTAAAGGATCAGACGCAGTACCATCAAGATTATAAAGCCCATTGACTTTACGGAATGCTCTTGCTACAGAAACAACTCCCGATGGGACGTTTTCGCCCAAGTCTTCTGTATGTATCTTAACTTTTTGTAGGACTCTTCGATAATCTTCTACATTGAGATTAATCATCGTCCCATCTTTACTAGTCACGTAATCTGAGTGAGTAACATAACCCCGTAGGAAAAAGTCTCCCACATAAAGTTCAAAGTTGCTTCCGATTGGCGGCAATTGGCCTGATGCTCCGTGGAATGAGGAGGCATCGCCAGCGGGCACCCATTCCATCTGAAACGTGTGCGGCGTTAAGTTAAATCCGAAGTTAGCATTTAATGAAGCAAGAAATGCCGTTAGATTATAGCCGGGCGTGCCCGATGCAAATAAGCCAGACGGCCATGCAATTGCATTGAATGGTAGACTTGATCCACTGACTGAAATTAATTCGCCCATTAGTTATCCACTCCTGCCACCAAACTGTCGCCCCAAATGCATCCTCTAGAATCCCTGACAACCCAAACCGGTCTATAAACTCCTACTTCTGTATATACGTGCAAAGGATTAATATTAATACTCTCTTGTCCATCATCAAAGCTAAGTAGTTGTGCCACAATTGCCACATTATTTGGCTGTGATATTACCGTCTGACTAAACTGTACGCTTAATGGAGCAAATCCTTCTCCCGGGATACCTGATAATGCAATATTAACTGGAGAAACTCCAGACGCTAAGTTAATGATTCTTGTAGCTGAATTATGCTGACCATTAGAATCAATCACTGAGAATCTTACGATATATACTCCGCTCTGAGAGAACGTATGTGATACGGGGTATAAATCATTTCCACTCTGGCTTACTAGAACCGGTGCATTAAAGTCACCGAAAGTAAACTTGGCTTGGACAATGCTCTTGCCTTGTACGGCTCGACCACTGCCAATAAAGTATTGGTCCCAAGGAATTGAAGTGCCGAATAATGTTGCATTCGGAATAATAATGTCCACTCCTGGGGGCTGTTCACTCTGGAACACTACGATTTGAGCATCGAAATCGCTTGTGTTTGTTTGATTAACTCGGAACTTCGCGTCGAAATCTGAGAATGAGAAGAATTCAACAGAGAAGGCCGCGTCAAAATAATGAACGTTTCGGATGGCTCCACGCATCCAGCTTCCGATGACTCCAGAAGCCATGTCTTTGCTGGAAATATATCCGCCGATTGCTCCTGACGCCCCAATGGTCGCAGAGATATAGGCACCCACATAACCAGATGGTAGACTTAGGGCTGGTAGATATCCGCCAATGGCACCAGAACTTTCGTTAGCACCATTAATATATCCGCCAATCAATCCAGAGCCGGTATCGAAGCCGGTCATATAGGCACCAATCGTGCCATCTGCACCAGCTAATCCTACTACATAACCTCCTATTGCTCCTGACGCTTCCGTAACTGATGGAGGGCCAATACCATTTAGAGCAACATATCGTGCTTCTTCATCTGTAATTGGACGAGACATGTAAAATACATCGGTCAATACGCTAAGCTGAGCACCACGGGCCGTACCGAATGCCCAAGTACCAGTTTGTGGAATCATAAAACTGATAAAGCGAGATTCCGGCACCATAGGCTGATGGAAGCCGCTGGCAGGCACGGCCATTTCGGCAACCTTCTCGCCATTCAAATAGCCTTTAGCTATACCACTTACACCACCATTTGGCGAATGATTAAATGTAAATATTACATGCTCAAGACTGTCTATATGACCAGGATTGAAATAACCTCGTCTAAATATTTCAATATCAGATCCCGGATCTGACACTGGCGTTCTTAAAATAGCACATTTTGTCTGAGAACTTGCGGGGGTCGCCGCATTCGTCAACTTCATCTTGCCATCTTGCGATAGCCACATGCATAAGTTACTATCATCATCAAAACCAATGGCCCATGAAGAATCCGAGAAGACGGCACTTGTCGCACTGCTTGGCACGATACCGTATGATAATACAACAACTGCATCTGAGGCGGCCGTCGCTTCTCTTGGTGCGATCCAAAAGCCAACTGAAAATCCGCTTTGTGGAATCTGGAATTGAGCACCTGAAACTGCGAACGGCGGCGGATTTGCTGCCGATAGAGCAGTGCCGTTATATGTAATACCGCTGGCCTGTCTAGGCGTAGGGGCATTTACGAATCCCATTGGTATATAACGAAGTGTGAATGCAGACTGTGAACCAACAGACCGAGCGATAGCTGTTAAGTTATTGTTCTTAGAACTTAGGTCGGTAATGCCAGATCCAGCATCAGGACCACTAAATCTCCAGTAGCCCTCTAGATTTGGATCTTGGATTGTTAATGGGGCACTAGGAATACTATTTGAGAAATTACTTATTGTCTTGCTGGAGTTAATACCAGATGCGGCCAATCTTAAAATGTCGTTTCTGCTGAATGTTCCAACCATGCAGAAAATGCCATTCATATAGATTTGGCCTAGTCCGTCTTGGCTAGTTACTTGCGAACTGAATGTGTCATTTAAGCCGCGTCCACCAATTTGCATAGTCCAGTTGTCGGCAGCACCATTGGCGTCGAGATCGTATAGTCGGGCCGCTGGACCGACCGCCGCATTACTTGCAAACACATTTCTTGTTACTGGATTTCCATTAATGTATAAGCAGCACTCAATCGGAGTTAATGTATCACTATTAAATGGAAGAAGTGGCTTGGCATGGAACATTACTCTAGACTGGATGCCATTTATTAACGATCCAGAAACTAGCGGAGTCATTAAGGATGTGCCATCTGCACTTTCAAATACGATGATTACGCCAGAAGCAGGATCAGAATGTAGAGTCAAATAAGAGAAGAATGAGTCTGTAGCACTTACTTCGCCAAAATGCGTCAGCATCGAGTTAGTTTCGCGGCCAGCTTGTCCGAAGTAGTTAGTGGGCAATGAACCGCTTGGTGTAACATTAAATCCAATAATATATTCATTAATAAACGTTGGAGCACGAATATCTCGTTCATCAGAACACATTCGGAAACGTTGACAGAAATCCGTTGAAGACGTACGGCTCCATTCGCCTGTAACAGAGGCGGTATGAGGAATACCATCGCTCGCACCCATGACCGCCCACGCACCCGAGGTAATGCCTCTGATTGGATCTCTTGCTAAACTAAATCTATCTGTTCTACCTAATTGCCCCTTATCAACGCTGGCTTCTATATTATCCCACATAGGATCTGCGGCACACTGGACAAGATGGCCAGGAATACCACCGCTGGAGAAAATCATAGAAGTATCGCGGATTAATAGATCGTTTGTTCCAGATCCCGTGCAATCCCAATAGCCACGTAACCTAGGATCATGCACTGAATAGTAGGTTGGAGTAACATCTACACCGCTCTCGGCAATAAACTTAATTTCTGAGGGTAGTAGCGGTCTGTTCGCAATAAATATATCGCATACGGCACAGTCATCACCACCAACGTTGCTATAAGTATCAACCGCTTCGTTAATTACTCCACCTAAGAAAACTAGTGGATATCCGCTGCCCGCAAGCCGTTGCATTTGTGGCAACATTGAGTTCGGCATTGTGCCGCTCTGACTTAATAGGCCGTCTACGTAAAATGCAATACCTTTTGTCTGTTCGTCGTATACGAGAGCCGCGTGGTGAGCCATCGAAAGGAAGTGGTCACCGTCATTGTGGTAAAGAACAGTTGTATTTGCAACAGTAACAAGGCCGCCATCATATAGGCGGGCGGACATACGAACGCTGTTGGCCGCACCAGATGCAGATACTTGGAAACCGCCGGTTTGTCTAGCTGGACCGAATTCTCCCGTAGGCCCAACTGATCCAAATGAGAAAAGCGTTGTATTGTCGAACGTTGTTGATGTTACGCCAGCCGCATTATCTTGGAAGAACCAGCCAGCAATCGTAAAGCTGCCGTTTCCGCCATACAATAATTCTATTAGAGTTCCGCTCGGCGTTCCAATTGCCAAGTCGATAGAGTTTGTAGTATCATTAAATGCCATAGCATGATTGAATGGGCCAGGACAAATAATGTAGTTACCGATCGCACCTTCGTCTTGGTTGGCAAATAGATTTAAGTGATGACGGCTAGCGTCAATAAAACCGGGACTAATAAATGGTGCATAAGTTACTATGCTAGGATCAGAAATAGTAACTGCTTTATATGCCGGATAAGTTAAGGCACTATCTACTTGTAGTCCGCCCTGATTGTGGATTTGGGCGATTTCGGCCGCACTCAAAATACGATCGTAAGCATAAACACCAGAAATGAGGTGGCCCCATCCAGCCGCTTCGTCATATCTATCTGTGCCTACCGCGTTAGTGTCAATGCATCCACCAATTGTTAATGGACGATCTGCCCACTGGGCATTAGAACTCACTAGTTGTGTTGGCGTAATAATCGCCGCACCAGAAACGCCGTTCTTATAGAGTGTGATTTCGTTGGCAGTACCAAAGTGCTTGTAAGTAAATGTGATGTGCGTATAAGCACCAGACTCAATAGGAATATCTAGTCTACGATCATTGGCCGCAGTCGAATTAATGACAACCGCGAACGCTCTTAAACCTGAAGCGAAAACGTCTTGCGTGAATTGAGCGGCTTGCTGTCTTGCTCCAGACACGCCAAGATAAAGGGCTTCGTTTGTAGCACCTTTTTGAATAACGGCATGTCTCTTGGCCATGATCTCTGTCGTGGCATGTTTAATAAAACCATCAGACTGCGGACTAATCCAATAACCGATAGTAAAGCCGCTTTGAGAAATCGGCGGAATAGAAAGAAGACTTCTTGAGTTCCAGCCGCCAGGACCGATAATAAGAACTTTTTCTGCTGCGGTATTATTGGCCGCCGCATTAGTTTCTGCGGTTCCTTGCACTCGATAACCAAAATGAGTTGTGCCAGATTCGGGCATAAATATGCCGTCTGTGCCCGGCCAACATGATTGAGGTTCGTTTGTATCACCGCCGGTAATATGAACGTGCCAATCGTAGCTTAGACCACTGCCACGATTATTGAAATAAGCGGGGGCATAATTCTTAAAGAACGCAGCACCGCTAGGTTCATTAAATGGACTCAGAATTACAAGATTGCCCTCGTTATTCAGTGCCATTATTGAACTCCATCATACGGCATTCGCCGGTAAATGGGCTGACACGATAACGTCTACATACTGAATGACCACCATCTACACAATCAATATTAATAAATAGAATGCGAGACTGTTCGATAGGCGATGGAGCAATTAACCATGATGGCGGTTTACCTTCCATATGAATATCATAGAATTCAATGGCAAAAGCTACGTCACCGATTTTTAATGTCTCATCATATAGTCTGCCATTGAAGATCATGGCATCATTTTCAAGACTTTGGATGGTTGCCACTTTATCGGCAATAGACTGGACGATGCCTGGAAAAATAAGGACAGAATCGGCGGCAGTGCCACCAATTTTAAACATTTCGTGATCGGCTTTGTGGCATTCAATTAAAATGCCATGTCCGCTGTGGGTCGTGAGCTTTAATAGCCCACGATTCCCTTCGTGTTCGAAGATGTAACTAGCCATTATACTGTCCCTATCACCCGAGGCTAGGCAAATAGCCACGCCCGAACTAGAATTACACTAATAAAAAAGGCCCACACTCAGGATAGAGTATGGGCCGGGTCGTCAATTAGTTGACGTATATCGTTAGCTAATTACGCTAGGATAGTGAATGGATTCGTTACAGTTACGCCGACACCAAGGTTATTGAGAGACGTACCTTCTGCGTGTAGAGCACGGGAAGTCGTCTTTCGGTCGGTGAAGTTCGCAATCTTCGTTGAATAGCTCCAGAAAATCACGTTTGCACGGTTTGCAGAGCTTGTAAAGTTCTTCGTTGCCATTGAAAATCTCCCTATTTCTTTTTATTGGATGACCATCCATGTGCGGTCAGGAGTTAAAATACACTAATCAAAACTATAGTCATATACAATCCCTATCCTTAGAAGTCCAGAACCGGTAATGCCATAAGACCCCATAGGATAGCCAAATGGTACAATTAAATTCATATACATAAACTGGGACACATCTGCATCCTGTTCCCCGTCAATACGATTATCGCCGTCCTGTCTAAATAAATTAGGGGTTGTGGGCACTACCGAAGGTAGGCGGCCGGTTATTCCAGATGTCCAGATAGGATTAGGTTGCCAAATGCCACTGGCGGCATATTGGATAATAGCAGGGTCTAGGCCAACGTCCCTGGAGCCACTTAAAGCAGAACCTTGGCTCAAGAACACCTTCATATCAGATAATCTAGCCCCGCTGGTGGCCATTCTGAGCGTTAGGGCTGATACTGTAGAGTTAATGTGGGATACGGGCACTCCGGCATTAAATTTAATGTCCCTGAAAACTAATGTCCCCGAAGATCCTGGGGTATATGTTTTTGCCCCCAAAGCAACCCTTTGAACGAAGGCGAAAGCACCGCCCTCAATATGACGATTCCCTACAGGACTACTTGTCTCCGTAGTGTCATATTCAAAAATCTCTATGATTGGCGGTCCAGGGAGGGTCATTTATACTCCGTATCTAATTCTGATATCTTCTTCTTCGTCGGGCTTTAATGGCTTCCACCCAACAAATGTCCACTTAAAAAGAAAGATTCGTTCGCCGATTTTAATTCTCTTTATCCATTTTGGTAATTCTAGAGGTAAATTCGTTTCGCTTTCTAAAATAATTTCTTGCGATACTTCCATACTACTCTCCTTAAGAGAAATCGTACAACAGTCGATATCTAAATGATCCTAGACCAGCACCTCCATATGTACCAGGAGGAACATTAGTATCGACAAACACAGCTAGATACATATATTGTCCGACATCCTGATCCAATACTCCAGACAGGTGTGGCTGTCCATCAGTATAGTTAGGAGCAAGAGTGCCTTTAAAATTAGGAGTAGAAGGTACGACTGTTGGGGTGTCCGTATCGGCCTGGGTCAAGTGTAGGCCGTTATTAAAGTGGATGGTTTTTCTTTCAAGAAAACGATAGCTGCCAGCACCCCAGGCCGACAAAGAAACAAGAAACGTTCTAAGATTGAAAATCCCGGAGGCATTTCCTAATGTGGATGCTCGTGGGAAAACTAGCATCGTGTCGCTGACCTGACCAGAAACGGCGACATTCACAGAGCCGAAATCAAGTTCACCACCGACTTGTGTATTCACATTTTTTAAATAGCCGAACGTAGGATTCTTCTGATGTCTGTGGCCAGAAGGATCTATGGTCGTACTGTGATTTAACCATTCAATTGTTGGAAAAGTAATCATTAAATTGCCCTTAATGTAATGTCTGCTGTTGGAGAAATGACATCTACGAGGTCTACTGTAAAGATGTAATTAACCGTAGCCTGTACTGTCAAGTCAACATCGCCCGTCTGTTGTTCCAAGCTCGCCACCCGAAGGGTAATAAAGTTGGCAGAGTTAGCGTGAATTCTTCTTAGTCTGTTTAATTCATCTTGAACTGCGGCAATAGCCCTATTAGTGTCTGCCTTTGGATCACCACTATATTCGGCAATAGCTTGGCAAGTAATCCCAACATTGCCTTCCGTAGTTGTACGGATATCCTGTAGTAATGGTCCGAGTCTTCGGAACGGAATTGGGTGCGAAGCATAAACACGAACACCATCAGTTCTTGTTACGCTCGAAGTTAGGGCGGCAATACCGCTTGGTAGATTAAGTTTACGATCATCTGAGAACGTAACATTGAAGTCGATTGTGCCCTGGCACTTATTCTCAGTGATTGAAATATTGGTTGGATTATTAAGATTCAAGCCGCTTGGATGAGTCTTGTATTTTACATAAATACCGGAGGCATCCCAAGGCCACTGTGGTCTAACATAATTAACGAATCCAGAAAGTGCCCTCTCGAATCCAACTCCACCGTCTGGATAGCCTATACTTAAGGTTCTACCTAGTCCTTGCACTTTACCCTGAAGGCTGACCGTTGCTATTCCGTCCTCATTTTCTGAGAATGATGAGGATCTTTCTGTGAAATAGAATGGTACACCAGAAACAATCGTAAAGACTTCTGTTACTGAGTATGTGCCATTAACTACGTCGGCAGACTCTTCGCGGGAAACCGCAATCTCAAATATTGGTCCGCCAGATGGATTGGATGGATGGATAAATCCGAAACCGCCAGAAGCGTTTGGTTGCGTGAAATACGGCAAGTCGATTGGCAGCTTGTCAATACCAAGATTTGCCTTTACTCTCGTCATCGCCTGTTGCAATGCATCTGGCTCACTACTTAAGCCTTCGGCACTAATCGTATGTGTTACATCAAGCGTGCAGCTAGAAGAATTCTCCTTGAAACTCCATTGATTAGAGAAGCTTTGGACCGAGCCGCTAACGCCCGAAACGCTAGACGTATCTTCAAGTTCTACAGTATAATCGAATCTAGTAACATGAACATCCGGCTCAATATTAACTGAATTTACTTTAGGACGAAGACCAGAAGCAATGACTGTACCACTTGCTAAAGTTCTATTAGCTGCACCGGCACGAATAACGAAGTCTTTATAGTCAGTAGAAAATACGCTTCTTAGGTCTTGCTGTTTCTGATACATCTGCTCGTAAGAGCCAGACGGTAAAATAAGAATAGAGCTATCTAGCGTAATTCGCGTGCGTGTGCTTTGGCGAGTACCGTCGTCTGCGAACGTAGTTTCGGTATTCCAAGTTAAAATAGGAGCGGGCGTAATATCTATACCGTCGTAGCTAACTACGACTGTCGGAATAGGCTCGTTAGGGACGACTGACTTATTCATTTAATTACTGCCCTTGACCGAATGAAGAAATAAGACCACGTTCTCTTAAGACTTTAAAGATTGCTTCGACAGCCGCATTAACCGGTCCTAAAGTTTGGTCAGCCTGCTCTTGCTGTGCCTGTCGGATACCTTGTCTTAGGGCTGGTTCTAGATTATCTAGACCAGCAACAGTTACCACTTGTCTACCGTTGGTTGTGACATTAATCTGAACCGGCTGGATAGTGCCAGTTGCAGTCTGTGTACCACCAGTGCCTGTTGTCGCAGTATCAGCACTTACAGTATCACTAATGGCTGTATTAGATGTAGAAATTTCCTCTAAAGTTGAGAGAATACTGTCTAGCTTATCTAATGTTTGTCTATCAATATCACTAGTATTATTATTGACATTAAGTTGACTAATCAAATTAGTGATAGAATTTGTAATCGCAGCAACCACAGCCGCGTTTGTACCATTAATAGCCTGAATGCTACTTGAAATAGCACTGGCCGTTCCACCCGCATAGTTAGGAATAAATCCCTTGTGATGCATGGGGATAATGGCTTCGCTTGTATTAGCTACCGCCAAACCGGCACCCGCAGGCATCATACGCTTCTCGCGTGAAGCGGCTCGAATTAGTCCAGCAGCTTCGCCAGGAGATAGATTGCCCCCTGCAAAGTTAGGAATGTAGCCAAGAGCAGCATTCTGAGTATTTGTGAGACTTTCCTGAGCACCGAATACGCTATTCTGAAGGCCGCCGATTGTTGTTACTACGTCCAATAGTTTATCTGAGATATCAGTGAATAGAGGCACCTGATTGGCGAATTCTCGGGCCTGAGCTTCAATCTGACGAATTGATGCCGCATCCGTAGTCTTTAATAGCTCAGCAGTTAATTTGTCTCTCTGATCTGCCGCAGCCGTAAGAGCGTCATTCGTTGCCAATACTTCGTCACGTACTGCCAACACTTCATCAGAGGCCCTATCGGCAGCTACATTCGCTGCATCTAATTGTGCCTTGGCAGTATCAAGTTGTTCTTGGGCATTCACAACCTGTGCTACTTGAAGGTCCGCGTCGCGGATTGCAAGTTCCTGCAACTTCATTAGTTCTTCTTTTTGCTGTGACATGAGGTCGGCAATCGCCGGAAGTCCTACATCTGCGTTGATTCCAGCACCTACCTGACCGAGAGCAGTCTGTAGTTCTTCGGGGCTAAAACCACCGATATTTGTAGTAGTTGGTAGCGTTCTTAATGCATCAAGCATTTGCTGACGGAATTGCGTCGGCAAAGATAATAACTCTTTACTGATATTTTGGAATTCATCTGGATTTAACTTAGTAAATGCATCGAACGATCCACCAAGTTTATCGGCCACGGCCTGTAAGCCCTGAATACCTGTGCCGAGGGCGGCATTCTGCTCTGGCGATTGACCGAATACTTCAAGACCGGCATTAGTAATTTGTGCCTGAGCGTCCTTTAAGAACGTCAACGTCTCGGTTGCTAACTGCTTCTCTAGATCGATTCTTTCCTTTAAAGTAATATTCGCATCTTTGAACGCATTGCTAAATACAGTATTTAACGCAGTGATTCTCTCGGAAATTCCCGTCATACCTCCGCCAAGCGAAGCAATCTGAATTCCTAGCATTCCAGATTCTACCTGGGCAGATGCCAGAGCGTCATTAAATGCCAAGATAGAAGATATTAATCCCTTATAGGCTCCGTCCAATCCTTGTGTTGCTTGTAACACGCCCTGTTGAGCGGATTTTAGATTTTCCTGAGCAGAAGCATCCTTATCAAACTCTTCTCTCAGCTTGGAAGCACTGAATTCATTGAATGAACGAATAGCATCATGAACGCCATTCTTCAAAGCGAACTGAGCGGCAGCCAAATCATCCAGGGCCTTAGCTAGTTCCTTAGCTTTCTGAGCGGCCTCTTTTTCCGCTTCGGCCTGAGCCTTCAAAAGTGCAAGAGTGTCGTGGATACCAGCGGCTTCGGCCTCTTTGACCTTAGTTATTCTTTGAACCTGTAATTGTCCAAGTTCTTCTTCTAATTGTATACGAGTCTTACCAGTGGCCTGATTGGTTCCGCCCTTGGTTTCAGATATAGTCTTAGTAACCTCTTGGATTTTACCATCAAGCACATCCAACTCTTTTGTAAAACTCTCAGAAGAGATACGAGCCTGTTGCTGTGCCTGTGCTAAACCGTTACCGGCGAATGTCTCAATAAGATTCTTCAATGAATCATTGGCACCCGTTCCAGTTTTGACGATCTGATTGAATTGCGTAGTAGTTAGATTTCCGAGGTTCGTTAAATCCTCGCCAGTTAGATTGGCATCTACGCCCAACTTGATAAGAGCTAGTTCGGCATTATCGAGTGCCCCCTTAGTGGCCTCTTGTATATCTTTTTGGACTTTAGCAAGCTCAATAGCCTGTCTACCAAGAGCCTGTCTTAGTTCAAAGTCAACTTTAGCTCGTTCGATATCCTCAGAAAGTCCCTTCTGAAGAACGGAAACGAACTCCATAGCCGCCTTGGTCATTTTGCCTTGTTCGGCTTCGCTAATAGGAGTCTGATCTTCTGCACCGAAAGTTGTGTCAACAGTTGTTTTCTTGACGATATCATCAATTACTTTTGTGAGATTGAAATCACCATTCTTACCAGCATTATTAAATGCAGTTTCGATCTGCTTTAGGAAGTCTTGGGCGGCACCTTGTGCTTGAGCACCTTGTCCTACGAAACCTAGTTCGCTTGGATTTGTCTTTGCAAGATTTTCGAAATCTTTCTTTGCTGCACCCGCGACATCAAGGAATTTACCGAGAGCCTTTTGACGATCTTGTAGTTGTTCAACTTCTGTCTGAAACAGAGGAACATCGGTGCGAAGCAATTGATTACGCTGACCGAGCAATTCATTGATTGCGGCCTCTTGCTGACGAAGTTGATCTCTTTCCTTGACCGCCTTCAGCGTATCAAGTAATCCCTGGATCGCGGCCGTGGCACCACCAGCAGCGGCATAAAGATCCCGATAAAGAGCAGTCTGCTGCATAGATAGACTCATACCGTCTTTCAAAGCATTATTTAATCTCTGAAACTCTGGATGAGCAGCGGCCAAATTCCTAATAAATTGTGGATTTGCTAAAACGTCAGTAAGATCGGCCTTGCTGGTGTCGGCACTAACTCCGGCCTGTTTAATAAGATCCTGATTGCCGACCGTTTGCTTAATGGCCGTATTGATAGTCTTAAAGAAGGAGTCATTAATAACTCCGCCGCTCTTACTAATAGCCTTTTGCATAGCCTCAAGAATAGGCTTGGTTAATACTTCGCCAGCCGCAGCGTCCAAAGCAAGGCCCCTTGAGGCATTAAGATGAGCCGTGTCTTCTCTAATTTGCTCTATGTCTTTTGCTCTTTCTTCTAAAGCTTTTGAAATCTTAGAAGCAGCGTCAATTACTAATTCGAAGACTCCAACCATCAAACCAGCTTTTGGTCCTAGCAGAGCCGCTACCTGAAATCCAGTTTGTGCAGCCCCTAGAATATCGCCAACGGCAGCACTGGCTTGTGCCATCTTGCCAGTGGCATCCTTAGTAACTTCTGAAAATACTTTTAGTGCTAAACCGGCAGCAATTGAGGCTGCCTGGAATTTAGCGAATTGCATACCGGCATCGCCTGAACTCACGCCTGATCTTAAAACATTTCCTTGAGTGGTTTGCATCACCGACGAAGCAAAGTTTCTCTGTTGTGAGCCAATAGGATTTTGTATTGCTCCAGCACCCTTATTACCACCGAACGCTATCTTTCCTAGTTTGAAGGCACCAACGCCTAACAATGGAACAACGGCTACGCCCAACGCCTTAGCTACCTTAACAGTTTCTTCTAGTCCTTGTGCGAATAGACGAGCGGCCTTTAAGGCATCTTTGAAGAAATCAAGAAGTCCTGCATTACCAAGTTCTACAGCTAGTTTCTGGAACTCGGCAATCGTCTGATCGACTTGGTATGATAGTTTTTCTTGAACAATTGCTAACTTATTAGCAGCGGTGCCACCGGCATTTGTTGTTGCGGTATAAATCTCGCTGGTTCTGTTGACAGCCTTTAATGTCGCCAAAAATGATTCGAATTGTCTAGCTCCGGCGATAGCCTTCGCGGCATTGACTTGCTCAGCCTCAGTTAAACCGTCAAACGCCGTCTTTGTATCTTTTAGAACGTCTTGTAATGGTCGTAGTTCGCCGGTTTGATCCTGTACGGAAACGCCCAACTGTTCGAGAGCACTGCGGCTTTCGCCCTTAGCAAATAATCTAGGAACTACTGTCTTAGCGAATGTTCCGATTTCCTTACCGGTCTTTCTTGTTTGTTCGCGTAAACCAGCAATAAAAGAAATGGCATAATCGAAGTCCTTAGTGGCGAAAGCAAGAGCGTTACCACCAGCCGTGAAAGCGTCGGCCATGTCTTGAGCGTCTGAAGCAGACAAGTCTTCTGCCTTCGATACTTTGTCTAGAATCTCGATATTTGAAAGAGCAGAATTTGAGAACTGCTTCTGTACACCAATAAGTAGTTCTTGTGCCTGTGCAAGATCGAGCGTGCTCACTTGTGTCGCAATAGCCGCGACTCTAGCTTTATCTAGAGCGGAACTAATGGTTTCGCCAGCTTGGACGAATACTTTTACGCTCTTAATAACTTCGATGGCAGATACACCGAATCGAGTACCAATATCTAGGGCAGCATCAGAAATCTCTTGGATTCTGGCGACCGCATTCTTAGGATCGATTCTGACGATGTTTAATAGTTCTGATTCGAAGTCGCTAATAAACTTAACGCCACCCTGAATTGCTTTGTTAAGAGTTGCGAAGATGGGAAGCAAGATGGCGAACTGAGCCATTCGCTGCAAGAACTTTTGGGCAAATGCATTGCCCAAACTTAATTGCTGATTAGTTTTGGCGATACTCGAAGTAAGCCCCTGGACATTAGAAGTTGTTTGTCCAACGGCCTTACTGGTTTGCTGGAAAGACGAAGGTAGAGTGCTGACTGCCCGGCTGATCTTCTGGAAGACCGCCGGATTAATATCAACATCGATTATCTTGAGGATACCCTCTAGTTGAATTCTACCCATTAAATTGCTAACCTACGAGTAAAGATTTCTTCAAGTTTCGTTTGCATTGCCGCTTCTATCTTGGCCTGATTGCTAATAAACCATTGGTCGGCATACGTTGTTACTACGGCTGGCAACGCCCAATGTCCTGTGGAACCAAACTTATTTGCTCTTAACATCAAACCTCCCAATGGATCATTAAGACGAATGTGTTGTCTCAACTTTCTACTATTTGGCAGTTTGTTACGAGGTACATAACCATAGTTAGGCACTACTTTACCATCTATCACCCAGGACATCCACGACTTAATCTTTAACTGTCCCGTGCCATTTGCCGGATGTGGCGTCGCCTGCAACAGATTGTAAACATTCCCGAAATCAAATTTAGTTGTAAAACCTCGCGTATCTACGCGAAACGTCTTATCATAAGCAGCTAATAGCTTTGGTGGTTCGTCTGCCGGAATACCTAGTTGGCTTAAACCGTCTTCACTAGTTAACCACTGATAAAAAGAAGTTTGTGTAATTCCTTCGATCCCTAGTCCACCGTAAATTAAAGCCCTCTTAAGATCCTTGGCAAGCCAGATATTAAATTCTAGCAATACAAGTCTAAAGGCGTTAGCTAGCGGCCCCTTGATCGCTGACACTGTTCGTAGTAGTTTCACTTGGAACTTTGTTGGCACTTTCTGCTTCCTTTAATGCATTCACTCGTTCTAACAGCACTCTATGAGCCTCTTCTTTGGCCTTATCCACCATTTCTGAATGCTTTTCTTTCAACCACCGCTGTTCTGGATAAGAGTTAATAATTTCGTCACGGTCCTGTTCGTACATCATATTCCGACAAGCTAAGGCTTTAACAGCAACATTTGACTTGTCGTTCTGATCTCGCTCAATTACGTAGTCCTTGTACGTCTTCCAATAACGCTGTTTATTGGACTTAACAACTACGCAACTAGCCATAAGAGATTCTAGTCTCATTAACTCAGCATACCCCTCGCAAGACTGTAGATAGGCGGTTTGCTGGATATTAAATGACTTAAGCATTTTAAGTCTAATTTGACCCATTTCTCCTGCTATTTTAATACACTCACTAGTATCACTCTTCTTAGATGCGTCCTCTAACTTAAAATTAAGGTCAGTTAATTCTCCCACCATGCCCCTAAAAGCATCTTCATCGTCTTTAGTCCAGACGCCGTGCTTATCAAATAGCTCTCGCATCTTCTCACGGGTAAGAATACCTTCCTTCATAGCTTCGCTATAAGCCTTGCGGTAAATCATATCTGCTTCGCGGGTCAAAGCGTCGGTGGGTTCGATAATCTCGAACTCCATTTCAGCACCATATCGATCAATAGCCTTAAAAATCTTGTCCATTACCTATCTCCATTGTAAACGCCAATCACGATATTTCTCCAGGTAGCATATTCAGACTGTACCGGAGAAAGTAATTTATATAGATCCATAAATGGAATAACTGCATTAATACAGTTCTCTAATCCATTCACAGAAAATGTTACTGTCTTATTATCAAATGAGGAATAAACAATTCCCGTGCCCAATTCTCTTCTAATAGCTTCCAATATTCTACAATTATCTGGACTAAACCCCGCAACAATCTTCATTCCTGGGCCTATAGAATTAAAGTAAATGTGCTGGACGCCCTCGATAAAAGCTTTTGTCACACTAAGCGTATTATCTGGATTAAAACGCATTGGCCGATATTCTACATCGTAGTCACGGATCTCGTCTCGCGTCGCCCGCATAGCGTCATTAAATTGGTTCTTAATATCGAACTTAAATAAGCGACCATATTGGTCATCGCTGAGAGCGGGAAATCTTTCCTCGAATTGCTTAAGAAGCTGTACCATGACATGCTTCATTCGTCTTTCAATACTTTCGGTGAGTATAGCTTTTGATGTTTTTTGCATTATCTATTAATCCTGTGAACTTCTTGGTTAGATCCCAAGAGCATTCTTGACTTCTTCGTACGAAGATCCTTTTCATCGATTAAACCGACCTCCGCGACCTTCATCTGCTCTTGAGTCTGGAGCATCTGAATGCGTCTGGAGTTACGGGCGTATATGCCGTCAGCAATCTTATTCTTCTCTTCGCGGGTATACTTCCTGTATGTGCCATAGAAACATGTGTTAGCGTGTCTAGGACGCTCTCCATGCCCCTTAACCTTAATATCCGCCACTCCACACGTACACTCATCAACATAATAACCGTCGAGGATTACGCCCTTTTCGTGGTGGTCCGTGCCGCCCGTCTTTTTAAGTTTTTCGGAGTCGGTCTTATCTTCGTTACGATTCTTAAGCCAAGTGTCGAACTTTTCATCATCCTGAATAATATCGTCATCAGGTTTCTCGGTAGATTCGTAAGCCATATCATAGACACGGCTCCAATAAACAAGCATTCTTTGATTAAAAGATAGGTTAGCCGGAAGAGTCCCAAATAAGGCTGCCAGATTCTCTCTATTAAGAGTCCATACCATCCGCCACTCAATTGATCGTGCGGCTTTCCGAATCTCTGAATGCGGCAGTACGCCCTCCGTCATAACTTCCCTAATAAGCGTAGCAATTAAGCCACCATCGGACTCTTTGAGTTTAGCAACGCCATTGTTTTCATCAAATAAAGGTAAACCGTCCATTTTTCTTACGGTAGCTTTAATAAGAGCAAAGACCTGTGCCTCGTTGCCCATGTATTCGGCACTTAACGTACTGAGATTCTGTTTCTTTTCCATAGCAAGAGCTAACTTGTTCTTAGTCTCTTCTATTTGCTTATCCAGGCCCGATTTTCTGGCCGCACTCTTATGTCGGGCCTTTTCTGACTCTAGAAATTTGATATGATTTTCCGCCTCTTTAATAATCAGGTCGTCTTCTTCGGTCCATTCTCCGCCTTCACGGGCATTTTTAAATATAATATCTTCCGAGGGAAGTTCCATAATCGAGGCTTGTCGCATGACAATTTGCTTTTCTAGAGTGGCACGATTTTTGTCCTCTAGAGTGGGATTTAGTATGACGAGAGCATTGCCATCTGGCAATAGAACTAAGCGACGATCCCATAGAATATAATTCAAAATATCCTGTACCGTTTCCATACCTAACACCAAAAAAGATCCCCCGGGGGCAAATTCCCCCGGGGGTTTTAATTACTCTTAGAAGATTCCTAGTCCTGCTCTATTGAAGCGTGGTGAACCAACGTTGAATCGGCTCAAGCCAGTCTCAAAGATGATGACTCTGTGGTTCGGCTGGAAGAAGTCGTGACTGACGTTGAACGTGTTGTAGCCTACGAAGTTGTAGGTTACAGTCATGTTGTCGCCACCCGCGTCTCCGCCACCAACCTCTACGCCCTGGAGTCTCATCGCATCACCAAGGTCTACCTGTAGACCGTCAGCAGTTCTAATAATCATCGTCTGGTTCGGAGCAGTGTTGTCTGGTCCGATGTCCAAGTCTGATCTAGCATCTACTAGGTCGCCCTGAGCAGTAATAACCTCTACTGAGGCCGTTACTTCGATCGGGAAGGATACAACCTTTGCGAAAGGACGCTTTGAACCAAGTTCGAAGATGTCATCACGGCCAAGGTCTACTGAAACCGTAATCGTCTGGATGTGCTCCTGAACGAAGTCGGTATTCGCATCACCAATTAACTGTGTTGATGCAGAAGCCGTTCCCGGTCCTTGGGCACCGAATCCGCCGTTTACGAATGCGGCATTGATACCAGAACTTGCGAACTGCTTGATGCCAGGAATATCCTTTGGAAGTACGCTTCGGCGTAGGTCTACGTCTTCACGACGCTGGATACCAGAGCCAACGATAATTACACCGTTTACGTCCGTTCCACCAGCAAGTTCGAAGGCACCACCCTCAACTAGAGGGGAGGTGATTCCATCATGTCCGAATACGCCGGAAGGTAAGCCCTTTGGAGCACTTGGATTTCCGCCGTTCTGATCGTCACCGAAGTTGACTAATGCTTCGGTACCACCATTGCCGAGCGTCTGACCGGAAATGTTGATGAGCGTACCCCAAATCTTGTCGTTACCAACAAGCGTGATGTCTTCTGTTACGAAGCCGTCAACGGGGAACGTGTACGAAATGTTGGAAATAACCATTCCCGACGCCGTGACGATCGTAATTGGACGACCTGTTGCACGGAACTGTGAGTCGGGATAAATCTCCATCGCAACGTCAACCTTGAAGCTCTGAGTACGAGCTACGATGTCGTTGCCCTGAGTTGGGTCAGTCACCATGAAGAAGATGGGCTTTGAACCGTCGATAGCCTTGCTTAGAGTCATTTCTACGTCAGGCTGACGTTCAGAGTTCTCGTAAATTTCAACCTGTCCAATCTGGAAAACCTGTTCTAGATTGAATGTAGTTGTCATACCAGCAGACTGCAAACCACGCGGTACTTCCCATTGATTTCCAACTTCGTTAACACCTGAAGCTAAGGCTCCAGTAATGTATCGTCTTGAGTTTACGGGAGCGACAGCCCCTGTGGCCGCAATAGAGTTTGCCTTGATCGCAACTTGCTCGATTGGCCAGAACACACGATTATTGACCATTTAATTTCTCCTGCCTTTTAATTCGCCAGGGATTAAGAAGTTAAAGTATCCCTAACGCATTAAATACACTAAGCAACATTAGCTAAATGCCGTGTCCCCCAAGGACGGAATGTCACTAATCGGGGCAAAAACATGTCCAAGTGGGGTTACTGGGGCGTTTAGATATGTCTTGACGTAGAATGTAACAAGAGCCCTCTCGTACTCTTGCGTAGCTCCTTCATTTTGCAATACAGTCTTATCGATATAAGACATATATCTTAGGGGCGTGCCGGAGCCAATAGTCGTCACGATCCTGTTATTTCTTAATAAATCTTGGTAAGCGATATACTCGGGCGAAATCTCATTGAATATGCCAGATAATGGAATAGGGGCAATATTAAAGTTAATTAAAGGAATGGTTTTATTAGTCTGTGAATATAGGATATCCACAATATTGTCGCGTTGGAGATCGTCTAGGGCCCAAATATGAAATTTAATCTCGTCCTGAGTAATGAGAGAGCGATTGCCCAATTCATAGGCCGCATGATCTCTACCATCAACCTCAATAAAGACGGCCGGGAACGGCTGTTTAGTACCCGAGGGGTACACAAGCTGCATCGAAGTTTCGGGATTAGTTGTAAATTTGCTCTCAATATAACCGTCATTAAACTGCTGATTAAATTGATGCTCAAAGCCCACCCTCACATGTCTGTAGGTAAAATCGGCGTGAACTTCGGTATTTAATGGCAATGGGCTATCAAAAATAATACGGCCATTAATAAAGTCAACCTTATGAGCAAATATAGGATCATCAGGCCGCCTAAAAGCACCGTGAATATAAACACCAGAAGCAACCTGCGGAGGAGCAGTAATAAGCGATCCATCAACTGGCACTCCAGATTCATAGACCCACTGTCTGAAAGCTGATTGCCAAACCTGACCCACTTGCATTCCCGTGAAAAGCTCATGAGCACTTTCGTCTGGAACCAATGAACTCATTACACTACCGTCATAGAATTGCTGACCACTTGCGACAGTAGTAAATCCACCTTCTCGCAAGAAGCACATGTCTAGGAATAGTTTGTAGTTCAGCTTTAGAGTGCTGCGTAATTTATATTCTAGTCCCATTAACCATTAGTTCCTGTATCGTCTTTAATATCAGACTCCTGAATTTCTGCTATTTTCACCATCACATATTTACGGTCAATAAGGCCAATCGGTCTTGTTGTTAATACGCTATAACGACGGCCTTCAATGCTGATTGAACGGCACGCCTTAATATGAGACAATGCACCAATGACGACCGTAATCATTGCCTCATTTTCTTTCAAAGTGCCCATACCACTTAAGTTGGGACCGGCGTAAGGGCCGACTCTAATATGAGCCTTGTAAGTCGTGTCTCGTTGTGTGATTTTGACTCCGGGCCCTTTTGTACTTGGGCTTGGCGACACCGTACGACCAAAAAATGGATTTAATTGCATTACTTGGGGCTGGCTATTAGTTGTAGTATCAGAAGCAATCTGCGGCTCTAAATGAATTGTTACTTCTCGACCCATATCATCTAGCATTTCGTCCATCATAGAATGATAGAGATCGGCCAAATAGCCCATATTAACGATGCCGCTACTGGCAGTAAGATTTTGATTTGCGGGTACATTAATCATTATTGTCCCACCTGTGATCTTAGAATTGTGCCCTGATCTATACGCACGCGGGCATACCCGGGCGAGAAGACGGTAACACGATCTCGTTGGTCATTTTCAATAACAATGTTGTGGGTTTGTGGCTCTTGAAAACTTCGTGAAAAGCCTAAGCCAGCAATAGTTACATTATGTGGATCAGGATCGAGAGCACTCATAAATTTACCAACTCTATATCCTCCCAAAGAAGATAGATTTGTAAATGTGCCAGAAGGGCCCACATAAGCTGGCATTCCTGCATAGATATCACCTACGAGGTAAAGCCAGTCAGTCTCGAAAAGCCCCTGCAAGGCGACTTTAACAACGTCGTATGGGAGTCTTACGTCGCGGGCGTGAGGATAAGGCTGATACTGATAATTCAGCCATTCCACATCGTTTAATTGCAGCCCCAAAGGCACAACTCCGCTAGGCTCTCTCGCGTACTGTAAATATGTTAGACCGGAAGCAGTAGCATATGAAAGAATGCCTCCTCGTTCTGATGTCTCTAGAACGGGCAAGTCATAGTCATATATGTCTTCAACTTGTCTAAATGGTCTAAGGGCCATGTTTAATAAATCATCTTTCCGAAGTTGCCCGACAGTCTGCCTAAGAATCGTTTGATTGCCGCATTCAATTCGTCTCGAAGCAACTCAACATCCAATCGATAAAGCGATGCTCTCGTCTGGAATCGACCGACGCTAACGCTTACTTGTACGCCGTCCGCATTCGTAACTGATACGCCATCACTTTGAGCACTACCAACAGATCCTTGAAACACAGATGATGCCAGGGATGCATTCAAACGCTTAAGAGCGGATATTTCACTGGTCTTAATAATGTATTCCATTTGTAGAATAATAAGGTCCGCGTATTCGTCATCATTTGGACTGATCGTACCGGCCTCAACGTCTACGGTTAATGGATATACGCGAATTCGGCGACCACCGTATTCCCCTTCAACTCCTGTTGGGCCATGCATTTTGACCGCTAGTCCCAAGGCTTGATTGAGGCGTCTGACTGCTTTAATAAGAACACGCTGTAAATATTCGTCATTGAAAATTAATGCGTCTGGATCACCGACATCGATACGAACGGCGTCATAAATATTAAAAGTAATTGAGCCGGGTGGCGTGAAGCCAAAACTGACTGATAAAGCTTGAACATCAAAATCCTCGGAGGCCGTAATTTGGGCAGAGCCCGTAGGAATGATAAGCCAGTCAATATGCCAACTTCCAAGAACGAAACCGTCTGGAACAACACCACTTCCTAGGTATTTTCCTGTTTCTGGATTAGTTGGGACGCCCGAGACAGCTAAGACATTATTGGCGTCATAGACATTAAACGAAATACCGCTGGCAGCAACAGGAACGCCATTAGCACTTAAAAATATATCCAGTTGATTTAAGTCGCCACCTACAGTTAATACTTTGGCCATGCGTTTCTCCCAGGAAATAATACACTATGGCAAAGAAGCCTCTTGAGCTAGACCGTCCGCCATTTCGTTGTACTTATTCCCGTTATGTGCCTTAATCCATTTCCATTTAGCTTTTTGGCAACAAGCCAAAGTATCAAGTTGCAGCCATAAATCCTGATTTTTCATGGCTTTTCCATTCTTCATTTTCCACTGTCTTTTCTTCCATCCCTTGGTCCATTCAGTCATGCCACGAGAAAGATAAGTAGAATCTGTATAGAATGTAATATTATTTTTAGTATCAAATTTTTCGGCAATAAACTCTAAAGCTTTAATTGCTGCTAGTAGTTCCATCCGATTGTTTGTTGTTCGCGGTTCTGAACCCGATAACTTGTGAATTGTGCCGTCCTCTAAAATAATAACTGCTCCCCAACCGCCCTTGCCGGTATCGCACCGGCAAGAGCCATCGGTGTATACAGTTAGTTTAGACATCTTTAAGGAAACGATTTACCGCAGTTACCGCAGCCTGATGTCTCTTAAACCAAGCAACTAACGTCTCTTTAGGTAGACGAGTTGTCGTAATGACCCACGGAGATCCCGGATTCTTAGGGTCGGGGCAACTCGTTGAGAGTGTTTGCCCGCTCGCCGCCGCTGGTGCCGCTGTGTCGGTTGGACTTGGTGTCCCTGGTGCTGTAGCCATGATATACTCCTTATGATCCCTTCAAAATTCTACGTAATGCAGATACTGCCGCTCTGTGACGAGTAATAAACTCTGTCAAAGTTTCTCCTTCGCCCTGAATAGTTTCGAGCACATAAACGTCGCCCGTCGCAGGGTCGGTTAACGTAGTCGTTAACTTGTGAGGAGGAGGTGTTGTTCCAGTTGTCCCCGTTGTTACTGTTTCCATGTTGATACTCCTGAAGCAAAATGGGGGCGAGGCTATCATGCCCCGCCCCCAAGATTACAAAACTAAGACTAACTTTTCAGAGATTAGAACTCTCCAAGGATCACTCTACGAGCGTCGAGTACGGCGAAACCGTGCTCCATCCAGCCGTAGATTCCGGCTCTCTGTTGACGATAGAGAGTAGGATCTTCGTATGTTTCTAGTTCCTTACGGATAGGCATTACGAATGAGTCGTTGGTTGATAGATCGAGTCCTACGCAGAACTCCTTGCATAGAGCAGAAGCCTGTGTCTGGTGGGCACGGCCAAGCGTGCTGGATAGGAATACTTCATATTCCTGGCCCTCACCGAACTCCGTCATTTCGTGGAGGATAACACCATAGATTGATGCTAGTCCGTACTCACGGTTGACGAAGATTTCACGACGAGTGAACTCATCGATTTCGTCTACGTCCCACGCACGGATGTCTTCCATCGCTTCGAGTGAGAGATAAACGTCAGTTAGACGACCAGAGTTGCCGTTGCCACCCGCACCACGAACCATCGCCGTCTTCATTCGGCTGATTAGTTCCTTGGTGAACTGACCCGCAGCAGCCGTTACAGCTACGCTTGAGCCAGTGAATGGAGCACTGCCGTTAGCAGTGACAATCAAGCCACGACCATCCGCCGCCGCGAGAATCGTTCGCCATGCGTCGGAGTTGATCTTGCGGACGAAACCGGCTTCATAGACCCGGATCGCTCGCATGATTACGTCGAAACGAGCCTCTTCCGCATACCGAATGTCCCAATCGATTGAATTGGCAATTCGGAATGTAGGAACCCATAGCTCGTCGCCTTCAACGTGACGTTCAGGCACCTTACCCTGCTTGGGCATGGTGAACGCCATGTAGTTATCCTCTTCGCCAGGACGTACGAAGTCTAGAGGATAGTTGGCCTGAGCACCGGGCTGTAGAACCTGACGCTCATAAATTTCGCCCGTGTTGTCACGATCGAAAACACCCTGGCGTAGAGGCCAGTTAAGTTCAGCGGCAAAAGCCTTCTGAGCTTGTTCGCGTTCTGACGCATTAGGAGCGGCAGTTAGCTTAAGGGCTGCAACAGCAGCAGGATCATACTTTTTCATTCTAATCTCCTTGTTAGCGAACTAGTATTATAGTTCGATTCTTACGTGTAGATAGCCGTCAGATCCGAGGGCACTCAATGCACGGCCGACAAGCTGTCGCTTTGCGGTCGCGGCATTCGCTAGAGTTCCGTTGTTACGGCTTAGCTTGCCATCGTCTGCCATGTATAGCGGATCGCCAGGAACATAAGTTCCAACAGACTGACCAGCTAGCGTCTGCTCTACGAAGTCCGTCCAGAACTCACCTTCGGTCGCAATGCCGACTACTGAGCCCTGTGGAACTACGTTACGCTGACGGTATTCAGGCTGATTCATGTTGTTGATGGCTTCAACGTCATCTAGAAGCAGACCAGCAGGCTGCACTAGAGCCCCTGAAACCGCAGTCGCATTCGCATACGCACCAAGGCCGTTTACGCCCGGAACGAATGAGAGAATACCACCACGTTCAGCTACACCGGATACGGTGAGATCAACGTTCGTATCAAATACTTGTCTTGCAGGTAATAGACCCATCGTTATTCTCCCTTACTTTCGTTGTCTACAGGATCAAAACCAGCCTTGGCTTTGCCGGGCCGTGGATTTGCCTTCTTGTCATTGTTTACGATCGCCGCAGCTAGTGTGCGGAAACCATTTTCTTTTTCATCATCGTTCCCACCCTTTGCAGCGGTGAGATCGATCTTCTCTTCCTTCTTGGCACCATCAAGGACATCCTCAACGGATTCCTCAGAACCGGCAATCTTGAATCGCGGATTCTTTAGAGGGCCAGCCTGAACGCCAGAGTTTACGTCAGCGTTCGCACTCTTACGAACCTTAACAAGTTCGTTGATAACAGCAGCCATTGAGCAATCTTCCTTAACATCCTCTTTCTTGTCGGCAGCCTTTTCATCCTTCTTTGCAGGAGGAGCCTTGGCACCCTTGATTCGCTCAACGAATAGTTCTTTCTCTGCGAACCATTCAGCATAAGCAGCGTCATCCTTCTTGGATGCAACAGTTACCATTGTGGCAACCTCTGCTTCTGAAAGAACGTCCTTTAGAAGATCACGAACTTCTTGTTCGCGGAGAGTTGCAGCAGCAGCAGATAGCTTCTTCTTAAGATCGGTTAGTTCTGCCATCGCAGGAGCAACCTTGCTAGCTACTGAGTTCTTGATCCAAGCAATCTTGGCCTGGAAATCTGCTTCGCCTGAATTCTGAGCATTCGCCGCGTCAATCGCAGCAATCTCAGGAGGCGTATCTGACGTTGCACCAGCTAGTGCCTTGACAACTTCATTTAGAGCCGCATCGCGTGTCTTGACAAGTTCAAGAGCAGCAGTCGTCTTGCCTTCTGCGGCCTTTACGGCACCATCAAGCGTTACGACCTTTTCGGCATTCGCGGCAGCAGTCTTTGCTGATTCTGCGGCCTGTGCTTTTGCCTTTGCTTCGGCATCGGCAGCGGCCTTGGCCGCTTCGCGGGCTTCGATCGCATCGGCAACAGCCTTTGCAATCGCGTTAGGATCTACATTTACAGGTGAATCACCCGTACCCGCGTCCTGTGCTACCGTCTTTGTCATATCAATCTCCTGTTCTTCTTTGAACAAACTTTGTATTAACTTATCTAAGTCGGCGTTAGTTTCGCTAGAAACCGCAGGCTCAATGTTGGATATTACACTATCTATCACAGATCGCTTATTAGCAGGTACGTCAACAAATCCGTATCCACCGAAAGTAATACCTTTTAGAGCCCTACCGATTTTAACATTATCATACTTACCAGACCCACCGTTTGCTCTTAAATGAGTATCTAGGAAGGATGTCTGGTCGTTGCGGGCGATTATCTTGGTAGGTTCATTATCTTTAATGAATCCGTAGCCATAATCATCGAACCACGCTTCCATTGAGACGAATAAAGTGCCTTTTGCGGCTCTTTCCTCAATCTCGTTGGCACGATCACGATGGATTAACTTAAATACGACTGCCTCAGTCCAGTATTCATACGGTACATCAGGCGGTTCTTCCTGATTTAAATCGAGCACGTTTCCATCAAGATCCCGGGCTTCAACACTATAAACAACCCCAATAATGTCCTTATCCTTGTGTTGCCAGTTGGCAGGCTTCATTACTGGTGAATGACGGGCATTCCACATTTCGTCGCGTAGAAATATATCGTCATTCCCGTTCATACCGCTTGTAACAAGACAAGAGCGTACGTACTGTAAGTCAATTTGAGCCTTTAGCTCAAAGCCGTACTTTTCTTGAATTGTCGCTGCCATAGCTTTAAATTGGTCAGAACCTTTATCAACCAACTCTGCTTTAGCAGTTACATACGTCTTGAACGGTTTATTCATATTAAATCTCAACCATCAAAATAAACTAAAAGTTGAATTATTAAGCGAAGTTTTCGGGGTGATGCGTGTGTTGTCCGCCCGGCTTATTCTCATTGTAGTCGTGATAGTGATGTCCATCGATTGAGAATCCCTGGGGATTCGTGCGATCCTTGACATCAATATCTTTATGAGTGTGGCCACCGAGAGGATTCTGTGGGCTATGAGTGTGAGCCCCGCCAGACTTGCCACCTTTTAAGTGAGTGTGCATACCAGTAGGATTGCTCTGTGTATGAATATGAAGGCCATCATAAATAGCCTTATCTTCTTCTGTCACAGGCACATACGTCCATTCTTTTCCTTGTGGCTTTACGATATGGCTATGTTCGTCACCGGGCTCGGCGGAATCAGATGTACGAGGCCAAAACTGGCTCGGACTACGAGTGCCCTTGTTATAAAACCCGGGCTCTTTAATTCGGTCAGCCGCACTTTTAAATACGTCGTGTAGTGCCTTCTCTTCTTTTTCTTTACGAGTTTCCATTAGTGATTACTCAACGTGTAGTAAGTGTCGCCGTCTTGAGTATTAACGGATTCTGCATCCGATCCCTCAACGATTGTTCTCGCGGCACCTTGATTGACCGTGACAGTCTGTTGCACTTTAATACCAGTGCCAGTTGGTACGCCCACAGAAGTAATAGCTTCTTTAATACCGTCGCCATTTAAGTCGATGGCACGATCTGTGTATACCTGAGTTCTCGCACTCGCACGAATGGCGATAATATTGATGTTGTTCTTAAAACCGCTTAGAAGTAAAGCAGACATTAAGCCTCCTTAGCTACCCATAAGTTGCACAAGAACGTCATACTGTGTCCAGTTTGACAATGCTGCGAATTCTTCCTGGGTAATCCCCTCGTCCAAAAGCTTTTCGGCCAACGTAATGGCCTCGCTTAATTGGCTCTGTTGCATCTGAAGTTGTTTGACTAGAGCAGACGCAAACGCCTTGTGCTGATCTGGAGTTAGCTCTGCAAGAACTGCATAGACTTTCGCGGCGTCATTGGAACCATCTAGCTTTGGTCGCTCAATGCCCGGGACTTTTGTAGGATTGTCAGGCGGAGCCTTGACTGATACATCGCCCTTTGACTTACTAACTTCAATCCCTGGGTACTTGCCCTTTACAGCACTCTGAACGGCCTTCTGTAGCTCTTCAAGAGAGCCTTCATACCAAGGCGGCACAGAACTGTACTGAGCAACACGAGCTAAAGCGTTTCTCGCCTGATTCTCGTTGTTGATTGGGAAATGATCCTTCTTATCCTTGACCTTTTTTGAGGCCGCAGGAAACACTACATTCCCACGATTACGAACTTCGGCCTTTGGATTAATTTTTGCAGCAACCATTAAGATTGCCTTGTTTGCTAGAGCCTCACGATCAATTCCCATGTTAATTCCCTCGCTTGACTTTACGTTTTTAAAGTATTCGATTTGTTTTAATCGTTTTTGAGCCTCACCCTCGGAGGCATAACATCCCATTTTCTTAGAACCATCATGTGAATAAACACAATACTGGCCATTTTCATATTTAATCATCAGAGTCTCCCTCATTTAATACACTAATCTGATTATTAACCGAGGCAGCCCGCTCGTTGATGGCACACTGAGTCCAGGCACTAATAATAAACTGTCTTCTATGCTCCCTAGATGGCTGTTTACCAAACTTATCTTCATAACGTGCTATCTTATCAGCATAGATTGATAATACATTTGCTTTAATACGAGCATTACCATCTGACTCTAGTAATTGTACCAAATAATCTTCTGTATCAAATTTCTCTGGCTTACTACTGGGTAAATGACTAAATACATTATGTATTAGACCTTCAAGACGTTCACGATCAGCAGCCTCTAGCTGTTTAACGTATTTCAATCCCTTAGTTCTTAATAGTTTATCACTTATTCTATTTTCGATAGAATCCAACATATCTTTACCAACGCCCAAGAGATCATCATAGTCGTCTAATAGGGCTTTGCTCTGGCCTACAGGGCTGCGAGGCTTAGATTGCTTGCCACGCGGCAAAGCTTCTTTTGATCCACCGGGACGACCATTAGGCGTCTTTGGTGCAGCACCTCCGCCCGACAATGTTGGAGCCGGAGGAGCGTCTTTAATATAAGGGCCACGCTTCTTCATTACTTTGTCATTAGAATCAGAATCAAGAGGCACAACTTCTGTCTCCTCTTCTTGCTTGCCAAGTTCAGTATCGAAGTCTGTATCGAATTCGCGTAACAGCGTATCGCGTGAGATAATGCCACGATCGAATAAGTTCATATATAAAGTGCGAATGGCACTCTCGTCCTGCAAGCTACTGTTATCCCATTTAATAGTTGGGAGACGACGGAACTTCATTACTTTGGCAATGATTGCCATTTCGGAAAGCATCCAGTCTTCAAATAGATCACGAGCAGATTCAAGTCTTTCCAAAACCGTTTGTAGAGCAACGAACGAGTTTGTGTATGAACCACCCGCTCCACCGAGCATGACTTCTGGAATACCAAGAGCCATCATGATATCTCGGTCAGCAGAAACATGCTTCTTGGCATCGAAAATTTGATTGATATCAGGCTGGATTACTTCGGCACTGATCGCTTCATTCCAAAGAATGTTTTGGACTTGACCGGGTTGCTGGAGCATGTCAGCAAGACGTTCGAAATGCTCATCTTCCGCAGGCATTCCCTTTTCTAGATTTCCAAGCTTAAATAGGAATATAGAATTGATTACGCTCTCGCACGCACGAGCCTCCATCTTTCGGAGACACTGTTTGAAATATAGTGGCGTAATAGCCGGATAAACAAAGGGAATTGACCAGTCAAACCAGTCAAATTTGTAATCTTGTACAACGCTGAGATCCTGTGAGTCTAGAGTAATCTCGGCAGAATAACCGACACCAGTGCCCTGGTATTTGGCAATTTTTGACTTGAATTCAGACGGCAGATTAATTCGCGTAAAACTAATGTCGCTATTGTTACCAGTCATGCCGAATTGATTGGCAAGTTCACTGACTTCGCTCTTATCAAGAGCAATGGCCCAATAACTTTCACCCTTAAATCTTTTGCCTCTCAATTCCATCTGCAATGGATTAAGAGCAGTATATCCCCACGGAATCATGTCGTCATTTGATGCCGGTTCACTATCCTTCATTTCTGGAGTATTTGGATCTTGTAGGGCAATGGCTTTTTTAGCAGCAATAAAATTATCGAGCCACTTTGTTTTTTCGGGTTTACCGGCAATCACCTGTCGGTCTTCTTCCTTATCTTGGACGTATAACTGTTCTCCTATAAGCTTGGCCTCAAGTCTCTTTAAAGCCTTGATGTCCTCTGGTTTTAGGGATGCCCAATGACGATAAATAAAAACGTTACCCGTTGTGAACAACGTCAAGAAGAACGTTCGAAGTCGAAGCTTCAGTTTTGTCTTCTTAGCCCATGCGGTATAGAAATTACGAACAGACTTATCTGGATGCTGAATAATGAAATTCTCGCAAACGAAGTCTGCATAAAGATCGAGAACTCTACGAACTACTCCTTCGCCGATATAGCAAAGAACGCAGGATGCAATGATTTGATGAATGAAACTGGCGTTACCAGCAAATCTCTTAAGGTATTTAAAACCAGAACTATAAAGGCCACCTGGGCGACCGTAGGGACCAGTGCTGGTACTACCGTAAATCCCGTAGGCACTTTCATATGCACTCGGGTTATTTAATGTGCCATTGCCGCCATTATCGAAGCGACGCTCAATGCTGTCGCCTAAAAAGCCGTTGCCGCCAGTATAAGCGATGGCCCTGTTTTGATTGGCCCGCACGGTAGACTGTGACATAGTGTCGGGACTGGCTGATCGGCTCAGCATGGCTTCTAACTTAATATCGCCTCTTGTCTTTTTAACCATTGACCTCACCGTAATAAAATTGCGATTATATCGACTCTCCCCAGGAGAGGTAATACACTAGAAAGCTACGCTGCCACGGCGTCTATGCTTTCTTCCGGTAAGGCTTCGTTTAGAAGATGTAGATAGACCTACGTTATTAGGTGGAGTATTGCCATGACCCTGAAAACACTTGGCCGCATAATTAGCAAGCATTAAAGCTGAGAAACGGTCGCGGCGTCTCATGTCTAGCCCTTCGGGCTGATCGGCCAGTCGTGGCAGAATAAATCTTTCTGTGCCACCCTCGGTCGTTTCCTTCATAATCGCACAAGTCTCATTAATACATTCGTTTATGTTATTAAAAATACCAACTACAGGCTCTCCCCCAACCTCTTGTGCTTCCCAATCATCCATGCCCCATAATTCTACAGATAATCTTTGCTTTTCGGCCTCATTAATATTCTGCAAATTATAATAGCGGAGGTACTGACGTATAGTTTGTGTATCGCTTGCACCATCCGTGGAAGGGAATAAGAGATTGCGGTGATTAATCGCCGCTTCAAGACCGTGTGCAGCTTCGGGGGACCAATTGCCCGCGAAATTAACAAGGTCAATTATCTTTTTACCTGGGGCACCAAGATCAGAAGTTTTTTCTAGTTGGTCTGGAATAGGCCAAATTAATTCATCAGGCTTAATGCCGTCCTGTTTCTTGCAAAGCCATTCCGTAATGGCATCACCACCTCCGCCTTTATCCATAGCAATATACTGGACATTAAATCTCTGACAAATCTCTCGGATTCGTTTAGCAGATTCGGCATATTCCTTTTTGTTCCAGGCGTCACAATAAACAACTTCCTTGCCCCTAGAACTTAATTTCAATATGACAATGCCTAGATTGTCGTTCCAACGGGCGGGGTCGATTCCAGCAACGTATACGGCCCTTGGATCGCCATATAGTTCGATGATGACCGGCGTTTCATTGGGAGCGTGCGGCGTGGCCGATTCGATAGATGACCTCTTAATAAAGCCATCAGAGTCATCGGGAAATTGAGCCATATACTCTTGCATAAATCGATATGACGAGAAAGATGCCTTATTTGATCTAATAGTATCTTCATCCAAGAAACCTTCTGGTAATGCTGTATATGGCAATTGCATAACGGCATAATGTACCCACATCTTTGCCATTCTTGTTACGTCGTCTGTTGATACTGCGGCCATTTTACCAGCAGTAGCAAGTGATCTTTCTTCAATCGCCTTTTTAATCTCTTCTTTATTGCCTTGCGTATCAATAAACATCTTGTAGGTTTTGAATCGCTTATAGAAGTGATTATATTTATAAGTGGCGGTGCCCGAAATAACAATTTGGTTTCCGAAGTCTTGCGTATTTTGTGCTAATTCTATCAGTGCTGGATGAGCCTTTAATTCTTGCAATCTTTTAACGAATCTTGCAATTGCCGCTCTTTGGGCTGGATTAGCATGGACTGAAGTGAACGGCGAAAGAACAATCTCGAATGTCTCTTCTGGAATCGCACCAAACTCGTCGGCAATAAGAACTGTCGCACGAAGACCTCGGATTTTATCGCCGTCGCCAATTGGGATTGCGGTAATTTCAGAGAGTCCAACTTTAAAAGTTGCAGCGTCAGAACCATATTTTGGTCCGCCCCATCCTTTTAATGATTCCTGAATTACAGGACTTTGTTCGTAAAGTTCTTGGATATACTTGAAAACAAGTTTTGCTTGACGATAACCGGCACCACATATAACGATCTTAGAACCGGGCACCAACATTGCTCTTAATAAACAATAAAGCCCCAACATGAACGTCTTTCCTGCTCCTCGACAGGCCAGGATCATTGGGAACTTCTTGTACCATAGCATGTTAAGCATAACCATCTGGAACGGCAGCAATTTTAGTGGTTTGCCCTGTCTATTGCAAAAGACTTGTGAAACGAACCAGCCGAGACACGGCTTAGCGTTTGCGACTAGGCCGTGCATTGGTCCAAACTCTTCAAAGGTTTTGAGCACCTCACCTTTTGTTATTGGCTTAACCCAGTGCATTATTGTAGTTCGCCTTTTCTATGCATGTCATGAATAGTAATAAGAATTTTCTTGGCCATTGTCTTGGCTTTAGAACCAGCAAACATAACATGAATATTGTATTTGACCATAAAAGTAATAAGATTGCCAATGACTAAGGCGGGCGGCATATATGGCGAATACTTGTTGCGATGCATAGTATTTACTGCATAGCTTGAAGGATTCATGGCGTCCTCGAACTCTTGTTCGACAATAATAAATCGAAACTTTACTTTTTCAGCCAGTCTTTGTGCTTCAGCATAGAATCTAGTACGAGCTTCTTGTGAACTTAAATTAGTATAAATTTCATTGACATTAGCTTTTCGTTCAATAGAAACAATGTGCTCCAAACCCTTGAGCGAATAATCGCCCTGGTCTAATTTTGTGTGTTCAATAGACTCAAAAGCATCGTCCCCATCGAAGTCGAAAGGATGTTGCTCCCGAGTATCAACTATTAAAATAGGCTTAGGATTTGGAGGTCTGCCCATTAGCTATTCCATTTTGGAGGAAGCATCTTTGCTGGCTTTGCAACGCCTAACGCAGAACCGGTTGGCTTAAGAGGCGGAGACTCTGGTGCCTCGATAGAAATCTTGAGATCACCAGAGGCAACCATTTGTGCCGCGTCACCATTCACGCTAGTACCATCATCAAACGTATATGTAAAATGGACGCCCTGTGCCCACTTAGAAACTAGTTTGACAGTCTTGCCTTTCCAGATATAGTATTTTCCTACTTGTAATTGCATTTAATCCCCCTTTTCAATTCTGTGAGAATCGTCGTCAAAATGTTGTGTTGAAAACTCAAATAGTTCGGCATGTTCAATTGCCTGCATCTGGTGTATCGTTCCCACAGGCACTTCCTGAATCATTCCTTTTTCCATAATAAATCGTTCTTCACGACCATCTGGATACTTCATATAAACACTAAGTCGCCCACTTTGAAGATAAAACGTCTCGTGCTTAAGTTTGTGATAATGCAATGAACACTTCTTACCAGCAAAGATAACTAGCAGTTTACCGCAGTATTTTTCATCATTATGAATCCACAGTTCATAGCCCCAACCTTTAGCGTGCAAGTTATGATCGTTCATATAAGCTCCTGACGGCACCACCAATATGATAATATAGTTCAATACCAATATGAGCAATAGCACATCCGGTATTGGCTACCCTTTCGGCCATTTCTGTTTCACCATGACGAAGATCACAATTTAATGGCGGTTCTGGAAGAGGCCCACACTCTCTAAATAAGCTCTTGCGAACCAATTGTGGATTATGATTCCAGCCATTAGCAAATTCCGAAATGCCGTACTCGTGACCGCTCTTTGTCTTTTCGAGCCAGACTTTTACTTTCGCGTCTTCTAACTCTTTGGTAGAACAAGACCAAGGATTATACTGCGGTTTACCGCGTCCCCAGTTCTCATTGGGATCGCTCGGTGCCCTTAGTTGAACGATACCAACCTCTGATTTTTCAGCCATAATTTCCTTGGCTAATTGCAAGAAGTCAAAAAAGGTATGTCGATTCAACCAATCAGATTCATGGTGCATACAAAATTCTCCCCTGGAAATAGCCCATAGGGAGTTGAAACCACTGTTAATACCGTAGTTTGTGTCTGGCAATATAATGGCTTTTCGCTCAACCTTTAAATCCCGAAATAATCTAATGTTGTCGTCGGCATCTTCTCCAGTGCCCTGCTCTAGCAAACACCATTCTATCTCGCCCGCGTGTGCCCGCGTGGCCGCGTGCGTGGACGCAAGACTAATATCTGCAAGCTTATGTTTGTTGCACGATAGGAATAAAATAGAGACTAATCCCGGCTCACACATAGGATCGTGCGGTTTATATTCTGCCTTACTAAAATCTGACACAATACCATTACGTTTTGAGCTTGTCATTGATGAGTCCCATTAATTCATCTACTCTGGCACCAATACTATGTAACTTGGTCACTTTGTCAAAGCCGCTCGCCGCAATCTTTAGTCTTTCTTCGTGATGATTACTATAGTGATTTATTGCATCAATTGCCTCGGTGGCATTCGTGTAATAAACGATATCCTTACCATCCTCTAAAAGAGAAGATAAACCTGTATCATCGGATAGTTTATCAGCGATAACCATTTTGCCACAAGCGATACCTTCGAAGATTCGCCGGGTTATTTCGCCATACTGAGACTTCTGAAATACTATCTTTCCCATAGACAATCGCTTGGCGTGATCTTCTCCAAAGAAATAACGCTCGTTATTAAAGCGATCTCCGAGGGCCGCCTTAATTTCTTCTGTTAGTCCATTACCTCGGGGGCCGCAAGTCGTAACGCAATCCCAAGATTCCGCAATATCGGGGCGGGGATAAAAGATTTTTGTGTCAGCGAAGTGGGTTTGCCAAGTTGCAGGGATTCCCAATGACTGATAGCGTGCTGCACATCTTTTATCAGGAGTCAGAACAATATCAAACTGGCGAGCCGTTTGCATATGAAGCTGGTGTGCTTGTGGCTCGTCTCCGCATTCTTTAATAAGAATCGAGTCTTGGAAATATTGCTTGCAAAGACGCAAACTTTGCCAAGGCCCGTAATCTAGCACATAAATAGCATCATAATGGATACCAGCACATACATCATTATGTAACTGATTAAGTCCAGCGTCGGAATAAGAACGCATTCGCGTTTTACGATTTAATTCACCATTGTTGTGGTATAAATTATAAACAACTACTTCGTGTCCACGAGCAGTTAATTCGTCTTGCCAAGAGTGTGGAGTTGACCACGATTCACCAAACTGACGCCAATGGGCGAACAACATTGCTATTTTCATTATTTGCTCTCAAAAAGCCCCGAAATATACCCGTTCTCCAAAAGTCTCTTTAGTTCCTCGTCGCTCACAATAGATAGGCGTTCAATTTCATCTGCCGCCTGAGCCTGAGCGTTTTGCGTTGACAATTCAGAAGCAACATCAACTAGTGTTCGACGGTCGCTCTTCACTTTTTCAAGACGCTGTTGACGAGACATTTTTAGCGTCTTCATAAGACGTTCGTAGTTTTCTACATGGTTCTGGTAAGCCTCGTCATATCTAGGATTTGTTGACAACTTGTAACGAGGACTATCTTTTTCGTGTACGCCTTGTAGAGTTTCCTTAACGCACTTCTCTTCTTCGGACTTCATTTGAAGGGCTCGAAGCGAAAGCACGTATTCGATCATTGCAAGGAAAAGTTGCTGTTCTTCGGCCTCTGTAAGAGAATCTGTGGATTGCAAGATATTATAGTAGGCATCAAGGAAGACTGCTTGTTCTTCCACGGAAAGCGAAGAAAACACAATCATATTACGAGGATTTGTATTGATGCGTGCCTTTATAAAGTCAAATCTCTCTTGACGAGTCATGACTTCGAGAAGTTTATTTTTGGCTAGATGACTGACATCTTTTTTAACGAGATTGAATTCATTGTTGCCACGCTTCTTTAAGTTTAGCTTACGACGCTGTTTGGCAACGGCTCGTGGAGCATTAGCCATATTCGCCGTCCAACCAAGAATATCTGCGATCTCGGCGTCAGACTTGCCTAACTCAGCATATTGAGCGATTGTAGCTAGTTCTTGCTCTGTAATAACTCGGTTAGCCATTTAGTCCTCCTTCAAAAGATTCCGTACTATTTTACGTATTTGCGTCTTAATCTTTGGAGGAATATCCGATGAATGTCCAGATAGCATTTGCTCATAATAAGGAATCAATTCAGGAGTTAAAACATCGCGTATACTTGCGTCCAACTCAAATGCATTGTCTGTACTATGTCCAGCCCTAGAATCAAGAGCTTCATAACCTATGTTATCTGGCTTGTGGAGGGCGGCCTTCATCGCCATGTGCTCACGATACATTTTAATCTTTTCACAGCCTTCCTCCTTAATAATACAGACTTTATTGGCTTTATCCCACAAAGGACAGCGGGAGCATGGCGGATTATTTGGGACGTACTTGCCACGATTCAAATTATAAAGGTGGTTACGTACGCAAGTTTTAAGAAACTGATAAGGGGAGGGCCCAATTCGATTTGGATCATATAGTTCACAGGCTTTGACACACGCCAATCTTACTTCTTGTTCAAGATCGGGTCTGTCGGGAGCCATTCTCGACAGACGTTTCGTTTCCTGATAAACTAGAACTTCGATAATTCCACTAACTTGCGTATAGTGCAACGGGACGGCGGTTGGCACTTACTTTGTTTCCTCAGTCTTCTCTACATTTTTAGCCAATACCTTGGCTTCTTCTTCCTTGGAACCCAAAGCCTTTGGCTCAACCTTCTGGAATGCGGGACTTGCCTTAGCAACTCCAATAGGTGCAACTTCTACCTTTTCAGGCTGCGGCACTTTCACTTCAGACTTGCCCGTGGCTGTATTGTGAATAACATTATGTCCGCCATTAGTGCTAGTAACGATATCTAGCTTATTATTCTTGCTACTCTTAACCATTTTGTTGTCTCCTAGCTTCTTCATGAGCATCACATGCCTGATCTATTAGTTTATGAAGCTCTGCCCTAACGTCTGCGTAATTACCAGTAATAAAAAACCCCTTAAAAAGAGGAATCGCGTCCGAGGGCTTATTTTCGACCTGTTCCAACGTCTTCGGCCCCACGAACCCTAACTTAACATATATTAAACTATCTTGCTGTTCTACTTTAACTGTTTGACCAGCTACGTCATCTTCTCTCACTATCGCCACGACGATCTCCTCTGTGTACTTATCTTCTCTTTTCAAGGACTACTAGGTTGTCTGTGCTGCCTAGTCGTGTTCTGTTAGTCTAAAACTCTATTACTATAGAGCCTTCGACACCCCCTTTTTTCTCAAGAAAAATCTTAATTGTTCGAAAATTTTGAGATAGTGTACTCCTTACTAGGAGATTTTATATGAGAAAGTTACTATTACCATTAATATTAATGCTCACAAGTTGTGGTCTACTAGGCACTTACGACAATGTAGAGCTTATGATCGGCCTACAAGTCCCAGTTTATGAAACTAATGTGAATTTTGGCTTTCATATGATATTAAAAGATCAGGCAATTAACAAAATACAAGAGGGGCAGAAGACGATATTAATCGAAACGTACACGGAAATTCTAAAATGGAAACAGGAGAAGTCGCATGGTCAGTAAAATTCTATTAGCACTTGTTTTGGGGACGATGAGCATGGGTTGCATTTCTGCTTCTCATCCAGACGCCGCCCCAGTATCTATCAATGACCTTATAGGGTTCGTAGGCAGCAAGTTAGCAGATACGGCTGTAACCGTACAAAACTTACAGGGACAGGTTGCAGCTAATGCTGCCGCTCTAGAAGAGGCACGCAACACGGTTGCATCACTCGAAGCGATTGTTGGACCCGCCGACACAGATAACGATGGAGAAATTTCCGCTGCCGAAGCAGCGGCGTTTTATGCACGGGCCACGACATCACCCGATCCGAGAGCTAAAGACCTTGCTACAAACGGTGACGTTTGGACAAAGCTTACCGTGCTCATGGCGTCGGCAGCCGCAGCTAGAAAGCTTGGACACAAGTTGCCTCCACAGATGCGATGGCTTACTATGTTCTTCGGAAGTCCTGAAAAGAAGACGCCGCCAGCCCCTCCAGCAACGTAACAAAAATGACGATCTAAGAATCAACAGCCCCGCAATTCGAAAGAGTTGTGGGGTTTTTTCGTGTACTAATATATCAGGAGTTTTTAGTGTTCACGATCGTAGGAGAATCATGACTGCCAATTTGACAATCAAGAATGCCCCAGGACGACAGCAACACGACTCAAAGCCGCGAACAGCGGCTTTATTTTTTTAAGGAGAGATTTATGCGAGTAATTGCAGCAGTTCTTCTTTGTTTTACCATCTTGTCATGCTCAAACTTGTATATCTCCCATAACGATATGGATCTATATTGTGGCTCAAGAATCTATAAACC